CAAGTACGACCCTAAAAGATCCAGGCTGCGGTCGCACATCGTTACAAATATGCAGGGACTCAGGCGAATATCTCGCCAACAAAACCAGATTGTAAACGCTCCCGAGCGTATTGTGCTTGAAAACCAAAAGCTTCGGTCGGCTACGCAAGAGCTTGCCGACGAGTTGGGGCGGGAACCAACGGATGCGGAGCTTTCCGACTTCATGCGGGTTTCGATTCCGCGTATCGCCAAGATAAGGAAGTACCAGCCGGGATTCAGCACGGGTCAAGCCGAAAGTCCGGAATCAAATTTTGAAAGCATGGCCAGCAAGCTTCCTGGCGACACCGGTGCCTCAGACCTCTGGCTACAGGTGGTGCATCAAGATTTGGATCCGATTGACCAGCAAATTTTAGAAATGACTCTTGGCATGAATAACAGGCGTAAGTTTTCCAACCTAGAGATTGCAAAAGCGCTGAACCGAACGCCAGCTGCCATTACGCAGCGTAAAGAAAAAATCCAACGGCTTTTAGACCAAGAACAAGCTCTTTCACCTTTTATCTCGTAACAGCATGGCACAACAAAGTCTTATCGACCCGAACTTGAGCAAGGTCTTGGTTCAGCTCGCAAATCTTAAAAAGAAAGCCGCGCAAGCTCGGCGACAGAACAAGCCTGTGGGCTGGTTACGGCCTGCCGTGGACATCGCGAACATTGACATCACTACGCTGAACGGCTTAAAAGGCCTCAGGGCCGTTTTCAACACAGACAAAGCGGAAGAAGCGTTAATAAAGGCGGCTACGCCCGGTAGTATCGGCAATTCATCGGATATGATCGTTTTACCTTCCCAAATAGATTACATGCAGCAGTTGGAACGGGCATACCGTGCCCGGTACCAGACTTTTCCTCGAGCGGTTGCGCACTTGGCGGGAAGAGAGCTCGGCCACGGTAGTGACAACGGCGTCATCGCGGGGCTGCCTATCCGTTACTTTACCGACTTGATTTCCCAGGGTGCGACAGGCGACGGAGGTGCCGTATAATGTATTTTTCTGGAAGTGTTCAAAAATACAGAGGGAAAACGGTCGATTTTCTCATGTACGACGGGGCGAAACCTTCTGGTGACACGCAAGTCTTACCTGCGCTTGTGCAGGAAGGTCAAAGCGGGGCGTTGATAGCTGGACCGGCTAAGTTAGCTCAACGATTTTTACTCGAGCTGCTCACGGATAAGGGTTCGCTGCAGTACGACATTAATCGCGGCACTTTTTTCATGACGCAGATCCGAAGCGGGTTGGCCCGAACTTCTGCTGACCTGTTTCAGATTTTCGCCGCTAGCGAGTTGGACTTGCGAAACAATTTACGCCTAGAAGACAGCATCTCTTTTCCAGACGACGAGCGGTATGCTTCTTCGGAGCTGTTGGATGCCTCTTTCGTAGGGGACGCGATTTACCTTAGAATACAGCTCAACAGCGTGGCTGGCGAGTCGCGAGAAGTCCTATTTCCATTACGAATCCCAGCGGTGCAGCTATGACCCTGACCTATTCCGACTTTGAAATCTCCGATCTTTCGCAATTAGATGCAGCCGATGTTCAACAGACGCTGTTGCGGACTATTGCGCAGCTGCAAGCGTTAAATCCAACGTTGGATTTACGCCGAGGGGCTTTCCGCGACACCATCGCTTACTTGCAGTCCGTCTTGGGTACTGCCGCTCGCGTAAACTTGGAGAGGTACCAGTCTGCAAGGAGTCTACAACGCATTCAAGAGGATCCAACGCTCGCCGACGAAACTGTGGTCAGCGAAGTGCTTTCCAACTGGGGTATTGTGCGAAAAACCGGCACCAAGGCAATCGGGCCGGTCACGATCGAACTTTCAGCACTTCGACCATTAACGATACCTCAAAACAGTGTGTTCGAAGCTAACGGATTTCAATATTTAGCCACGGCGACTTTCATCGGAAGAATATCGGCGGCTCAAATACTGGGGAGCAACGATCGTCTGCTGGTCCCACTTAGCAACGGCAACTACGCTTTCACGATTGAGGTAGAAGCTGTGGATATCGGCGCCGACAGAAAGCTGAATGCGGGCGACTTGATAGTTCCTAACCGTGCGGTCGTTAACTACGTCACAAGCTACGCCACGTCTTCGTTTGAAGACGGAACCAACACTGAGACAAACGAAGAGCTTATTAACGAGTTGCAGTTAGGTGTCGCCGCAAAAACGCTCTCGAACCGTACGAACATGCGTGCGTACCTACGAAGTCTTCCACAGTTTGAGTCGATCACAAACCAGTCCATCGTCGGTTGCGGGGATCCCGAAATGTTGCGGGACAAACACACTATCTTCCCGACGCTTACCGGCGGCAGGGTAGACTGGTACATACGCGGGCAATCTGCGTTGCAACGAAAAACGATTGCAGTCGTGGCCACCTGTATGTCGGTATCAACGCTTACAGGGACAAGTGAGTGGCAGTTTGCCGTTCCGTCGGCAACTCTTCCTGGATTTTACGAGGTGGACAAGATACGCAAGGCAACCGACTCTGCTGTCGTGTCAGGCTTTGGCATCGTATCGGACACTCGTTATACCGCGTTACCTGCAAGCGGTTTCTCCCCGGACATCGCAACAGCGGAGGAGAGCGCGTATTCCGCTTTTCAATCTGCAATCATCCGTTTCACGGATACAGTCACCTCGGTTGCAGATTTAGCCGTCGGTCAGACCGCAGAGTACGTTTACGAGATAACTGGCACGCCGCATATTCGCGAACTGCAAGATCTTGTTTCAAGCCGAGATGTCCGGCATTACGGCGCCGATGCCTTGATCAAAGCACCTGTCCCGTGCTTTGTCAGCGTTACTCTTACGATAAACAAGGCTGCTGACGATGTTTCCCCGTCGCTGGAGCCTATTCGATCTGCTATTGTGACGGCGATTAACTCCGTCGACTTCCAAGGTGTGCTACCTGGCTCTTTGATCGTGGATACCGTGCACAACTACCTGCAAGGCCGATTGAACGTCACGGAACTGGATCTTTTGGGTCGAATCCGCATGCCGGACGGTACCGTCAAGTATTTACGCAGCGATGACGCCTTGATAATACCGGAACTTCCTGGAAAAATGGTAACTTCCAAGACAGTTCAGTTTTTTGCTGAAGCGATAGACGTAAACTTGAACGTAAGCTCCTCAATACCGGTTGCAGCCTAAAATGCCAAAGAAAGTCAGCGGTAAGTCGGAAGTCGTCAGAATTTTAACGAAATCCGACATGGCGACGTCAAAAACGCGACAAAACAAGCAAGCTATCACGTTTGCCACTGATTACCTGGTTTTTTTCGGCTATTTGACCGTCGAACTGCTGAAAAGCGTGAGTATGGACGATATTCACGCCGGAATTAAGGTTTTTCAGCGATATTTTGGCATAAAAGCAGACGGAATGCTCACCGAGGAGACACTTCGTGCCATGCAGGTTCCTCGCTGCGGCTGTCCGGACAAGTTAGACAAATCCAATGGAAAGCATGTGGAATTCTTGCGTGCCGCCGAAGTTGCAGCTGAAAGACGTGATCGATGGAACAAAACAGGTTTGACTTACTTTGTTGCAGACTACGTTGGAGGCAAAATACCTAAATCCGAGCAACGCCGCATTTTCCAGGAAGCTTTCAAGGCTTGGGACGACGTGTGCGGTTTGGATATTTCTGAAAGTAAGGACGTTGAAACCACGGACATCGTAATCACCACAGGGAAAGGTCTTCAACATCAGTTTGACGGAAAAGGTGGGACGCTTGCTTGGGCTTACATGCCTAGGGGTGACAACGAAAAACTGCTGATGCGTTTCGACTTGGAAGAAACCTGGGTGGCAAACAAAGGCGAGCGGGGTATACTGTTGTCTAACGTTGCATGTCACGAGTTCGGCCATCTTCTAGGTTTACTTCACTCGGAGAAGAATCAAGCCTTAATGGCACCGTATTACAACCCGTTCGTCGGAACGCCCCAGCCGATCGACGATGTATCTCGAATACAGAAGCTTTACGGACCTAACAGAAATCCGGAAAAGCTTAGGTCAAACATCGTTCAAACCAAAAATACCATCGAGGTAAAGTTACAACCGGGTCAGAAGTTAATCGTTACCAATTGAAAGGAAGTTTATGCTTGCTGAACTTACGCTGGATTTAGAGACGCTGGTCAACACTGTAAAGGCTGTCGCAGCTGTCGGTCTTTTAGGTACCGCAGCTTTTTTCAGCTACCGGCATTTTGCGCCTAAGCGCAAAGTAGGTGCAATCTCGTTTCGTGAAGAATACAAACGGAAGGACTCCGGTCGCAGCAGCGATGCGCCGCCTCCGGTAGGTTTTGCGGAACATTTGCAGATCATAGAAAACACGGCTCCAAATGCGGGGCCGGAAGTTTGGTGGAGCTACGCAAAGGGCGAGCTTACCGAAGCCGAAGTCGCGATAGCCGAGGCCAAGCTGGCCACACACAACAAACAATAAGGGCAATCTTGATGAATACTGCACGGATCGCAGGCGAAGAAAACACACCCAGCTTCCCGTGGGCCATTTTGGTTTGCGGCTTGCTGGGTGTTTTGTTATTGGTTCCAACCAGTTGGTTTTCGTCAAGCCAAAAAACGCTAAATGCGGATTTAGCGAGTGAAGCTTTCGAAACCTACGAAAGGCTTTGGCGAATTCACCAAGGCAAAACTGCCGATAGGTTAAGCACAGGCGAACTGCAAACCGAGCAAGAAGTCTGGGAGTTTCAAGCCGCCGGCCAAGAACCTGCCCGCAAGCTTGCTTTTGAAAAACTGGCTCGGGCTGAGGCCGACTATTTTAAAAGCAAAGGCGGCTGGTCCAAAGAATCGCACGAGTCACTACTACGGAGCTACGCAAAATAATGATTTTTACGAGTTACAATTTTGAGCGAGAAGATCGAAAGTACTTAAAGTCGCTACCGGTTTTACCGATGCAAAGCAGCGTGTGGCGGGCTTTCAAACGGCCTTCCGAAGTGACTATCGACTGGCACCGCGACGAAAATCAGTTTCAGATCGGAAGTTGCCAAGGCAACGCGCTTTCATCGGTGCTAGAACGCTGCGCTTTCGTGGCCGGAAAGAAGGTGCAGCTCTCAAGGATATTTGCGTATTTGGCAACGCAAAAAATTGACGGGCTTCTTGGATCTGACAACGGTTCAACCGTTTCCGGCGGGGTTAAGCTGGCACTAGAAACCGGATGCCCACTAGAGAGCCTAACTGGTTACCCTCGGTCTTATCCTGGCCGAGCTGAACGCAACGAAATTTTGAGTGACGCAAACTACAAGGCAGGCGCCGAGTACAAGGCAAAATCAGCATGGCAGGTGTCCCCTGACCACGACGAACTGCTGGACTTTATCGGCGGTGGCGGCGCTATTAACTTTGGTATTCGTTACGGCAGCTCAACGATACCTTCCGACCGCGTGATTCGCCGTTTCGTGCCGGGCAGAGGTGGTCACGCCATGTGTATCTTAGGCTACACCCGTGACGGCGACCTTCGTGCAATGAACTCGCACGGAGACGGTCAATATTTGATTACGCCGGGTGCCTGGAAGTCCATGCTTGCTGACAGCTGGACTACTGCGATCGGCCTTATGGGATCCAAGGAGCCTGTGCCTGTAGATTGGTACAGTAATTCGCCATACTTCAAGCTGACGGAAAAGCCTGACGAAGTCGAAGCGGAAGAAGAGCGATCGCATCTGCTCGAGTTACTCCATGAAGCCGAAGCTGAAAGGCAAGAAGAACCGACGAACGAGGCAGATGACTACGAGGAGTTTGATGATGAAGAAATCGGTAGCTAGTTTTTTTACCGCCGCTTTACTGTTTTTGACAGGGTGCTCGCCTTCAACGCAACCGTTGAAAGACGATCTCGTTGACCGTTTCAATGCTGCGGTCACGGAATCCATCCAGCAGTCGCACAGTGAGACAATGTCGGAGTTGCAAAGTTACCGTTCGACACTGGAACGTATCGAACAAGCCGTAAACGATCTTCAAGCGAAGTCGAAAGAGCCGCAAGCGAATGCAGTGCTTGCAAAACCTGTGCAAGCGACTAACGTACGCGTTGACGCTCCGACGTTTGCAAACGAGAGCGTAACACGCATGCCGGGCTCAAACTGGAACGTAGAAGGCGACTGGAACTACACACTCGTCGAGCTTGCAGATCACCTTAGGCAAGTTCACGGTTTGAACGTAGACGGAAAAACTATGACCGAGCTGCAAGCCATGCACGATAATTTGCATAACGGCTACTCGGCTTACGGCTCGCAAGCGCGATCCTTGAACGTCGCTCCTGCGACTCAATACTACGCAACGAACCGAGCCACGACAGTTTTTCGAAGAAATCGTACCTACAGCACATGCCCGCAAGGGCAACCGTGTCCCCAATAATGCTAAACTACCCGATCGGCATACCTGAGAAGCTGCATTCCACCCTGTCGCAATTGTTGCAAACAGGGTGCGTAGATTTCAACGGCGGTACGGCGGATTTTTCCGGTCTGCAGGAAGTAACTTTGCGGGCAGGGGTCCTTCGCTTCAATCCTCCCGTGAAGGTGCGAGTGAAAGTCGGCCCGATAATGGTAAAGACGACGATCTCCAGTGTAAAAAACGTCGGAGGCGGCCTTAAGGTCGAAATCGATAACTCGCCCATCGACGTGCTTTTGAAAGCAGAGGATTAGTATGGACTGGGAAAAGACGACGGCGGCGTTCTATGCTTTGCGTAACCTTGATGATTTAACCTACATGCAAGCCGTAGGCAAAAATCGTAGACGAGAAATACTTCGCATTGAAAAAGAGAGGGCAGACGTTCGCAGGGCAATGGACGCGGTCAAACAAGCCTGGGAGGAAAACCCAAAAGCTAATCGCGATCAACTTGAAAAGAAAGCCTACAAGTTCATCACGGGCGGCGTCATTTTAACGCTATTACTGCAAGTTCTGCTGTCGGCTACAATGAAGCTTGCTATCGATTACTTTCTAGACAAGCTATTCCAAGAAAAAGCCGATGCCGCAACTTTACAAGTATCCTCAGAATGACTTCGATAGACCTAGCTCGCTGCTGGGCGTACTAGGTAGCTTTTGGGCTTCGCTTTACCAAGGTAACGGCCTGGTTTCGGATATCAGTAATGTTGTCGGGCAGCTATACCAGCAAGTCAACACGCAATTCCTTGAGCTCGTAAACAGCGTTTCACGCAAAAACGTGCCTGTGTACCATCAAGACGATTGGTACGCCGTTCAGGTGAGACGCTCAGAGCTCAACACCGACACAAGTTTGCTTGCGCGTTATCTCGCGGGAACAGCCTACAAGTACAAAAGTCAAGCTGAGCTTTTCTACGGTCAAATACCGACTTCTAGTTATTACGCGGTCAGTAAGCCTCGCGAGCTTGTAGAGTGCTCCGTCGTATTTGAACAGGTAACGCGGCCTACGGTGCAGATGCTTAACGGCATCGACTTCTGGCTGGAAGAAGACACAGTTGTATTTGTCACTAACCCGTTCGACAATCCGAGCATCCCGAAGAAAGAGATATTGAACGCGGTTGGGGAGATCGTTGACACTGAAATTACTTTGTGGTTTTATCGCTCCAAGTGGGACTGGAATTACATTTACGACCAGTTCGGTTACGCTCTGAATTTGCCGATGCGATCCAGTGCAGGTTACAAGACTCTAGTGAACGCTGTACTTGAAAGCTTTAACGAAGGGACCAGCGCTCGTTCGCAGCAACAAGCTTTGGCCGCTGTCTTTGGCATACCGCTAGTGCTCGATGCAACGGAAGTTGTCGAAGCCATTGCAACTGACGCAACAGGTTTGAAAGTGATAACGAACTCGAACGTGTATGCGTATCCTTCTACGGCAACGCCTGTCGTTTCCGTCGGGCAGACGGTTTATGCGGGCCAGTCGCTTACTGACACGTTTGAAATCATTGAGCTTAATCGGGGATTCGACGTTAATTGCGGCGTCGACAGTTTAACGATGGACACCAGTATGCTGGCGAAAGGATATCACGACGGCATCGTTTTTTCGAACGCAAACGTCCCGGTACAAACAGAACTCGATGTTGACGGCTATACCAAGGTCACCTGGGATTTGGGCGGCTTTCCGCGAGACGTTTCAAAGTTTTGGGAGGATGTACACGCAAACGGTATAGCTAAGAACGAAACATTAGCGATGCTGCTGGATGTGCGAGAGAACCCTGTCGGCCAACCGACGGCTGCCTCTTTGCCTGCCGAAATCAACCCGCTGAAATTCCTGATAGACAACCTGCTCCGGTTCAACGTTTTCATCGTGAAAGTTAAACCTGGAAGCAAACTGCAGAATAGGCTAGAATTTGTGCCTGTGTCGCAGCTTCGAAAGGTGATGCCACCGCACACGTTGATGATCTTGCTGGTGGACTTAGTGTATGCCGACAACCCTATCAGCATGGAAGGTTACGGCACACCGGAGTCGCCGGGGTACACTGAAAGCTTTGAAAACTTCCAGTGTTTAACCGTTTCCGAGTCGCTTGGATACGAAGCATACGTAACTGAAGAGTCAAAAATAAAATCAATCAGTGGAAGGTGCGTTTAATGACTGCCAAGTTTTGTACGGGCGTGGCTGGACGAGTTCGAGCTTACACGGTTGAAGATTTAACGCTGCCTCCGTTTAAGTGGACTCCGACAACGGACTTTAAGCCTAACTTGATTCTTTACCAGTGGGCAACTATTGCAGCAAAGCTGTTGACGAGCGGAGATAGCCGGTACCGGATTAGCGGCATGTACTTAGAGTTTGAAAACACGGACAATCCTGGCGACCCGGTAAGTCCGCCTACCTTCGATCGCACGCGAGATGTCAGCTACTACAACGGTCTCTCGCTTAGCTCGAACCGCGACTATCTGCGTATTCCGGTCATCTCGGCGGAGCTCAGCTCGGACGGCGAAGGGCTTACGGATAATCGGATGTCCTATTTCGCAAGAAGCAGCGGCTCGGTCGGCGTGCACGGGAAACCTTTTTCTGCCGCAGCAAACTCGGTCGTGTTCGGTGGGAGCCTTGTGGCACTTGTTGACGCCACGGATTTTACGCAAGACTTGCTTTACAGCAGTTGGTATTACACCACGGCGGATCAGCAACAAAAATTGCCTTCCAGCCAGATCGGAATCGAATGGCAAACCACTTTGAGCTAGGGAGCAGCAAATGGGATTAAATCGTTTCATTCAGTACATAAAAGAGAACGAGCCCGTCGCACCGGGAACTGCCAACCGGCCCATGAGCCAGCTGGACCAAAATCTCAAGTACATGATAGGCCTGCTCGAGGCCGCCAACATCGGATCAACCGTTTACGCTAGATCGCAAAACGTTGTTTCCACGATTCAAGTTGGACAGCCTGTGTTCTTTAACCCTGCAACATCAAGGTTCGAGCCCGCTTTCGCTACAAGCGAGTCCGACTCTGCTACAGGGTACCTTGTCGTACCGAACCAATCCCAAGTGTGGGGCGTGGTCGCAGAGAAGCTTAACTCGACGCTGGCCGACATCTTGCTTTTCGGCTACGCGAAAATCGACATAACGGCTGCGGTCGGAACTGACCTGGACAACGACGGGAATGTCCCGCCTGGATTGTGGTACCTTTCTGGCGTTAGCGCCGGGAAGTTAACCCGTCAGTCGCCGCCTTTGTCGATACCGGTCTGCAAGACAGATAACGCCGGTAACGTGTACGTTAATCCTTCTTTCGTTGATTTTCTGGAAAACCACAGGCATTACGTCTTCGACTTGACTGCGATGCCTGCCGGGCAGGTTACGCCTCCCGCCGCTGGCGATCCGCACGTGATCACTTCTGCAGACTCGGACTTGCCCGGGTGGTTGCCGGCTAACGATGTCGTGTTTGAAGGGAAAGCACCGACCGGAGCTAAGTTCGGCTATAACTTGGCCGCCGATGCAGCACTGCAGAGCGTGTTTCCACCTGTTCCCCTGCAGTCTGCTTCGGTAATTATGCAGCGACCCAGCATCTACGACACGCTTGCGGAGCGTAAGTGGTACGGGCAGCAACTGCTTTCAGATCTCGTTGTTGTCAACCGCGACGGTATCTGGTGGATGAGTGATTGCTACGATGAAGTTCCATGGGCAACGGATCTCGACACGACTGTCTCAATGAGCAGTGTTTATACCGAGTGCGACCCTGCCTCCAAGCCTATAAGCGTCAAACTTTACTTTACTCGAGTAGGCTTTGCCACTGACAACAGCTCGGTAACGAGCCTGCGATCGCTGGATCCTCGGATAAAAGTTCTTTGCGCAGGTAAAACCGATGTCGCTTTCTCCGGCGATCTTGACATTGACTTGGATTTGTCGCTGATGAACGGTCCTGCGAACGTGGCCGGTTACTCGGTATTGAAAACGTTTAATCCTGTCACCAACGAGTTTAGCAGCGGAAAAATTGTTGAAGGTGTGTATGCCACGTCTGCGAACGTCTTGCTCAGTGGCGACACTAGCTTTATCGCCGGCGGTAAAACGTATTACCAGGGAAAGATTGGGGTTGGGGTGCTCAGTCAGCCCTCGCGAGAGTTGTCGAGTCAGCTGGTTCGGTTGGAGGGTGTTACGGAAGAAAGTTACCCGGTTTTGTATCTCGGTATGCCGAACGACACGGCGACAAGCTACGTCGTCAAGTTCGAGGTACCCGGCGACGCACCGGCTAACTCGCAGCTCCGTTTTCGGCCTCGGATACTGGGCAAGGCAGCGGGCACACTGCCGCAGCTTGCGGTCAGCTACTTTAAGACAGGCAGACCCGTGGACGGCTTAAACATACCGATCACGGTGGTCCAAGCCTATACTTCGTTAGCCGTTGTTACCGTGGCCACGGTAACGGCAAACCAAGCCGTTGAAGCGCTAAGCAGCGCCGTCGAGGTGGATCCGGGAGACATTGTGTACCTTCGCGTGACACGCAACCCGAGCGACCCGAGCGACAACTACGCTGGCGAAGTCGGCATCATGCAGCAGATCGGAGTCTTAACTTCTTCCTAAGAGGTTCACAGGATGCCTACAGCCAATTGGAACTTGGAGTTCCTGAATCACAATTCGCAAAGAAGCTATCCGTTAGCCGCCGAGGCGACTAAGACGGACACCAGCGGTGCGTTTATTCTACCCGACGATTTCTTGGTGGGGCTCGATCTACCGATCTCGCCTGCAATGGACATGTCCACCGGGACTTTCTTTATTCGGCAGGTAGGTTTGTTCGCGTCCGGCGTTCAGCTCATTCTTGCGTACGATTCTGGCATCGGTATAGTTGACGTAGCTTCGACGCTGATCCCGGCTTACCAATTCACTCGGAACAAGGTTTTCACGCTCGGTGGGATTGATCCGTTCGACGACGTAACGGGAAAGGTCGTGATCGGCAGGCTGGAGTCTATTCAGCTGCAGCCTACAGGCCTTTTCAATTTCGAGCTGGAAGCCACAAGGATAGAGCCGCAAGCAATTCGACCCATGATACGCGGAATATCCGCGATCCGCGTCGCCAGCTCCAACGGTGTACTAGGCGATAGGTTGTACGGGGATATCGAACTTGTTGCAGGTCGAAACATACAGTTGACAACTGTCAACACACTCACTGACACCAAAGTCGTCATCAGTGCAATTAGTGGCGAAGGAACCATCTCAGATTGTACGTGCACAGGAGAAGCGTCCAGTGCTCCTTGTATCAAGACAATCAACGGAATAGCTCCAACGCCCGATGGCAATTTCAACCTGATCGGTGACGACTGTCTGACTTTTGAAGAAATCGCCAGCGGCTTAAAGCTGACGGATTCTTGCTGTGCCCCGTGCTGCGGTTGTGCTGAGCTCGAGTCGATAACGCAGAACTTGGAGTTGTTCAACGCACAACGCGCCGCATTAGACCAGTTCGTAAACAGGCTCGCGGCAGAAAATGCAGCCTTCTCGGCTACCGTGTTGGGTGCCCGTTTAGGCGACAAACGTTGCATCAATTGCGAGGAATAGCATGACTCACCCACGCGGCAGGCAGGCCATAGGCTTAAATCAGCCGCCAAACAGCGGTAACCTTTATCCTTTCGTTAATCCTTCGTCGGACATACAGCAGCTTTTTTCCGACTTCTTTGTGTCTTTTGAAAATAGCTCTGGAGCTGTCAAGTACCCTCTCAAAGTAGCCTGGCTTTACGGCTTCGGTTCCAACAGTGTTTTACCGTTCTCCGGAAGACCTACGCCGTCACACGCTTACGACCTGGTCGTGGAAGACGCGAACGGGGAGATCGTTTTTGACTCGACCGCGGCTTCCAGCTACAAAACGACGGACTGGGATTCTCGGCTGCGAGTCATCGAGTGGGAAAGCGGCATAGCCGTTTGTCGTTGTGTGATCCACACGCAGTGGACACAGGAAGATGTCACAGACGGCTTAGCAATAACGTACGACGACAACATAGAGCCGGAAAACGGGGAGCTTTACGCCGAGTGTGGTTACGAGTTGCCGCGTCGCGTGAAAGCTATCAAGATTGGAAACGAAATAGTGACCGCAAAAGCCTTGACGCTGCAAAGCGGCTACAATTTTGGTATGGAAACTGTTCTGCCAATCGAAGTTGAGTCTCCGGCTATTGATCTTTTCGGGGAAATTGGGCTTATTGAAGGTAGCCGCAGGGCAACGAAGATCCAGCTCAGCGCGGAACCCGGCTCGGGGCTTGGCGTTTTCCCCGGGTGCGTGGACACTGCGACTGTCCTGCGTACCTTGAACAAAATAAGGTCGGACAGTCACAACAACTTTACGTTGGACAGCGAGGGTTGCATTCGGCAACATCGACCATTGGCCTTGTCCTCTGCCACCCCTAGGGTTTTCAGCTACTCCGCAAGTGCGATGTCGACATCGCAAGCAGCGTCCACCATCAAGCTGAGTAACGACTGTCGCAACTGCTGTGATTGCGAGTACTACGCAAGGACGTATCAAGGACTAAAGCGGCAATGGTCGCTTTACAAGGACATAGCGCACACCGCCGAAGAGGCAAGAGACTTTTACAAGGCCAACAAAGACAGATGGCTTGTCGAAAAAGCTATGCGCGAAAAGGATTTCATTCGCGTCAGCGTTGCAACCGATGCAGATTGTAAGGTGCGATGGGGCGTGGCGGTATGTAATCCAACAAACTGCTGCCTGATCAATTTGAAAATACAAGTGTTTTTTCTGCCTTACGTCTTTGGCGGCTTGTCTTACGGAGCCAACGCTTTTCACTGCCCTGACACCTACCTGGAAGGTTCTTCGACGTGCCAAGTGCCTGTGGCAGTGTCGCCAGAGATATTGGACTCCGAGAATCATGTGCACTTGTACACTGTAGATTACGCCGACCCTCAGTCCATGACGCTTCTCTACGGAAAACAATGCTTACCAAGCTGTTACGACGAACCGGGAAACACCAGTGTGGCAATAGCCGTGGTAGCTTACTGGGAAAACCAGGCACCGGTCGGCAGCCAATGCAAACCGGTGACTAATATTGCAACGGACCTTGTGGGTGATATAGTTTCATTCTGCGGTCTTGCTTCAATTCCGGTTCCCACGGAAGTTTACGGGCAAGCTTTGTCGCAGAAGCGAGAAATGCTCGGAAGCACCAGTAGCTGCTTGTCCTGCAACTGCCAGCCAGAGATATAGGCGTGATACGAAACAACCATTGGTACAATCTCAACGAGCAAAATGCCTACCCTGTCGACGACACGGCCTCGTGTCTATCAAACGACGGGCTGAGGTTGCCATCGGCTATCGTCGCAGACTTGCAGCTGCGTTGGCCTCGTGAGCTCGGTAAATACGCTTTTATAAGCGCTGTCACATGCAGCGAAGAAATAGTCACGCTGCTGATTGAGGCCACAGAGCAGCTTGACAACTCCGGCGGTCAAAGCCGGTTAATTGCAGGAATATCGCTTGGGCGATCGGAGCTCACGGCTTACCGCACGTACAGGTTGGATGTCTTCGAGAAGGGTGTTGCAGGTTTTATTGCTTTCGGTGCCGGCACTTCAGAGTTTTTTCGCGGTGTCTTCGGTTCTCCGTTGCAGTCTCTGCTGACTGCAAGGGCCGCTCGTCCGATTCGCAAGCCACCTGTCGAAACGCTTGGAATAGCAAACGTCGAAAGCGTTTTAGCCGGTGTCGTCAGCCTGGCCGCCGAGCAGCCGCTGGAAATCGTACGCGAACCTCGACTAATCAACGGTGTTACACACGATAACGTGATTGTTTTTCGGCTGCGAGAACCGCCTTCCGACACAACCGTTCAAAACGTACAGTCTGTTTTTTCGCAGTTCGCTGGGCCTTGTGGCCGTCGCGTCGGATCGAGATCTTGCGTCGACCCGCAACCGATCGAAACTATAAATGGACTTGCTCCGGATTGCGATGGAATTTTCACCTTGGATTTCCAAGGCTGTGCCGTAGTGGGTAAAAACACAGCGGACTGCGGCGTAGTCGTAGACTGTCAACGCGGTCTGTCTGACACGTGCGCACCTCCGTTTTTGCCTGATCTGGTAACAGGTAAGCTGCCGTCTGAGGTGCCACCGGTTGTTATTCCTCCGCCTCAGCCTCCCGAGCCGCCAATACCGCCGGACACTAGCATTAGCGACTCCATGAGCACCTTGTTGTCGCTGCCTTACTGCGATACGTTTGATGACGGTTTTGCTTACAGCTTCGCACCTATGGATTCGTCCACTTGGGGCATGAGCAACGACGATAGTCCGGGTGAGGCGTATTGCTGCGTCGGACCGCCGCCTAATTTCACAGCTTATGGCTGCGACTCGTCGTTAAGCGCAAGTCAGTCTTTCTCGGTCGGTCTTTCGTCTTACAGCTACGGCACAGCCAATCTTCCAAGCTTGTCGAAAACAAACCTATCGCTTTTCACGTTAGACGTTCAGTCTCTGTATCGGCGTTACACGACAGACTTCAAAGTAATCGCATTGAGCCCGACAGGTCAGCTCAATGCGGGCATTGTTGTCAATTACAGGATAAACAGTGCGGACTTGCGAACATACGTCTTCGCAGCCTTAGACGTAACTAACAAAACGTTCGGAGTATATTTCTTCAACGGAATCAACGCAGTTCCGCTGTCGACTGTTTCCGTCCCTTTGGCTTCCGTCGACGAATGGTACCGCTTGGAATTTACAGTCGTCCCGAACGAGTTAACGCGTACGAGCGTCAATCTGCAAGCGGTGCTAAAAGGTATTACAAATCCGGCTGTCGACGTTGCTATTTCAACCAGTTTGTCCGGTACGCTCTGGGAACAAGATGCCGGCAACGCAGGATTTTACACGCGACGTTCCGCAAGCTATTTCTCCTATTGGCGAGTTGACGAGGCTATTCCGTGACAGACATTAGGCACACAGAACTAATTCGTTCGCTGCGAGAAACCAAGTACCCGTTCGTACCGACCGCGAGTTTGAGCAACGAGAGTGTTTTTTTTGTTGAAGATACTTTCTTAGACGCTCACATTTACTCCGTCGAGGGAGCGGGGCGTTACTACGTTTCGCAGGTTACCGTTCAGTCAGATAAGTTCGTGCTGTACGTCGGCGACACAGCTTTTCCGTTGCGGTTAAAGGGCGAAGTTAATCTTCCCATTTCAACAGGTTATATTCGCCTCACGGACGAGCACGGAAGACCGGCGGGTTTGTTGGTCTCGACTCCCGACAGACTGGCTTTGATCTCCGCCTGGGGAATTCGAACGCACGTCTTCGAGCAGGGTCAAACAGAGTTTTGCGTCACGTGTCAGGTACCAGCGGCTTACCCGGGCGTCACTGGCATGCAAACGCCTGACGGGCAACTTTCAACAGGCAAAGTCTGGCTTGTGGGTGAGGACGGTGTGGTTCTTCGCACGGATAGCTACATCAACAAACGAGGTGAAGACGTTCCGGTGGTTCGCGTCGACGTCGTAGGTGATCCTTTGAACTTGCAGCGGTTGTGCAACCCGGCAGACTTGTTTGTTCCAGTTAACCCGATACGTGTTATACGTGTCGTTAATGGAGATTACACCTACGATTGCTACCCAGACGAACAAGGTAACTTCAACATTCAGATGAACGATGATTTGGCCCCGGATCCTGCGTTAAGAATCCGCACTACAGCCGCAGGCATAGTCTTTTCCGTGGAAGGCTCGGTGATCAACAAATAAAATGCCACGTCCTAACTTTTTCAATGACAACCTGAACCGCGTCTATCCTTTCAAAGAAGGAAGCTCGGGCGTTAGCACGCCTGATTCCGGGCTTTTTGACTTTTACGCTTTGCCGGACAACGTGATAGTTGATTTTGGCGCCATCATGGGCCCCGAGTCCGGCTTTGACGCCGAGATCGACGAGGTCTTTCTGTATCGCATCACACGAGTAAACGCATCGGTATTCGAGTTTGAATTTCGTTGCACTGCGAGCAATTTAATGCACGCACCGCTTATCTTTACCCGTTCTACCACCGCAGAATTATTTGAAACGGAGTTTGTAGAAAGCTTCACTCTCGACGAGGCGGCAATAAGCCTTTCAATGTCCGGTCAGCTGCCTGTGTCGACTTCCGACTCCGGTGTCGCGGAAGAATGCGGAGAGCCTCTTTGGTCCGGATTCATGGTGTCGGGCGACATGCAAAGCCTTGCTGCTCGAATACCAGCAGGCACAAGCCTTACACGGGAAGACGTATACTCGGCAATCGTTGAACCGTGCCTGATACAGAACTTGTATCTGAATCAAGTTGTGTCTGTCAACATCGCAAATTCAGACAGGACGCGAGCTCTTCGCCCGGAGACTTGCCCGCAGAACCAGTGGGACTTCGACGTCGGGCAGACTTACGTGTACGAAACGTGCTTGACCGGCAATATCAAGTTTAAAGCCGGTTTCAATATGTCCATAAGCCAAGACGTTGCCAGCTCTACACTGGTTTTTGCGCCTACGCTAGGTGCGGGAGACGGGCAGCCTTGCGAGGAAATCGCGATCTTCCCTGGCGAAACTCCACCTGCCGGGTCCGATAACGGCTTGCTTGCCGGTGACTTTTATTGTAACGAAGCCTTGCGTTCAATTAACGGTTTGCAAGGCCCGACTTTGACATTCTTCGGTGAGTCAGGTGTTTCTATAATAACGGACGTTGTAAACAAAAAATTAGTCATAGACATCAATTTGTCCGACCTGGCTGTCTGCGATTTTTCATTCAACTCCGTATCACTATAAGGCATAGGACATGGCGCCTACGACGCAGTGCCCCCAGGGACCGCAGTCACCCGTGTTTGATATCGTCAAATGCGACGTGCCTTGCATTTTTCCTATCCCAGGTGGAAACTGGCTGATAAACCCACAGGTTCCTCAAGCCCCGGCGGATATCTTTGATTGCCCGTCGCTGCCTGTTCCTCTGCTCGACCCGGATCCAATCTGTCCGATTCTTTCCGCCCAAGACGACATCACCACCAACGTGGTACCGATCGGAAGCGAAAGAGTTGTTTTTACTGTTACAAAAGGTCAGTGTTGCGATTATGTATTGAACTTGCAAGTAGATTTCCCTTGCCCCGAAATCACGGGACAGGCCAACGTAACTACCGTGGGTCCGGGCGGGGCGCCATTTGCCAATTTGAACGTCAACAAATCTGGCGATTGTTCGTTTGATATCCAGTTAAACATAGGCTTGCCTAGCCCGCAGCTGGGGCCGCAAGGACCACAAGGGCCGCAAGGTGCAGAAGGGCCGCAAGGTGCAGTCGGGCCGCAAGGAGCAGTCGGACCGCAAGGGGCAGTAGGGCCGCAAGGGCCGCAAGGACCTGCTGGACCACAGGGTTTAATCGGTCCTCAAGGTTTAATCGGGCCGCAAGGATTGGTCGGACCGCAGGGGGCGGCGGGTCCGCAGGGCGCGGCTGGTCCGCAGGGTACACCTGGACCGCAAGGCCCGATTGGTCCCGACGGTAATCCGGGCCCTGACGGCAATCCTGGACCGGACGGCAATCCTGGGCCAGACGGTAATCCTGGGCCAGACGGCAATCCCGGGGACCAAGGGCCACAAGGAGACCGTGGTCCACAGGGTCATCGTGGGCCGCAAGGGTACCCTGGTTACACGGGAGCCACCGGATATCGCGGACCTCAGGGGTACCGCGGACCGCAAGGTTATCGCGGCCCACAAGGTTATCGCGGACCTCAAGGGTACCGTGGACCGCAAGGTTATCGTGGACCGCAAGGCTACGAGGGCCCACAGGGTCCCCAGGGAAAACGCGGACCGCAAGGTTATCGCGGACCGCAGGGCCACCGCGGGCCTCAGGGTTATCGCGGGGCAGAAGGACCGCAGGGTCCTTGTTGCGAAGGGTCAACAGGTCCTACGGGGCCAACCGGCCCTACGGGTCCAACCGGTCCTACGGGTCCAACCGGCCCAACTACACCTACTTACGAGCTGCTTATCAGTTGGGAGTTTAACGATCAGCTAACTCCTGAAATTGACCCGCCAGCTCCTTTAAAGTATGCCGGAGACTCCGACGTATTTTACGCTGACCCCGACGCGGAAGCGGCAAGGCAACAGGCTTTCTCGCTGCACGGCCAGATCTACTTCAACAACGCTTCGCTGGCTGCGGTCACGCACATCTATGTTGAGAAATCGAACTACAACAGCGTAGACATATCCGCGTTGCTCGCTACAGCTAAGCCCACCGACACGTTAAAAACTCGCGTGATGTCCGACGTTAACAAGTTCGGCATTTACCGCGTCTTGGCCGTCACAGAAGAAACAACGCTTTTCGACTACACAGTTGAAGCGATAACAACTAACGGCGCTTACACGTTGCTGGACCAGGTTGTCCTTGAGATTCAACCCACCGGTGCCCAAGGTGCAACGGGTGCGACCGGGCCGACAGGTGCAACCGGTCCAATCGGTATCGGCGTGCCGACAGGCGGGTTAACCGGACAGGTTCTGGCGAAAAACACGGACACCAATTACGACACGGTTTGGATAGACAACTACGCCAAGGAACTACGCGTCACTGTAAAGAACATGTCGGGTGGTGCTATTAATAAAGGTCAAGCCGTCATGGCTGTCGGAGCGACAGGGGACACAATTGAAGTCGCTCTAGCAAACGCGGACGGTACCGTTCTGCCGCGTTACATGCTCGGAATAGCCTCTGAAAACATAGCCAGCGAGGCCTCCGGTTACGTCACCTTGATTGGCGACATGCAGCACCTAAATACCCTCAGTTACACTGTAGGTACCGTGTTGTGGCTGGATCCGCTTACGCCTGGCGGATTAACCGCTACCGAGCCGGTAACAAGCACTATACGCATGCCGGTGGCTATTGTTACGCGGCAACACGCTGTGAGCGGTCGTCTCTACGTTCGAATGTACGCGCAGCAGACGGCTTTGCATGAACTTTTTGATGTTAAGCTCAACAGCCTTCAAAATGGTAATTACCTTCGCTATGATAGCACGCTCGCGGCCTGGAAGAATGACGCAACCAGTCCTACAGGCCCGACGGGCGCCACAGGCCCGACGGGCGCCACAGGCCCGACGGGTGCCACAGGCCCGGGCACGGTAGTAAATGCGACTGCGACAAGCACCAACGCTACGTTCTATCCCGTGTTCGTCGCAGCTGCTGGAAGTAATCAGACACCGAGTGTCGACACTACGGCACCGGCGCTGAGCTACAACCCGAGCACCGATCTGCTTAACGTTGGCGGTTTAACAGCAAACAAGTACGCAACAGGTACCGGAATAGTTTCGGTGGTAACGGGTACAACTCGATCACTGAGCAGTGCAGACAACGGCATTGTCTTGGAATGCAGTAATAGTTTAGCCGTGACAATAACCGTTCCGACAGGCCTTCCAGTAGGTTTTACGCTCACAGTCATTCAAACCGGGACAGGGCAGATATCGTTTAGCGCGTCTGGGACCACGATAAACAACCGTCAAAGCCACACCAAGACTGCCGGGCGATGGGCCGTGGTATCCTTGATTCAGCATAGTACTAACAACTTCATTTTGGCCGGGGACACCGCCGCATAATGATTCCCTTTTCTGGCTTCTTTAACTCGCATCCGTCGCCGACCGCTGGGCCTGCCGTCACAGACTGGGCCAATTTGACTTACAGCTACGGAACAGCGAGCAGCAACATAACCAGTCAGCAACTGGCTTCGGCGATCACGCTTAAGGTTGTCAATCTTACAAACCCGTCGGCCATCCAACTTTTCTACAGCATCTCAGCAACCGAAGTCACTGGCAGCCAGTTCGGTTTACCATTCTCTCCCCCGTGGGATCCAGTTGCGGCCAGTCCTGGAAGCACTTTCGCCGTTTCTGCAGGACAATGGGTTAGCTTCACTTGTTACAGCGATTCGATTGCAACAATAGCACCGCAAACCGTCGAAGTCCGAAACAATGCAGACAACGCGCTTATCGACACTTTCACCATCCAAGTAACGGCTTAAAGCCGGTCACTTGCAACGGCGATTGCGTCTGCTACAGTGAATCTTTTCACAGGAGTTCTACATGTTAGATCTAGTGTTAGAAGTGGATCTTCGCGATCCGACAGAAGTCGATGACGTTAAAGCGCATTGCGTGCTTACGGAAATCAGCATTAAACTGGATACGCAAGACGTTTGTTGCATCTTCACCTGCTGGAAAAGCCTGGAAGCGAGAACGCACAACTGTAAACCTTTTGCGGTTTTACCTGTTGTAGTCGAACAGGATGCGGTTCTCCGTGCAGTATTCGACCGTCACTTTGAAGGCCTGTCGGCGATGTGCGGTGAACTAGTGCAGGCTTTAAAAAGCCCAGAAAAGAAAGCAAGGATAGAGCAGAATGCCAGAAAAAATACCGCTGGTTCTTAAGCACGGCCACCCGCACGCCATGGGCGATACGGTTCTTTTCACTGCCATTGTGCGTGATCTGCACGCTGCCTACCCCGGAAAATACGTGACTGAGGTTGTTACAAATTTTACAAACGTGTGGTGGAACAATCCGCACGTTGTAAAGCTTTCCGCTTCGCAACGATCTTTAGCCCGAATTGTCACGATGGACTGGGGAAAAGCAATCAAGCAACATGCGATCGATGAAAAGGGAAACAAGCGACACATACTTTCCTGGTACCACCACAACTTCGAGGAGAAGACCGGTATAAAGGTTCCCGTCACAAAACCTAAAGCGGATTTGTATCTGTCGGATGACGAAAAGCCACGCCGTTTAGCCGGCAGGTACTGGGTGGTCGTATCGGGCGGTAAACTTGACGCCACGGTAAAGCACTGGCACGCTCACCGCATGCAAGAAGTCGTCGACAGGCTTAAAGCTGAAGGGATAAACTGCGTGCAAGTGGGCGCAACACAAACCAACCATGTTCACCCACCACTGGAGCGAACGCTCAATCTCATCGGGCAGACGGATAATGTCCGGGACTTGTGGAACATCATATTGCATTCAGACGGCGTGATATGCGGCATCACAGGGGCGATGCACATAGCCGCCGCGTTTGACAAGCCTTGCGTGGTGTACGCGGGAGGAAGGGAGGATCCTTGGTTTGAGGCCTACACGAACGAATACAAAGCTTTCGGTCCGGAAGCTGCGGCAGTCAGTGTGCCACATCGTTACCTTCACACCATGGGCAAGCTACCGTGCTGCGAAACGTACGGGTGCTGGCGAAACAGGGTAGTTCCGCTAGACCCTACCGACAGGAACCGAAAGGTACATTTGCTTTGTCAAAATCCCGTGAAACCGATTGAAACGCATCCTGTAGCCGGCTGCCAGGACTTGATATCAGCTGCCGACGTGGTTTCGGCTGTGCTGTCTTACTATTCCGCCGGTACGATTCCGGCGATCGACAAGTCTTCTGTTGTAAGCCGGAGCATTCAAGTACCGGTTGTTGAGTTGGTGGAGTACAAGGAATCCACTGTGCAGCTTATACGTGAGCCGTCGCGGCCCGAGGTAACGCAGAAACCGCACCAGATGTCGCACCCCTTGGAACTCAAAGCGAATCAGACGGGGCGAATCACAAAGACAATTCAAGGCATAGATGATCCGGTAATCGGCGGAAAGGTCACGATCTTTGTCCTGTGCTACGGTCCGTACACGTCCCTTGCAACGCGTTGCATTGACGGCATACTTCGAACGGTGCCTGCCGACAAGCTGGACCTTCGCGTCGCCACTAATCAAGTACCTAAGTCCACTTTGAATTATTTGAAAACGACACCTGCTACGAAAATCTACGAGCACAATGCTAACGATTTCAAATATCCGGTAATGCGGCAAATGTTTTACGATGAATCGCACCCGATTAAGACCGAGTACATGGTCTGGTTTGACGACGATACGTGGATTGTTAACCCTGCCTGGCTCAGCGACCTGTGCACGACCATCGTCGCAAACCATAAAAACGGCTTTAGACTTTATGGTAACATGATGTTTCACGATCTTGGCATTTACGCAAACGCCGGCTACCGACCCGACAGCTGGTTCAAAGCGGCGACCTGGCATAAAGGCAAGCCGCTTAGATCGAAAACCGGCGGCGAGGACGCTTCGAACGGCTCTGTAATCGATTTCGCGGTTGGATGGTGCTGGGCACTGCACACGCAGACTATGCAGCAGGCAGACATTCCCGACTGTCGTTTGCTTCACAATGGAGGCGACATTGCAATCGGAGAGCAGCTGCACCAGGCCGGATATGGTATAAAGCAGTGGAACAAAAACAAAAGTCTTATTGCTTGCCCGTCAAGAGAGCAAGGAGGAAGACGAGGGGCAAGTCAGCGTTTTCCGTGGGACCCTAAATTCGAGATGTCACAAATTAGGCGATAAACATGAAAAAAGTTTTTACGTATTACGAGCCAGTTAGCCAGCTTGAACATCAACTGGAACAGATTGACATCTGCAGGCAATCCTGGGAAAGAAACGGTTGGCAGTTGGAAGTGATTGGAGAATCTGTTGCAAGAAGATCCGCTTTTTACACTCAATATGTTGAAGCCATAGCCGGGCTTCCAACCGTAAATCCTGGCAAATACGACTACCATTGTTACATGCGTTGGTTGGCCATGTCCGAGACCGGTGGCGGCATCATGATAGATTACGATGTCGTGAATATCTCTCTGATGCAGCCAGATGTCTTCGAAGCTTCAGCGATCGCAGTGCACTGCGGTCACGTACCTTGCACTGTGTCCGGCTCTGCCGCCAATTACCTGCGAGTTTGTCGGGAATTTTGCGACATGGCGAAACGACCTTCGCATTTTATTGAAATTTTCGGCAAACCCCACACTTCTGACATGGTTATGCTGGCCACCGGGCTTATCCAGTTCGACGAAAAATACACCGTAACGGAATACCCAGTGCCCGGGCAACTTGTACACTGCAAGACAGACGCCTGCAATCTTGCAAAAAAACCAAAATTAGAGATAATGAAATCGTTGCTTGGCCCGTAATTTGAGGCAAAATAGATGGCTAGAAGGATCCAGCTTACAAAGTCAGAAACCGGAACTGTCGTATTTCCAAACTACGGTGCTTACCGCTTACGTGTCGACGTGACGGATTTCGAGGGAAACGACATAGACGGTAACGTGTTCATTTACCGTCGAAACCCACCTAGCCCACACACGGATCTTAGTACGGATATATTTGAAGCGGTTGCAGGACCGCCACAACTTGCAGACATACCTGCGGGTGCTCCGGATCCGGATCAAAGCTGGCCTTACTATCGCTTGAGCTACGTAGAGCTCGACGTTGCCTCGACGGCTCAAGCGACGGCTATTTGGGATGAAATACAGCACGAAGTCGGAGTGCTTGTCGCGGCAATGAACCGGCTGGACACACTGCAGCCAACGCAAGTCGTTTGGATACCCGACGCACCTGAAACCTCCACATCGAGTTCCATCTAACATGGCAACACACAAACTGCTGGTACTCGAGGACACAGTTCTCCTTACACTCGCGACCAACCCGAATTTCGTGCGGGAATTTCCGTTCCTTGCGAGCGGAGCTGTTCCCACGGCAAAGAAAAGCTGCAAGCCCTGCAACCGGGCGGCGTCCAAACGCGTGCAGGCAATGCAAACCATAAAGCAGTCTATTGTCAACATGGGCGTCGAGAAGAAGAAACGGCTGAAAGAGATGCTTAGCGCGGAGAAGCTGCGGCTTCGTGTTGCTCAAAACGGTAAGGTCGTAGAGTACACTTTTTAGACCTTAATTTAGGGTAAAAACGTGTCAGAATAATATGCAGACGACTTATCGTTTGCAGGTCGGTCGAAGTACAAAGGCAAACGTACTTTCACTGGCTAAAGTCGAGTATCGCAAAAACCGCACTCGCTTGATTTAAAATCAAGACGAGGGTAACAGCGTCTTTTGTCTTTGCGATATTTGCGGGCGGCTAGCACTTGTGTCGTCCATACCGAGATCTTCTCTATACGGGTCTCGTGAAGCATTACTGTGTGGCGTGTAAAGGTACACGTGGCACGGTTTCAGGGTTGAACTAAAAGTCTGAAAAGACATCCCCTAGTTAGTGAAAAACTGTTCCGACAATTAGTCCTAAATTTCTCTGGGCTTCTTTGTTGGCGTCTTATCGTATCTTTTTACGCAAGGCGAAGCCAAAAAGCAGTGAACGTTCCGAGAACATACCTTCTCGTTAAAACATAGGTAACGTGGTTACTAGCTCCACTAAAAGAAGGCTAGCAGATGTTTTGATCAAAAACGATTAAAGCACCCAGTGCGAGGCTGGCGTTTTGTCCAACGTAAAACGATACGCAAAGCTACCGCGAAGGGGCCATTAATAATCCGGGGAAGTTCTGGATCGCTTAGCAAGCGGCAACAGCTCGTACCCTTAGGCTAACAACCTAAGCTAGCCTTGGCATACAGGTAAAAATGCAGAGCTCACTCTCTTAGGGGTCCTAGTTACAGGACTCGATTACCGCAAGCATAAAGACTGGTGAGAGTCTTTATTGAGTAAGCGGTATATGGCACCACGAATCAGCCTCTACGTGGCGGTGCTAGATAACCAACCGATGATTCATTCCGCGTGTTTTACCTCGCAAGCCCTACCGCATTCAGTGAATGCTGCGGCGAGGTTTATTGGTATCGCATTCACATTTGAACAGTGAAAAATGGAAATGGAAAAGGTTCACGGACACTATTTAGAAGACTTCGGCAATTTTCGCGCTCTCTTCTGTCTGCGAGAGGGTGCCGGATCCGAAGAGGTGTGCAACGCATTTCTGCGTCGCGCAGCTTTGGACTTAACCGTCGAGTCGATGGTCAATAAGTCGTTTGTCGCCGTTGCGACAAACTTCTCCAATGTCATGGTCTTGTATGTCCATGACCGCACCTACATTTTCGCAGCGGTCGAGTTCGACCAATACGAAAAGAAACTCCAATCGCGACATCCTAAGTGGAATGTCGCAGGATTTCTTGCAAGTTTACCTTGGTTTTGACAAAGAAAAGAATAACTGTTATGAAAAGTTTGAGATCCATTATTTGTGTCGCGGTTCTTGTTATTAATGCGATGGTTATTCTAGAAGGACGTGAGACCTTGCCAAAAGATGTACCGTCATTTTCGAACGTAGCCTACCGTGAGGACATAAGCCTCCGGCAGAGAACCGTGTTTGGGCTGGCAATGGTGGCAGCCAAATGGGAGGTGGAAGACTATTACGTTTTCAAAATCGCACGCCTCCGCGAAAAAAGAGACATTTGGCCAGTTTCGACAATTTTCAGCGAAGGAAAATGGCACAAGTAATTGTGCCTAGCACGCAAGCCCTACCGCATTCAGTGGATGCTGCGGTGGGGCTTTTTACTTTTGCATCCACAAGGATAAAACTATGCGCACAATTGCTTTGATCGTTTTCACTTTTTCGATGTTGTTTTCCCTTTCGGTCATGCAAGGAGATGAAGGCAAGCTTCCCGCCAAAAAGCGGGAGCAGATGGAAGCACAAGTTACACGGGAGTTTCAAAATTCTTTCTGGATGGGTTTTGTCATTCAACGCGGAGAACTGGGCCCGATTTTCAGGCGTTCAATGGACAAGGTTCTCGCGAAAAAAATTCACGAGTTAACGGATGACGAGCTTGTCATTCTTAACAAGAGGATGGCGGATCTGACCGAAGAAGAGACAGAGGTTGTGCGAGCTTTTACGGCTCGGACAACGTGGAATGTGATGTTTACCATCGTTTTTATGGACGCGAACAGATAAAGTCAAGGTGACACATGAAACCTAAAGAACTAAAGACGATTTTGGACGATCACGACAAGTGGTTACGTGGCGAGCAAGGCAAGCGGGCCAGCTTAAGCGGGGCCGACCTTGCCGGGGCCAGCCTTCACCGGGCCAACCTTCGCGGGGCAGACCTGAGCGGGGCTGACGTGAGCGGAGCCAACCTGAACGAAACCAACCTTCTCGGGGCCAACCTTCGCGGGGCCAACCTAAGTAGGGCCAGCCTAAGCGAGGCCAACCTGAGAGAGGCCGACCTAAACGGGGCCAACCTACGCTTGGCCGACCTAAGCAAGGCCAACCTTCTCTGGGCCGACCTTCGCTGGACCAACCTAAGCAAGGCCAACCTAAGCGGTGCCAACCTACGCGGGGCCTACCTAAGCGGGGCCAACCTGTGCGAGGCCGATCTAAGCGGGGCCGACCTAGGCGGGGCCAACCTGAGCGGGGCCAACCTTCGCGAGGCCAACCTTCGCGGGGCCAACCTTCGCGGGGCCAGAGTTGACGCTGCAGTATGCCGGATGGATTTTGGAGGTTGGTCGGTCTGCGTTTACGCTGACAAAACCTCTATCGGCTGCCGGCAGCACATTAACGAGGAATGGTTAGCGTGGACCCCGGAAAGTAAGGAAATCAAAGAGATGCACTCCGATGCATCTGCTTGGTGGGCGACGCACGGGGAGGCAATTAAAGGCGTAATCCGATGCGTAATGGCTAAAGCGAAAGGCGGTGAAGCGTGAGGACGGCAGACTTAATGTCCGGGCTGACGCCTGGAACGTGCCTTTGGCGGGATTTCTCCGTCAACAAAAACCACGAAGTTAAATTATCTAGCGTCCCGTTCACGCGAACCGACAAAGGTAATTTTACCGCCCGTTTGCTGTTCTACGGTACCTGGCTTTTTGAGCCTACGGTGTGGAACCGGTCGGTTAAACCGCACGGATTCGTGGTCTTTGTGGACGAGCTTCCACCCGACGACTGGACGCACCTAACGGTGCAAAGGGTCGCCGGTAACCGGAAATCGCTCACAGCAAAGTACGGAGGAGCGCTACCAAGCCTGGAAGAGTACTTAGTATTCTGCCAACAGTCCTTCAAGTTGAAGCAGGAAACCTTGAATGACACGCTGCAAAAGAAAATTCAAGCCGGTCTTTCGCTGAAGGTTTCACTTCCGAAGGAACAGCACCGCATGGTTGTCGATCATCACTTCGATGGATCGGATTTAGTCCCGACTTTTCAATATGTCGAAAGGTAAGAAATGTCAGAAATTGACGCGATCGCACTCGACGCAGTAATGAACAGCCTGAAACGCGCAGGTCTTTCTTGGCCGCACGGCGACCGAGAAACGCTTAAAGGTTTGATCCGAATTTACTTCGGGGATATTTCAACTCGGCTAATTGCCGAGCTGGAAAAAATCGACAAGCAATGTCAGGCGGCACAACGTGCTGTTGACAACCTCCAGGTTGCTTGGAAAAAAAGATAAGAATCGAAAGAGAGTCTTTTGATTCAGTGCGGTGACCGTAGCTCAACAGGTTAGAGCAGGAGACTCATAATCTCTCGGTTCCCGGTTCAAGTCCGGGCGGTCACACTGTTGACATCTGCCATGTGGCAGCTGTTACCTTGTTTGTTAGACCTTTTCACAGGAGTTGATATGGTAGGTTTAATGAAGAAGAAGAACCGCAAGGAGTGGTTCGATAAAATTGCGAGAGAGGTGCACAAGCTGGACAGCCATGCTGTAAGCTATTACCCGTTTCGAAAAGGCGGGGCCTCGAAAGAGGAAATCACATGGGAGCTCAAGCAGCGAGGCTTGCAGTCGGTGCAGTTCTACCCCACCTTTTTCGAGGTGTTTACTCCGGTTAAACCCGCGGAAAACGAGCAACCATCGGCAAAAGCTTGTCTCTAACGCAAGACTTCAGGGAGGAAGTATGCTCAGACTGGTTTTAATTCTTACGTTTCTGGCAGGCGGTTGCGCCGCCCCCAGGCAACAAACCTTAAGGGTGGACGTCTACGCACGTAATGTAGATGTCCTTGACGCTAAACTTTCAGGGAACGGCGATGTTGCGGTTTCCTATTCATCCGTTTGGTAAGAAAGACAGAATCATGGTTTCCGCAATTAAGAAATCCCGTAACGCTTTCGTGGCGGCTAGAAGTGTGATTGTCGTGAAGCGTAAAAGCCTCAAGGCTTTCCAGGCCGAACCGCAAGATCCGTGGAAGGTCGGTTTAGAAAGTACGACCGACCAACTGTCGCCAGAAGAGCTGGTTTCCTGGTTTCGCCAGGGTTACTCGCCCGCTGATATCAACAAGACGAAACCTTCACGTCTTACCTTCGAGTAACAAAAGAACCTGAGAAAGGCTTTTAATTTGTCGATGTCAAATACAAAGTTATCGATTACACGCCGAGTCTGCAATCAGCCGAATCCGCCAGATGATAGCTGCTTCCTACTAGGCGAGACGGAGTTTCAAGTGCGAGCTTCGTCGCAAAATACCGCGCAAGTCTGCGTCGTACCACCGGGCGGAAAGCCGAGCTACCTGCGTTTTCTTGCTAAAGACAAGCCGTTGAAGCACGGGAAGTGCTTGATCGAACTTGTCGAAGGCGGGTCAAACATCAGGCTCCGGTTCACCGCGCCGCAGTCAGTGGCGATCGACCGAAAGGAAGTTCGGCGAGCGAAGTTGGAGTCGGCTAACCGCCAACGGGCCACTGCGAAAACCGTAGACACGGTCGTCGCAAGCAAGTAAAATCCCGAAAAGTCTTGAGGTTTCATTTCTCTGTTTATTAGAGGTCGACATGATCGAAGTAGTGCAGTGCCAGTTGTCTAGCGATAACACGAGGGCCATCGTGGCAGTCCGAAGTGATAAAAAATCGTTTCCGGAACAAATCGAGGAACTAAGCACGGCGGAAGCCAGAAACACAGCTTTGAAAGCCGCGAGTTCCGCCGGCATCAAAGGGTCGCCTGGAATTTCCGGGACGTCGCAAGCGGTGCACCCTCGCAATAAGCAGGGAAAGGCCTTAGATGACCTTCGCGACAGTGACGGGAAACCGTTGGACTTCGCTCATCCGGACATGCAGCCAGCATACTACCAGGCTGCTTTTGAGGTTACGGCAAAGGTATAAGCTCAAGTTTTAATCCGGCGTTGCCAGCAAATCGCTAGCCGCTTCGGCGGCTAGCTAACGCACGGCGGCAACGGCCTAACGTTGCACTGACAAACAAGCCGACCGGGTGCGAACAAGTTCCGACAGACGGTCAGGTAAAAAAGCACCCTGACGCCCGCTAGGCCATCATGAACAAGCGAATCGGATAGCAAAGCATAAGGAGAAAAGCCATGAAGCGATAATGACTATAAGATGAGCCGAATTCGGAGGCAAAACCGATAAGGCGGCAACAGCCTGAGTTGCAAGGATCGGCGGCGTAAGGTGCTTTATACAAGGTGATGCTGCGTCTTGGCGGGTGAAAACCTTGCACGATCCTTTTTTTGTTTGTTTAGTTTCTGTTTTGAAAGGGTTGATATGTACAAGTTCTGTTTTTCGGTATTGGTTGCTCTAACTTCATGTGTGACCGCAGCGGCACAAACTCCGTTTCCTGTGCGATACGTTGACGTGGGGCAAACGGCGCGTGTGCCTGCCGGTGAGTACGTCTTGAGTCGCGAGACGGTGGTTCGAGGGGGAACCCTGATCTTGGAAGCTGGCGTAAAAATCAAAGTACAATCGGTCGGTCGCCCCTTGCAAATGGCAGGCGGGGTCTTGGAGATTCAAGGCACAGAAAGCAATCCTGTAGTGATTGAACCCGACGCAGGCCACACCTGCGGTCAAATTCTGTGCTACTTTGGAAATGGCTCGCGCCCAAAGCTAAGCGTAAGCCATCTCGACTACAGCACCACCAAGGCGTCGGCTGGCACATGCTTCGTGCTTAGTGCCACCGATTTTAGTTTCTTCGACAGTGCGATCTACAGTGCATCGGCAGGATCGCCGAGGCGAGGTTGCATTCAAGCCGGAAACGATTCGCAAGGCATCGTTTCAAATTGCATTTTGGAATGCCTCAAGGAGCCGAACGTAGTAACTTCTGGCTTGATTATCGGCAACGGCACAAGCCAAACCGATAAAGTGGTGGCAAATAACATAATCGCTATCAATTGCTCAAATCCCATTAACATCAACAATAGAAACGCAGTGGGATTCAGCGTAACGATTGAGTAGCCTGAAACGGCGGCAACGGCCTAAGTTGCTAGGATCGGCGGCGTGGACAACGACACGCGGAAAGCTATGCAAAGCCGAAACGCATAGACGCAACGGATTCGGAACAGATCGAATACCGCCAAGTATAGATAGCAGGTGTAATTCCTGCCCGATCCTTTTACGGCGAAGGCCGTGACGCGCGACACCTGCCTGTTGAGTGGTGTGGATGCCAGAGCACTGGCGAGGATCGGCGGCGTGGTTACACGCTCGACGGAGGAGGAGGGAACCGGCTGAGGCCGACCGATACGCGAAAGCTGGTAGTGCGTTCCGCAGGTGAAAATCCTGCCCGATCCTTTGGGCCTTGTCAGCCTAGGTTGCTCTCCCCGAATTGGAGAGAAGATCGCGGTCAAGCGTCAGTGACTAGACGCAAGATCAGGAATGCGATCAATGCTGAGAATGCCAATCTCAGCGAGGGTCGGCGGCGCGATCTACCGCACTGGGAACCAGGGCCGGAAGGTTACATTCTCAGGAACGTAGACAACCCAAGCAGGTGCGAATCCTGCCCGATCCTTTTCGGAGCGGTACGAAAGAAAGATAGTGAAAGGTGAGAAATGACGCCAGATAAGCAACCGCTTGTGAGGCTGGTAAACTGGATCGGCGGCGTGGATAGTGAACACGCGGAGCGATAGGCGGTGTCTGAGTGCGATTTGAAGCCTGCCGTGCTAACGCTTGCCCAATAGCAGGTGCGAATCCTGCCCGATCCTTTCACGCAACATTAGAAGCGGGGACTAGCCGCGAGTTGCGGAAAGCTAGTCGAGGTGCGAGTCGTCCCTCTACAACCAAACGATAATTGCCTAACCCACAGGGACCAAAACCTGAAGGCGCAAGAAAGGGTACAGCCGGAGAGACGGCGAGGATCGGCGGCGCGGGACCACTGAAAAGTAATCCGCGATGGTGCTCGAAGAGAGGTCTAACATGTTCGAATCATGGCCGGTCCGCTTAGTTATTAAGGCGTGCTTAATAACTGGATGTTTATTGGTTTGTTTTGAAGGACTTTGGTTATGCGTTTTGTTTGTTTTTTGGTGTTAGCCTTAGCAAGTCCTTTGGCTTCGGCGCAGACACCGCTACCGGTTCGATTTGTTGCGGGCGGTCAACCCGCGACGGTTCCCGCTGGCAACTACCTGCAGACGCAAGAAGTCAGCGTCCGCTAGTCGTGAATAGGCGGTAATAATTGTCGCAGGAGCGACTTGTTTATCTAAAACATAAACAAGTTTCTCCTGCAGCTTCTTTTCTTTTCCAACGTCGCAATTCCCACGACTTTTTTTTAGCTATTGGCCATGGATTATAACAAAATCAAACGTTTAGACCGCGCAACGGGCTCGTGCCACGACCACGTGGTTTGGTTTATGCTGTGGCTCGAACACTTGAATATGTTCTCCGAGTCGCAAGTTTACGATATAATTAAATTCGTAGGTACGGGCACTTTGGTCGCAATCGAAGCACCTTGGCTTCCGTCGCACGCGACTTGCGTTTTCAACGTCGTCGTTTGCGACAGTCGCTGGGTCACTTTCTCCGGCAACGTTTCCTTCTGGGATACGGAGACCGCCGAAGAAATTAAAACTCTGCCGCAGCCTGCAATCACGCATGTTACTTGTGACTTTACCGCCTTACTGCAGCGAAGAAAAAATGGATCAAAGAGCAACATCGACGTTACTTCAGACGCTCATCAAGCAAGCTAATAGTTCGACAAGCCAGCCGCAAGTCGCCAAGCTGGCTCAGCGAACTTTGCTTGCGGCAGAGGAAGCCTACGCCACGCCTTTGATCCTGCTTGTGCTAGATAAATACGACACGGACGCCCTTTCCTGGTCCCCTGCAACCATAAGAATGGAGTTAGAGCAGGACTTTCAGTTGAAGTTGCCGAAGATCACGCTAGATAAAATCATGGCGGCGGTGACAATTTTGACTACGAATTACTTCTACAAAGACGTAACGCGATTTGTCGAAATCTGCAATATACTGTCCGGTGACGATTTTCAACCGAACGAGTTTGAACCGGCTGACGCCGGTGAGATGTTGGTCGGAATTACGGAAGCTCTGCTGCTGTATCCCCCCAACGACGATCCCGAAGACACCGAGTTTTCGGCTGAGATTCAGGAGTACATCAAACAAGTACTCCGCGAAGAGGGTATTTTGAAACCCTTTGACGTCCTGAGGTTTGCGATGAGTGACGACAGCGCAAGCAAAGTAGACGCAGACTACGCTGACGACCCGGAAATGTATTCGGCTATCTACAAAATGCAACAGGGCAAGACAGGAGATCTGCGTACGATTTACCTGGAAAATATGCGGGGCTTGATGGATCAACTGCGTATGTTACCATTGAGCAACGGTTCAACAGAAGTTGTAGTACGTCAGCTGCAACAAATAGTATCCTTATCGGGAGCAGAAGAAGAATGAAGATGCACACTCTTTTAAAGTTTGCGGTTTTAGTCGTTATCGGTACCGGTTTCGCGAAAGCTCAAGACTGCAACAACGGTACCTGCCGTCAACCTGTTCGAAACACGGTTACCGCTGTGGCAACGCCAGCATTCGAAGTGGTTGAGACCGCCGCGCACGCTGTCGAACACGTTGCACAAACCACAGTGCAAGTCGCAACATGTGCTACGCAAAAGACGATTGCGGTCGCAACCCGCCCAGCGAGACGAGTATTGACGACACGGCGAGCTCGTTGCTGCCGTTAGTCTAACATCCTTCAACGCGTGACCACCCGGCTGGATTTCTAGCCGGGTGGTTTTTTTATGGAGTCAATATGAGCCATTTAGTGAACGGTTTTTGTGTTAAAGATATCACGGCATTGAGCCAAGTGGTCAAAGAGCAGTGTCCGAGCCTTGAGATGGTTCAAGGTACAACTTATCGCACGTGGATAACCGACAACGGCAGACTGGTCGGGGATCATCCGCTGCCTGGATTCTACCAGCTCATCCTGGCAAAGGATCTCGAGAAAAGTGGAGTCGACCTTGCAGCCATTGCAAGCAAGATGGGCGTAAAGCTGCCGGCCAATCTTTCTGAACTGGAAAACAAACCTTGGAATCTATCCGCACAGCAAAAGCTTCTGCGGGACGATGCAGTGTTGAAAGCGTACAACGACATTGTCCAAAATCGAATGAGTAAGGATTGTCAGTACGTTATCCGCTACAAGCCTAACGAAGGAAAGAAGAACGCTTACGAGATCGGCGTTGTTCCTCATCCGTTTCGCAAGGGCGAATTCGTCCTGATGACGGACTTTTTCCAGCAAGGCAAAGGACTGCTGGAGGCCGAGGGTCTTGGTAGGTATGAATCGATAGCGGGCGTGGATAACTGGGCAAACCAGCTCAAGCAAGGTTACGCCGCGAGAGCCACCGAGAGAGTCATACAACAACAAATGGCCATGGGCAATCCTGCCTATGGTCAAGTCACGCGTGTCGCGATGCCTGACGGCAGGTTAGTTTATCAAGTGAAAGGCCGCTAAGCATGGAAAAGACGATTACAATCACCATCCAACCGGACGGTCAAACAAGCATCGAGGCGAGCGGGTTTACCGGAGGAAGTTGCGTGAAGGCCACGCAGCCGCTCAAGGAAACGCTTATCGGCGAAGCTCCGGCGACTCAAGTTTTGAAACCTGAGTATCACATACCTCAACCTCATATCGCCGAAAGAATGAGACAGTGATGTCGGACTGGTTTAAAAAGCTGCAAGAACGCATGAAAAAAGATAACAAAGACGGGGCAGTCGATAAACAACAGTTTGTCGACTGCCCCATTCGTCAAAAAATGCTCAACGGATTGCCAGCAATACGAAAAAGGCTTATGGAGGACAAACGATTTCGGTTGGTGGCCGAGGTCAATCACGTAGATAACTTCGTGCTAGTCGCTCGCCACAGGTTAATCGAAGATTTAATGTCGCTGATAATCGACGACCTATGCGAATCGTCTTCGAAAAATGACAAGGATTGGTGGCACTCGGGTTTTTCGAACAGCGAGGTAACCTCGTCCAGGACGCCTGATCACCGCGAAATCTACGCAATAGCCGGAGATACTGCGACCTCTGTTTACTACGAATTAAATGGAAGGCGACAAAGTGGAAGCTGAAAAAGTAGAAAGCTGTAAGCCGCAGCGTCCATCGTGCGAAAGCTGCGTATTTGCTGCGCAGTTCAAACATCCCGGGGAGCAGCCTGCGTCGCCCCCTACGATCGTTACCCGCAGGTTCCTTTGGTTCAAGTGGCAATCCCGCGTTGACTGGGACATTGCGCTGATCGCCGACGTGCGGCTTGAACGCTGGAAAGCGGAGCTGGAAAAGCACAACAATCGTGTGCTTTGCTGCCGCTATCCTGCACAGATTGAAAAACGTAAAAACTCTCTTTGTGGTGAATACATACGGGAAGAAGAAAAACATGCTTAAAACGATTTTGAAGTATTTGGCGTCCGGTCAGGCAGGAATTTGCGTAACCTCGGTTGAACCGGAGGACGTGCACAACGAACTACTGGGCTACGCCCTTGAACACGCTCAGGTCGCTGGACCCGAAGGCATTATTCTGCTTAGCTGGGATGCTGTCGACGGTTTGACGGACATTCAAGGTCGCGAAGTAAAAATCGAAGAGGGTCTTACGCTTGGAAAGACATCGCTATACAGTTCGCTCGACTACGCGATCAAAAATGCTCGCAGTCGTATTTCGCTTGAACAAGAAGGTATTGCCGCGGAAAACATGGCGGACGACATGGTGAAAAAGCTTGTCCTCGTTGTGCGCAATTACGACAGACACTTGTTCCCCAGCGGCGCGGCCAGTGGTCAAGTCGACCCGCTTATTTTGGCTCAAACGCAAAAGCTGATCGCCGAAGGGCAAAACGCTCGAGTTTTCTTGATTGCTCAAACGACGCCCGGGTTCGAGCTACCCTACGAGTTGGTAGAACATTTCGAGGTTTTGCAGCACAACTTGCCTGACGAAGACGAAAGGGAAGACTTGTTGCACGCACTTGACGCCGAGTCCAAGGTGGAAGCGACGACGATTGAAGCCATTGCAGGTTTGTCTCGAGCCAAGATCCAACAGTACGGCGCTGAGTCGCTTGCCGAAAAGGGCGTCTTTGATCCGCCTTTCCTTTTTCACAAAAAGGCGATGCACTTGAGTCGCAGCTCGAAGCTGGACGTGTGGTCTCCGTCGTTTCAACAGGCCATCAAGCTGTGGCCGGAGGAAACCGTTGAGGAACTTCGCGATGCCGTGGACGTCACGCTACTAGCCGAAGAGTATCCGTCGCAACAAGAAATACGCGCACGTATCAGCTTTACGCAAGGAGGCAAGAAGTCTGAGCATTGGCTGGACCCGATGCTCGTGACGGACTTCAACAAGCTTTACCGTCCCGAGAGGAACTTCTACACCTTTGACTCGATTATCGGGCTGACGGGTTTGAAGTCGTACCTTAAAAACGGCTTTAGCCCGGAGGTTCCCGATCGCTCCAAACTGCGACACGTTCTCATGCTCGGTGTTCCAGGTACCGGCAAATCGATGACCATGAAGTGCTGTTCCGGCGAATTTCATTTACCTTTGTCCTCGATGCAAGCTAGCAACTTGTATTCGAAGTGGGTTGGCGACACCGACAAAATCCTGGCGAACATGCTTCGAACGGTGGAAGAGATCGGCGGTATATTGGCTATCGACGAATTTCAAAGATTTCTTCCGCAAGGTGGAAGTTCTGGCGAAGCCGGAGGATTGGAAAACCGCATGTTGGGAACGCTGCTGACCTGGTTTAACGACCAGAACAGTACGGTTATCCTTTCGGCGGCAAACAACATCGCGCATCTTCCCGACGAGATCACGCGGTCCGGTCGCGTCGATGCCCTGTTTTTCGTCGGCTTCCCCGGAAGCGAGGCGAAGAACCACGCGTGGGAAATGTACATGGCAAGGCACGATCTTCAACCACAAGAACTTCCGAAGGATCAATTCTGGACACCGGCAGACATCGCAGCGTGCTGTCGGCTAGCTGAAATGCAACGCGTACCTGTTGCAACCGCCGCTAAGTGGGTAACACCCTCTTACGAGAAGAACAAAGAACAAATGGATAACTTGTTGGGATGGGCCGAGGCCGCCGGCTGCATCTGTGCTGAGACGGGCGAACGCTTCCAGAAAAAGGCAGCGATGGACGCAGTAAATTGCGTGAAGCAACGCGTCGTACGAAAAGTAACACGAGCAAAGGAATAATCCAGTGGAAAACCAAGTCACATATCTTACCATCAAATACACGGTCGGCTGGCTACCTTCGTCACTCGGTCTTACCGAGCAGGCAAAGGCCGTACTGGCCCGCGAACAGAACGTCGACTCCAAGGTGTTGCGAGGATCTTATGCGATCCTCGGTGCTTCTAACGACGAGCTCATCAAGGAAGGAGCAAGTTTACGCCGACTTCTCAACATCATCCGGGACGAATACACCATTCCGGAGTACACCTTGGTCGGAACTGCCGCAGACACGGAAAATCTGAAACCAGAAAAGGTTCCGGGCTCTTACCTGATCGAGGCGGCGAGGTTGGACGATTTTCTTTCACGATTCAACGCCATGCGGGACCAGTACCTTGCGTGGGGTAAGCGTGTTGCTTCGCCAGAGAATTACGAAAAGATTCGGGAAAGCGACCGCATAAAACTCGGTAAGGACTGGGCGGTTGTCGAACGCAAATACCCGACTGCCGAGGAAATCGCGGACGCGATCACTTGCGACGTGCCGCGAATTGAGCAGTACAATGCGACAATAACCGTGGACAGTCTGGCACCTGCGACAAGCGAAAAGCTCCGCGTACAGGCCGAACAAAGGTTGCAAGCTTCGGTCAACGGTGCGGTCGGCGAGCTCGTCTTTGAGCTTAAAGAAATGGTTGCAACCGTTGCTCGCAACTGCGGGAAACGCATTCGACTGTCGCCCCCGATCGACGGCCAGTACGCTAGTTTGCGTGACGCCGAGGTTCGCGAGATCCTACGGAACAGCGATAACTCGGAGATACCGCCAGGATACGTGCAAGTTATTGTGCAGCAATGCGTGCAGAACGGCAAAGGCGGTTTCAAGCAGACAGGCAAAGAACAAAGTGTTTTGCTTACCGAGCAAGAATACTTGGCTTTGAAGCCTTACGAGACCGACGAGCACCGGACCCTGACGCAAAGCGGTTTCAGCAATTTGCAATGGCTTGCGGATAAAATCTCCTCCGTCAAGAACATGCTGGGCGAGGAAGGCAAACCTGTTATCGATCTCGCCAAAGAAATCCAAGACACACTCTCCGGCATGGGCAGCTCCGCAGACAGCGTCACCCGAAACATTCGGGACAACAGCTATGCTCGAGCTACGGCGAAACAAACCTTCACCTCGCTTCTTAATCGAATTACCGAAAAGGAAATCGAGATAAGAAAAGTGCAAAAGGTCGGACGAAAGATTGATCGAGCATGCGCATAATCATCCATCCTGACGGGAAAATCGAGAGCTTGGAAAACGAGATAACGCAGGCTCTCGGTTTGACGGATCGAAAGCGAGTCAGCCACGTCGAACCTGCAAACCGGTTTCTTCGCTTTGCATTCCGGATGCTACGAAACCGCGTCCGCGACGATTCAAAAATAGCTTGTTGGACTAGAACTTGGCGCTGCCGCTGGCAAGCCAACATTTTTGACGGCCCCACGCTAGGACCGTACGCTCGGCGGCAAGATGCTATTGCCGCTGAGATTGAATTCATCGAAGAACGATTACTTGGAGAAACACATGGGTTTAACGCCGTCGGATGCGACCATAACGCTAGCGGATCTGGTTGCTACGATCAAACTGCTGGAAAAGTTGAAGGAAGATTTTGAAAAGAGGGAATTGAAGTTGCCGCCGCAAGCCGTAAGCGGCAAGATCGTCCTTGGTGTCGACTACCATCTAGTCAAGGCCGAGCCCGGTTCCGCGTGCCCGCCATTTAAGCTTGACCAACACCTCGCCCCGACGATTTTGCTTTACGCGCAGTCGCTGGACAGCGGTAGCAAACCTCGCGAGAGTCTTGAGTGGCTAAGTAACCTCTTCGGTGACAGCGGTGTTATGGGTACACTGATAAAGGCAAGCAATCCAGTACCTGTCAACCCGCTGATCGAAGCACACTTTAAGGCGGAGGTTGAGAAGTGCAAGGTAAGCTTCCAGACAAAAAGCGGTAAGCAGCCGAAAGAAGGCAACACCACAGTGAGCGGAACCGTGCGGTATTTGGAAATGGCGGATCCGGCTAACGCTGGCACCAGAAAGAGGTAATTGAAAATGGAAGGTAGCGAATTGTGCTCCGGTATTAGTTGCGGTTTTAGAGAACATTGCAAACGGTACCAGCCGAAAGCAAAAGGTCAAAAGGGATTAAAACCGCCAGGGTCGCTACCTGTGTCTTGTTCAAACTTTGTGCCAAGGACAAGTTACGGTAGCTGCTCACCTGGTACTGGTGAGCAGCTCTTTTGTGAAAAGAAAAATGAAAAATCTTAGTTTTGAGGAATTTGCTGCCAAGTACTGCGAGACGCAGCAATCGACTCCGGAAAGCCTGGCAGCAGTTCTCGAGTCCCAGGTCAATAAGTTTCAGCCGACAGGTTGGTTCTTGAGTCAATGCGAAGACATGTGTTCGTGTAATTTTGGAAACCAGGTAATCCTTCCGTACGGCCCGTCCAACACTTTCAAAGAGATACCCGCGAACAGGTTAGTTAGACCGCACACAGGATCCGGCTGTACGTATTCCGTTGTAGCCAATTTACCCGTAGGAGAGTTCAATGCAAGGTAAAGAACATGTGCGACTGGAAGGCACAGTAAAGCGAATGACGCACAAAGCCGTGCTTGTGGCCTTGACGTCGCCAAAGGTCAAAGAGATCTGGATCCCGTCAAGTCAGTTGAAAGACACGGACTGCCTGGCGGAAGGGGACGAGGGCTACTTCGTTATTCCGCAGTGGCTGGCTGAAAAGAACGATCTTTTGGAAGACGAGGAAGACGACGAGTGAAACAAGGAAACACGAAACTTGGTAAATCGATTTGGCAGTGGAGCTTAATCGCCGGCCTGGAGACTATCTGTATTGGTGCTACGTCCGCCTGCCTGAAAGTTTGCTACGCCATGCGAAACCACTACAGGTACGAACCGGTTCAAGACAGCCTCTACAAAAATTATGAGCTGTCGCTAACCGACTTCTTTGTCGGTTTCATACTGGGTTGTTTGTTTCTATTCAAAATTCGAACCGTCCGCATACATGCTTCTGGGGATTTCTACAGTCCGGAGTATGTCAGAAAGTGGACGGAGATCGCACAGTGTAGGCCTGACGTTACATTTTACGCCTACACTCGCAGCTGGCGAAACCGAGACGGCAGTTTAAACGATCCGATGTTGCAAGCGTTCACCACTTTAGCCGCGTTACCAAACGTCCGGCTGTGGTACTCTTGCGACAAGGACACCGGAGAACCGCCATTGACTTCGCATGTTATGCGATGCTACCTGCAGGGCAACGACGAGGACACCCCGAGCTACGATGTCGATCTCTTTTTCCGCAATTTGCGAAAGAGTATCGTCAAACGGATTAAGGGTAAGATAGTCTGCCCTGTGGAAAACGGTGCTACGTCGACAACATGTAGCGCTTGTAAGTTGTGTTACACTCCGGTCTTGTTACACCGGATAAACGCAAAAGTTGTCAAAAGTAACTCGGATATCGGTTCAAGCGGTTTAATCGATTCCGTCTTTTCAAACGACCGCAAATGTAAACAGGAATTTAAACAGGAAGAAATTGAGAATGAAAACTGCATATCCGACAAACAACAAGCCCGCAAATCGCCCAAGCCGAAAAGCCGTCGGCAACACGGAAAACCAAAGTCCGCGAAATCCAGGTGTCCGCGTCTATTCGCTGGACGGTAAGCTGATTGCCGTGTACGGTCAGGCTAACCACTGGTGGGCGGAAGAGGTTCGCGCAAAATACTACGACGAGAACGGTAGACTCGGCACAATGGCCGCGGCTGAGCTCGCACGCTGGAAGTACATGGCAGAACTTGTTGACCTGCCCCGTCGTACGACTTCACACGAGGCCGAGCCGCAAGATTCGCAAATCCCTTATGCTATTCGACTGCTCTGGGGCATCCGCAACTCCGAAGATTTGAAAAAGGCCCTCTCAAGTCATCGTTGCGGGCAGTGCGAAGATTGCCGAAAATTCGGCGACAAGGGTAGCAACTGCGAAGACCGTAGACTTCTACGGACGGTAGCGATCGAGCACGGCTTCAAGCCCGCAGGTGTCCGTGCTCGACCCAAGTCGCTCATTCGCCGCTAGTAAGCGGCGGCTGCTTTCTCTAAATCCACATCCGCCAAAGGACTGCTTGCGACTTTCGACCGGGCGGGAAATTGCCCGGCTGATTTCAAAAGCTTTTCAAGCAGTTCTGCGTCGGGTTTGGGTAACGTGTGAGCAATAGCCGCCAGTTTTTCAGGATCAACTTCCAAGCCGACGCATGACTCTTTTGCGAATTCATCGCCCAAGAATTCCACAAGGTCTTGCCTTGCCAGTTTTGCAAGTTGATCCTTTCCGTAAACATTTCCGGTCTGCAGCTCGCACATATCGTCGCAAGCTGCAGCCGCCTTGGAGAACGAGACTGCGAAAACGATATCCTCTGGACGAGGTATTGCTTCCGTGTACTTTCCCTTCAACCCGATGGCGTAATCCATCTCGTCGATAGTTGCCGCCAGTTTTAACGCTGTGTCCCGGTCGAGAAACACCTCGGGTCGCTCATTGATTACCTCCGCTAACTTTTCAATGCTGTCACGGTGTGTTTCGCTCTTAGCGAGCAGCGCGCGTGCGTACAAGGCGCTTTGCACTTTCGACAAATCTGGAAGACCGTAACCGGCTTGCTTTTCAAGTTGGTCTGCTACAGCATTCCCGAGATCGACTCCGCAAGCCGCAGCTTTAGATAAAATCTTTCCCGCAACGACGCAACGGTCTTCGAAAATAAAATTGTCCTTGTTTTCATCGAGCCAGGCTGCTGCGGCTTTGATCTCGTCCGCGTCGGTCAACGGGTAATGCCTTTCAACGATGAAGTCCTGTCCCTGCTTTGTTTTGTAAACGTATGCGTAGTCGCTGTCGTCCAGCGACGGCGACGCAACTTCTTTGCTGAGAACTTTGTCGCAAGCAGCTTTAACCCCATGGTATTCAGCCGCCTTCCGCAGGTTTTCTTCGATCCTTTTCTGCTCATTAAGACTGAATGAAGCACGCTTAATCTGAAAATAAGCCGAGGAAAGCCAAGTTGCAGCCGCCGTGTGACAAGGGTACCTTAAACTATGTGGGTAATCCGCATACGCAGTTTTCGCTATGTATGCAGTGTTCGCCACCGTGTCCATTTCCGCTGTCTTGACGAAGTCCGGAAGTTCGAAAGTTTCTGCGACCTTGATCAAGCCAGATTTGTTTTTATCGTTGGTAGGGTCAAGTACAGGGTAAGTCATCGTGTCTAGTCTCCTCGACATTCACTCCAGTTTAACGTATTCCGTGATAGCCCCCTACATAGGGCTAGAGCCTTTTGACATATACACGGCTGCGGGAAAGTGCCCGTATTGCGGTGAAAACTCTTGGAACATCTACCAAGATAGCAGATATCTGGAAGAATCGCACTACTGTTCTGATTGCAAAAAAGCCGGGACCGTGCTGGGTCTTGCGGCTTCGCGGCTTAAAATGTCTCAAGTCGAGACGATTAAATATCTGTACACCAAGCTTGAGTACCAAGTGCCGGAGAAATTCGTAACCGATTTTGATCGCGTGCAGAACCGGCAAGATCGGGTTAACACCATCTGGCAAACAGCCCAGAATGAAATGATGAAGCCGACTTCTCCCGGCCTAGAACTGCTGCATTACTACGGTTTGCGACCGGATCGCATGAGTCGCGAAAGATTTTTATCCGGTCCAGGTTCGCTTTTCGGCACGATCACCGGCAGCGAAATACGAAAACTTTTTCTGGAACCACAATTTAGGACGCACAAACGTGCAATACTCGTCGTTCCGTGCTACCGAAACCCTAAAGACATTGGCTATGTAACGCTTACAACGCAAGACGGCGAAATTGCGCCGGGCGTCAAACTTTGCATCAGTGACATAGCGTTTTCTGGGCTTCAGCTGTTGCATCGCTTCCAAGCACCATTCGTGATTGTAACATCGATGATGACAAATTATTTGCAGTTACAAAACATGAACTTCACAACTAGCGACGTGCCTTTACCGATGTTCGGTTGGACAAAACCTGCAAGGTCCTTTTGCAAGTCACAATGGTGCATCGCTGAGGGTAAATTACCTATCTTTTGGGAAAAGTATCCTACCCCCATAATCCTGCACCAGGCGATGATGCTCGGGGCTAAGCTGTCTTTTGTCGGTCCGGAACCGCTTCGAAGGCAGAACGGGCAGGTGTCTCGCGAGAATTGGAACAGTTGGCTGCGGCACGATCCGCCTGCAGATATAGTGCGACGAATCGCCAACAACGCCAAACCCTATGAAAAAGCCTTGTCGGACTGGCTTAAAACCGCATCACACGACAAAAAAGCTCAGTTGATGGCCGACTGCGATAACTACGGTGAAAGCGTTTCAAAGCTAGTTCGATCGCACCTGGACCCGAACTTCAAGTCCTCTTTCTCTCGTCGCGTGAACGTCCCAACGCGGCACGGCGCCGGTAACCGGTTTACGCACGGACACACCGTTGTCGTCGAGCGTGACGGCAAGTGGTTCAACTTGCAGAATGTTGTTAAGTTTCCAGGGACACTTCGCGTAAGCCACGTGGTAGTGCGACCAGACGGCGAGAAGGAACACGTCGGAGTTTTCAGGATAAACAGGACTGAAATACCTTTTCGCGTCGAAGAAAAGAAAGGAACTCTTCGGTATTTCGTTGAGCTGGCACTTTCCAACGAGATACCTGTTTTCCTGCCGCACGAGGCACCCCTTTGGACGATGAGAGCTTGCGAAAGCTTTGAACCTTTAGCCGTAGCTTGTCGAATTGAGGAGCCGCAGATAGTGAAAGGTTTGGACCGCATTGGGTGGGATCCGGAAGGCTTTCAACTATACGGTACAAAAGTCGTCAAGGGCGTTTTCAAGACGACGCCGCCTTATACCTTCTCGGACGCGGTTCCTGGCCCGCGCCAGAGTTATTGCAAACTGACGGAAGACGTACAAGAGTCACTGCAGAAACCAGGGCCTGAAATGGAAATAGTCTGGGCGACAGCGATAGCAATGTGTGCGCAGATTACGGCCAGCGTTGGCAAGAAGACTCCGCACGGTGTCGCCATTACGCGAACGGAATACGACTCGTTTCTGCACCAGCTGTTTGTTCGTTTCGACTTGCGAGAAGGACCCTTGGGACCGTGGAAACACCATTGGCCGCGTAAAGTAGAGAAACTAAGCGTGGCGGTTAAAAAGTGTGCCGACAACTATTTTGTGGCTTTTAATGACAAGCCCGGGGCGTCAGAAGTTGTCGAGGTTTATGCCGAAGACGAGAACCTTGAAGCTCGCCTATTGTCGCACAGTGCGGACAAGATAGCGATAAATTACTTGAAGCACTTTACACGGCAAGAGCTTCCCAAGGGTGTTCGGATGTACAAAGGCTGGTTAGATCTTACACGCAAGCTTTTCGGCGAGTTGTTCGACTTCGTACCTTGCGAAATGTTGGACAAGGCTTATTGCAGGTTGAAAGTCAATTCCTAGCTGCGTGATAATTAGATAAGCTGCAAACGCACATATCGCTCAGTACCAGTCCATGTCGCGAACACCCTGCGTCGAGGCTACCACATCCTCGCTTAGGGATATGTCCTTGTAGGCGGAAAGGTCCGGAAATCTTCCGGCCATTTGGAACAACATCATGGAACCCATCGTGACGGCTTGCGCGAAATCGTCGGGACCGGCAGGGTCGCGTAGAATCTTATAAGTGTCGCGACCAGAGGCCGACTCGCTTTTGTCTTCTATAAGATTCAAAAAGTCGTGAAGCAGGCCAACGTCGTCCGAACCTCGGTAATCGTATTCAAAGAACCGCAACACCCCGCTTTTCACAAACTGGCAGCAGTAGTTTAACGCTCTGTTCCGGTCCATCGCGTAATGCGCACGCGGATGCTTTTCGGTTGCGGGCTTGAAAACGATCAAACCGCCCTTAGCCGGTCCGGTATATGCCACAGGTAAAATGCGGTCACGGGGTAGCCCTTCTTGAACGAGCAGCGTCTCGCGGACGGTACCTGCCCCGGTGTAATCGTGCACAACGTGCGAGCAGCGGAAAGCCGACATGATGTTCAGAATCAAGCGAGCCTCCCTCTCGTGTTCGTGTGGATGCAGACTGCGGTAACCGTAGATAATGTCGACTCGTCCGTCCGGGCAAAGCCCGCACACGGCTATCGAGGTATAAGACTGCAGCGCAAGGTCGCTCTTACCGTTGCTTACGCCGCCCCCACCCCAGTCGACCGAAACAAAACGATACAGGTAGCTGTCGATGTTCGTCTTCGCCGTTTCAAGCGAGTTTCTCCAAGGTAAGCAGGCGGCACGCTTTAGGTCCGTGATGGTAACAAGCTTACTGCCACTGTCCCACGACTCGCCGCACACCTCGTTGTAAAAAACGTGAATGGGCGTGTTTCCTTTACCGTCCCGCTTGTCAACTAGCGTTTGCCACTTTTCGCGGTTCGCGTAGTGCATTGGCATGATGATCTGCGGCACGTGGTAGCCTGCAAAGCTCCATCGTTTGTCCCCGTAGCGGTGCAGCCATCGGCCCGTTCCGCCTTGATAGGCAGGTCTAGGATTGATAGGTTTTGTGCATTTAGCACAACTGACGCCAGGAGACGTTTCGCTAATATCATCCCGGACGGGACCTATCATCTTAAGTAAGTCGTACTCAAGCGACGGTATGTTCCAGTGGCCGCAACCCCCGTGCGGGCACTTTATAATCCACTCGGCCATGGAGCTATCGATCCAAAGCCTTTCGATCGTGTTGTCAAGCGTCTTTGGCGTTCCCGCGTACTGTTTGATACCCCAGCTACGCGAAGCGGAAATGGTTTCGTGGATGATCGGTAAAAACGAAATATCCATGTCCTGGATTTCATCGATACAATTCTTGTCGGCAGAGATACCCCGTGTTCTTTCAGCGTCAAGGTAGGCGAAAGAGAAAAGCATTTGCGACCGGTTTTTAAACGATCGTTGCAGCACGTTGTTTACCGTTTTCTCGTCAGTGAACAACTTGCCAACGGGGCTGGTTTCAATGAACGGGGCAACGTAGTTCTGTGAAAAACGCCGGATCATTTCGAACAACGGCGTAAGAAAAAGCGTGCTAAAATACGGAATACAGTTTGAGAAGAGGACGCCTTGCGCCGCAAGAGACGTGCTTTTTGACACTTGTCGACCTGTCTTTAGCAGCGTCGTCCTCGCCATTCTAGTTCTAAAGAAAGGAGCAAAAGGAAAGTGATCGTGTAAATGATAAGGTTTGCCACGGATGGAAAGCAGTAGTGGTAGCAAGGGCTGAAGCGTCGGATAACCTGACGACCTCAGCATAAATGCCGCCAAGTGAAGTCTACGATCCAGCTGGTTTTTTAACGCCGGTGATCTGTAGCCCATCTCCCGTGCGACGGCTGTCAGCTTGTTTTCGCTGATTATGTACGGGTCGTGTGCCTGTTCTTCCGCCAAAACCTGGCTGGAAGTTTTTCTGGCGTTTTTGATTTGATCGTAGGAGGATGTCATCTTGAAGTTAAGCGATACTGTGTTTGACTTACTGTCCCTCACAGCCAAGAGTATAATCGGAGTAGCGGCCCTAACCGCCAAGTTGGTGATTCTTATTGGCGGCGGCTTATTAGCTGTCGTGATGAGAATCAATGATATGGTTTTCAGTTCGACGGACAAAGAGTAACTAGCAGCGGGGGAGGCCACATGCCTACCAGAAGTTCTTTCGCCTACAGCCGGAGAAAACAATTGCGACCGTTAAATTGGCCGTCGCCTAGATTGGCTCCAAAACAGTTGCTGATCAATCAAACCGAGGTCCCGAGCGGTAAACCTTTGGAGGAATTGATAGCAGGCGAAGGGGCGCCCCCCTCTGATCGAGTTAGATTAAATAGTTGGTCTCCTCCGATCCCTTCGGAGGAAGATGGTAATGAATAAAACGATAGCGGTTTGGTTTCTCGGTTTACTGTGCACCGGTTGTTACCTGTGTGCTACGGGTGACATCGGTCTAGGCATCATGGCCTTTTTGATGCTTTTCGGTTCGTTAAAAATAGTAAACGGGTAAACCCATGGAATTGATCGTTGCAGCCTTGGCTACGTGGCAAATAATAGAGATATGGCATCACTCCTTACTGTTCGCCGGAAGGCGGGCCGTCGTGGAGACCTGGACAGGCAAACTCGGGGAACTCCTGGTTTGTTGTTTTTGCTTATCTCCCTGGGTCGCACTTTTGTGCGTCTTTATCTTGCAAATTCAAGGCACCGGGTTGGCCGTTTGGTTCGCTAAAGCCGTAATTATGGCTCTAGCAGCAGCCAGACTGGCCAATCTGGGCAACGATTATTTCTACACCGTCTGTCGTACTCCCAAATTTAGTATCGACGACTTGAACCTCGAAGAAAAAGGTCAAAAAGATGAGTGACAACAAGGCAACGCTAGCAAGAAATTTTAAACTGCAATCAGCGATGGCTGCCGCGGCGATGCTTGGTTACGGCGGCGAACTTATGCGCAGCGTTGGATCGCGTAGCGAACCAGCAACGCCTTCTCGCCCGTGCGTGAACTGCGGCAAAGAAAAGCAACACAACAACGCGTACTGCAGCAGAGATTGCTGTCGCAAACACAGGGCTAAGAAGAATTTTAGGTTTGCGTTGGCGTACGGCGTAGGTAGAACCGATTTCTACGTCGCAGAAGACGCCCAAACGGACTTGTACGATAGCCCGAGAAAGTAGCGGGTCGAAATGTCTGAAGAAAACAAATACTACGTTCATCCGCAAGAAACGTGGAGCAAAGCAGAGTGCGAAAAAAGGGCTAAACATTACGCCCGCGATGGTCTCGGGACCAAATACCCGTTTCCAGGTTATTTGGGTTCCTCTGCTTTCTCTCGCTCGCAATTCGGACGCACACGTTACAACGGCGGTTGCGTCATAGACGGGGAATGGTATGTGGGCGAGGAAATACCTTTTCCAGTAATTCACGCGGATTACGAGATAGTCGTTGTCCGCACATGGGGTTGGCGAATTAGAAGGAAAGAAAAAAATCGATGCCTAGCCCGTACAAACTGTGCAAAGAACGCTGGAGTAAGTGCATTCAGCATTTACCAAGCGTCAAGGAAAAAACCAAGCAAGCCAAACGTAAGTTTAGACAGCTCGAAAGAGACGCTTTGCGAAAAGGGAAAGAGCCTCCGGTTAGCATTTCAGCCGGGGAACGCTACTAGCGAACGCAAAGTCTAGCGTATTAATTTCTCGACCAATAACACGAGTTGAAACATGCGAATACCGGATGAAATAAAACAAAACATTTTGCAGCGACTAGGCTACAAGCGAGAGAAAAGCAGTGCCAACGCAAACCGTGAGCTGGTGGAGCGTTGGCGACACCGGGACTGTCGGCGGAACACCAAAAGCTCGTCGCTTCTGTCTGTTTGGAGACACATCGTTCGACACCGATTTGTAAAAGCCGATCGGAGATCCCGCAGTATTCGGTTTTGGTTGGACGAAGATTAAAAGAAAGAAGTTAAATGGTGATTCACATTGCAGCGAAAGACATCCGTGTTGGCGACGAGGTCTACAATAAACACGCTAAGCACCCTGCTTTCCAGTGGACAAGGGTGCGGGAAATCAAGCCGACACAAGTAGCCGTAACACTTGAAGGCGGAAGTGTTAAAGAAGTGGAAGGCTTCGAGTTCAACTGCGGAGCTTATACTTTCACGTTGACTGCCCGGGAAGGTTTTTCTGTCCGAAGACTCCCGGACGTTTCTTCATCTGTTTGTAATTATTGAAAGGTTAAACCTATGGGCTTGAGCATGATGTTTGCGGTTGCACCGCTGTGCGAGCTGACGGACGAAAGAAAGAACGCTTTGAAAGAGATTATTAAGACTCTTGACGCTGAAGACTTCGAAGATTGCGCCGCTTTTCTTTACGACGCTAACGTCGACGAAAAACGTGAACAACTTTTTGAATACGTTGTGGAGGTCTGCGAAAACCACGAACAGCCGGCGAAAGACGTGGGTTGGCTTCGCATAGATCCCATGAATTACCTTTTGGGTATCACAGGCGCCCCGTCGCACGGGGACTCGCCTACCGACTCGTACGACGCTTTTAACGCTGTTAGCTGCATCGAACAGGTTTTCGATCAGCTTATAACGTGGGCGATCGAAGATTTTAAGCGGTCTAGCGATCGGTCGAGTGAAGCCTCTGATTGAGCTAGCGAGACGTAATCTTAGACCATTGCGTGTTATCACAAGTACATAGTTGAAAGGAAACTGCGACGTGTCGCGACCGAAAGAGTACGACCCTCAGCAAGGGTATAAATATCAAATTTTTACTCGCCAAGCTTCTGGCGGCGAGAGAAGGTGGGAGCATTGCGACTACGCTGCAGACGTCAAAGAGCTCCGATACATTGTGCGAGAGCAGCGTACAGCTTATGGCCCGGATTTCAGGTTCCACTTTGTCAGACTTCCAAAAAAGTACTGGCCGCAGAAAAAACCTGCTTAACAACTTTTTGTTGCAAAACAGCACAACCTTTTAAAGAATTACACGATGTCAAAGTTTAAAGACTTGTCAGAGCTCCTAGCCCATTTTCAAATTGAAAAGTGGGATATTTTGCTCATTGGAGATGGTTCGGGATCGGCGACAGGGCCTTGCGGCTGGGGCTGTATTTCGATTGAAAAAGAAGGCTTAAAGCGTTCAACGTGGAGTGGAAACTTGAGCGAGGGCACTGTAAATGTTGCCGAGTACATGGCTTACATTCAACCGCTCATTCACTTCTCGCGGCAGCAAACAAAAGCTGCCAGCTGCAAGTACGTTCACATCTTCACCGATAGTCAGGTGGTTGCAACCGCCAGTCCCAGTTTTGTCTGCGGCAAGTTCTTGACCAACTTCCTGGCGTTCGGTCTTATCGTTAAAACGCATTGGTTGCCACGCGAAACGCTGCAAGGAAACAAGCTGGTCGACAAGATCAGTAAGTACGCTCGCGCCGACGCTAAAGGTGCTCGGTACGTTGAAAACGCCCTTTCCATAATGGGCAAGAAAGACATTTATGAAATCGAGCCTTCATGAACATTGAGGATCTTCTCGCGGAGTTAGAAAACCCCGGGAGCAAAAAAGAAGTTCAAGCCGCCACCAAGCAAGAAGCAGTACCTGAGGCATTCGGCCCGGTTTTAAAAACGCTACCGTCGCGATCCAAAGACACAGTCTGCGGTATATGTCGCAGAAAGCTGACACCCGGAGATAAAAACTGGTGCCAAACGACTGAAACAACCAACTACTGGTGGTGCTGTTCTTGCGTTAAATCTTAGATAGTGGCGGCAACAAACCCTTGAAAAATAAACAATGAAAGAAAATCAAAAAAAATTCGAATTATCGCTCACGGTTCAGTTCGATGTTGTTGATTCCAGCAAAACTGCCGATGAACGTGAAATTTTTATCATAAGATTGATAAGAAAAATTGAAACCACAATACGAAATTCAATCGCAAATCCGGCCCGTGAAGACGAAGGTGTTACAGCTGTAAGGTCAGTCCAGATCACGGGACTTCCTGAGTTGGTTCAAGACATAATGAAACTCGACGACGGGGAATAGAAATGACTTATCAAGATTTGCTTAATGCATTGAGCAAAATGACACCAGAACAACTGCAGTGTGACCTCACGGTTGAGGTTCCTGTTGATCACGGTTCTGTCGCCGCTTGGGGAAACGAGTGTTATCCTGCCGAATTGAAAATTTGCGAAGTGAACCACGGTGTATTGGACGAAGACCATCCCGTAATCCTTGTTAACAACTAAGAACCTTTTAGGTGTAGGAGCGACATGCTACCCAGATTCATTGTCACGTCCGAAGGTAATGACGTAACTACCTCCGTACGCATAACAAAAATTCAAAACGGCTTTATCCTTCGCACTGGCGGAAAGCCAATACACTATCCTGAAATTGGTGCCTTGGCGGACGCGGTTCGCGAAGGCATAATGGCTATTGATTGGGAGGAGGCAAAAGATGAACGAAGCGATCGAAAGCCTAAGAAATAGTCCGCACGCGTTAATCGTTTTTGCTTTTTTCGTTGCCGCAATATCGGCTCTAACGCTGGCCGCAGTGGAAAGAAAGGCGGACTGATGCTGCCGATCGAAGAATTTTATCCGTGAAAACACAAAACCTAACTTCGAGGAGTTCTCGTGATTTTAGCCAAAAGTGCAATTGAAAACGCGATCGAAAGCGGCGATATCAGCATAACACCGTACTGCAAAAAGCAGCTTGGACCGAACTCGTACGATCTTCGGTTGAGCAAATACATTGCTACAAGTACCAGACCTTTACTTGATGCCAGGGCAAAACCTGTTTTCGAAACCGAAACAATCTCGGAAGAGGGTTACTTGCTTTTACCGGGCCAGCTTTATCTCATGGCTACGCAAGAAGTAACACACACTTCCAAGTACGTTCCTTGCATCGAAGGCCGCTCCTCTATAGGCCGACTCGGAATTAACGTGCACGCCACAGCCGGTTTCGGGGACATCGGCTTCTATGGCACATGGACGCTGGAAGTCTCCTGCGTGATCCCTGTTCGAATCTACGCCGGAATGCGAATATGCCAAATTTACTTTTTCGAACCGCGTTTCTACGGTACAGCGCCAAGCCTTTACGACGGAAAATACGTTGCGCAGCAACTACCGCGTACAAGTGACGTGTATCTGGAGCAAGACGAGTGGTGCACCGTCGAATCAGCGAATATTGGAGGTTAAAGTGGTACACAAATGGCAACCCGGCGACAGGGTAACGCGAAACGTTTACATGGATGACGGGACTTTTAGTCGTGAAGGCGACAAGTGTTTACCGTTCAGCCCGAAATATCACGGTAAAGTGGTAAGACGCTCGCTGCACCGAGACGACGAGGTAGTTGTTGTTTTTGACGGAACAACTCGCGAGAAATGGTTTCTCGATCATGGTTTACAGGCCGAATAAATCTTAGCTACACCGAACCCGCCGCAAGGCGGGTTTTTTTATGGGGTTCTTATGCTTTCGATTGAAAATTTTTGTGCTCTCAACAACGCATGCGAGGAAGGCCGTGAATGGGCCTTAGCGAATTGCACAGACATGCAGGACGTTTGGAACAAGTTGGACGACGATGAATGGTTCCTTTGGGTTGCTTGCCAGCCAGGTGTTTTAAGCGACAAAGAATTGCAGCTGTTTGCAGTTTACTGTATGGGGCAGGTTAAGCACATCTTAAGCGATCCGCGACTCAAGGATGGCGTTGAAACCGCTGAAGGAATCCTGACTGGCGAAGCTGCGGTGGATGATTTATTTAGCTACGAAGCTTTCTTGCTTAACTTCTCTTTGCCAATTGATTTTCGCGAATTCCACGTGAACAGAGCCGCGCGGGGTGTTATGCGAATCATGCTTCCGAAGAACCGTTACAAGTCGAAGGATGCCGACGAGATTGCCTGGTCGTCGGCTTGGGCTGTTGCACGCGAAGCCGAGAGCCGCGAAGCCGAAAGCCAAAATTTTCGAAAAAGAAAAAACCCTCTTCGGGCGCGAGAAAAAGCCATGGCCGCCAATTTAAAAGACAAAGTCAAATGGCTTCGGGAAAACACAAAACCAAACTTTGAGGAGTAAACATGTTAACGAAAGAAACAGTCGATATAACCCTCGATTTCAAACTGAGCCAGGATTACACCGTGTTCAACGCAGAGAGTTTTAAAGCTTTATGCGAAGAACATCTGCCGTGGACAAAAGACCTGCCCGAGGGCTCGCCGAACAGGCCACCTGAAAACGCCATTAATCTCGGCGATTTTCGCTTTTTCAATGCTGTTTATCCGTTTGAATCGCCCGTCGGAATCCTGGCAGAGCGTCCAATGATGCGTCGCAACTGGCTTGAAGTTGAGCCAAAAAGCCGAAAAAGGATAGGGTTTTCCGCGAACGTCTTAATACCGCTTTTACAGGATTCGCGAGGCATGCCTTGGATGAGTTTTACTCCCATGGAAATACGCACCCAGCGATCGCAAATTGCAAAAACAAAAGGCAAGACTGTAATCGCAGGAATAGGTCTAGGTTGGTTTGCGTACCAGGTCTTACGGCGTTCTAAAGTGACCGAAGTAGTTATTATCGACCGGAACCAAGACGTCTTGAACTACTTCGGCGAAAAGCTGAAAGCCGTTTCCGACAAGCCGATAACCCTGGTGCACGAAAACGCGTACGACTTCGATTGGAAGAACGCCAATCTTGACACTGCGGTTTGGGACATCTGGCCTACGTACACGTGTGCTGGATGTGACAGGAAATACCTTAAAATCCGCTCGGAGCTATTGGCTGCGGGTAAAACCTGTACTCAATGGGGGACATTGTCGCGTGAATAAAGAATCGGGAGTCATTGTGTTTTTGTTTATTTTTGCCTTCGTGTTAATGCAAGTCGAAGCTTGTAGCGACAAAAATCGAAGAATTGAACGTGTCAGACAACATCAAAAGGCAAGATAGGGTGATTCAATGGTGCGAAATGTTGTTTTTGTTGAAGACGCTGCGGGATGGGTCGGCGTGTACCTTGACGGGATAATCGAGGACGTGGCTTTAGAGTGGGACCCGCAAGGTATTGCCGACCTATTGAACGGTGAACCGTGTACGCTTTCGTTTGACCGAGACGATTCGGAATACGGAAGTCTCTTGGCAAACTGGCCAAGCCGTCACGCATTCCCGGTGGCGGTCAAAACGTTTGTTGAGCGTTACGCTGACCTTGCCTTTATGCGACATTGGGCGGAAGAAAATTGTACGGAAATGCAAGACGCTTGGGGCAAGCTAAAACCCGAGTGGCTAATCCAGGTTGCCCTTCAACCAGGCGTTTTAAGCGACAAAGAACTGCGTCTTTTCGCGGTTCACTGTGCAAGATCGGTTGAGCCTCGTTTTAAGGATGAAAGAACAACAGAAGCTATTAACGTTGCCGAGCGTTTTGCCAACGATAGCGCCACAGAGAAAGAATTAACCGAAGCCCGGAAGGGTGCTCGGCTTGCGCACGCCGAGACGCGTCGCCCGCCACTTTTTGACGCTGCCTGGGCTTCGTGCGCGGCGGAGGCTCGTGCCGCGGCAAGAGCAGCCTCGTCCGCAGCTGCGTATAACGCTGAAAGCGGCAGCGACAACATAGCAGCGCAGGCCAATTGGCTTCGCGAGAACACGCAACCCAACTTTGAAAGGCCGAACAACCACAAATGATATCCAGAGAAGACTATATCGAAGGTAAGGCAACCCACCAAGCTTATTACGGACAGTTTGTAAACGCTGGGTACAAGTCGCGTGTTTTAAGCCGAATTGGGCTTAGTCAGCTGGTGGCGTCACGCGATCCACACTTCAACGACATCCCCCTTGCCGAGTGGGAAAAGATAGCTTCCTGGGGTGGGCTTGCTTCAACAACGTCGAAAATGGAGCAGTGCGGTGATTATTTGACCATTGCTGGCCACATTTGCATTCTAAAAGAAGCCGCAAGGCAACTTGTCGAAGCGGATACAACCAATCGTCAGACAGCTGAAACGATCGAAACAAGCGACAATTTAGAAGGGTAAACCAATGACTGAATCAAGATTTGTAAAGATTGGTCCGGAGTTTTTTGCGAAAGAACTTCGCGAATACGCGAATTGGCGGTGGGCTTTTGTCCGTGAGGCGTTGCAAAACTGCATCGACGCACCAAGGTGCAAAAACGCGTGGTTCAATGTCACCGAAGAAGACGGTTACACGACCGTTACCTGGGGTAACGACGGCAAGCCGATGGACCTTGAAACGATCGAAAACAAGCTTTTTGCCTTGGGAGGTACCGGAAAAGGGTTCGAGGGAACAGTTGGCGGTTTCGGTAAGGCCAAAACGCTGCTGTACTTCGCCCAAGAAAGCTACGAGATCGTGACGGGAAACTTGCGTATCAAAGGCAGCGGCGGCGACTACACCGTAACGACAACTTCCGACGCGGCAGACACTGTTTCAAAAGTTCGAATCAAGGGACTTTTCGCAGATGCCTTGCGGCTTCACGCCGAACGTTTTGTAGCACTAGCGCAGTGGGCAGGTACCGTTCGCGTCCAAGGGGTTGCAAGCCAACCGGCTTTGCGCAAAGGAAAACATCGCAGAAGTTTTTCATTCGGCGACGTCTACACGAACAACCAAGAAAGGAACCTGCTGGTGGTCCGCATAAACGGTATCCCCATGTTCACTCGACAAATTCAACTGGATCGCTGCGTTGTTCTCGAGCTAACCGGATCGAGCGTAGACCGGCTGACAAGCAACCGCGACAGCTTGCTTGGCAAGTTCTCGGCGGAGCTCGATTCTTTCCTGACGGAGCTTGCCGTAGACAGAAGAAGTGCGCTGTCGCCTAACAGCGAAACGCGAGAGTTTTTCGGTGACACGCGAATCGCTTGCCTGTTTGAACCGCAGCCTGCGAAAGAGGAAAGTGTTACCGACGCAAGCGGCAGCGACGAGACGCTGCAGGCGGCTGCAACGCCTTTACGGCACGTCTTGTCTGGTAGTCCTGAGAACTTGGGTGCGTTGTCAACCTTCGCCAATTCGGGGCGAGGCGTCGGAGAAATGCGGTTTGTTATTTATAACAAAATGAACCGCAAAATTCCGAAACGTTTTCTCCCAGGAAGAAACATGCAGCCGCACGCCAGGAAACTTGCAGACACTTGGCGTAAAATCATGATCGAGCTACATCGTATCGCGAAAGTATCGGCAAGTTTTTCGATCGGTTTTGTTTTCGACGACGCGACTGACGACGCGACCTTGGCGCAGCACGAGCGACACGAAAACGAAAGCATCTACTATATCAATCCAGTGTTGCCGAATTTTAAGAAACGTTTTTCGGCAAAAGACAAGGATTTACTGATTCTAGTGGCCGCGCACGAATTTGTGCACGGGCAATACGGGCTTCGTTTTCACGATGAAGACTTTGCTTCACGTTTAACTTTTTTTGCGGCGGAAGTGATGCGCAACCGAAAGTGTTTTAACCACTGCTTCCGGGACTCAACTAATAACCAAGAAAGAGCATTGGCGTAATGAGTAAACCGAAACCCGAGGAAATGTTGAAGCTGCTGCTACGGCAGCAGCTTTCGGCAACCGAAGAGCAGGCCGAAACAATCTGGTCTTCTTTTGAAAGTTTTTGCCAACGTCGGCTTCGCGAGGACTACCCAGACAGCGGCTATGCCGCAATCGTTCTAGATGGCGAAGGCGGCGAGATCATTGGTGTAGACCTATATGACGACAGGGACGGTTCCGATTGAAAAAAATAAAACAAGGCGACGAATTTATTTTAAAACAGTCCGACGGATCCAAGCTTAAATTTCGGCGCGAAAATAATGATCCTCAACCTGTATGGCCATCCGAAATGCTGCGTGTCACTCACTTAAGTCACAGCATGGTCCCTAATTTTAAGCCGTACACTTTTAACACTTGCCAAGAGTGGTTTAGACAAAGAGATCTATTTGCCGAAGAGTAAGCCAGTTTTGGTGGCATACTTTGCAGGGCAAAATCCCGCGTTCCAATAAGAAAATGGTGAAGCATGAAACCTGAAGAACTAAAGACAATTTTGGACGATCACGATAAGTGGTTGCGTGGCGAAGGCGGAAAACAGGCCAACCTTCGCGCGGCCAACCTTCGCGGGGCCGACCTTTACTTGGCCAACCTAAACGAGGCCAACCTTTGCAGGGCCAACCTTGCCGGGGCCAGCCTAAGCAAGGCCAACCTAAGCGGGGCCAATCTTCAAAGGGCCAACCTAAGCAGGGCCAACCTAAGCGGGGCCAACCTAAGCGAGGCCGACCTAAGCGAGGCCGACCTTCGCGAGGCCAACCTTCGCGGGGCCAACCTAAGCTGGGCCGACCTAAGCGGGGCCAACCTTGCCGGGGCTGACCTAAGCGGGGCCAACCTTGCCTGGGCCAGCCTAAGCAAGGCCAACCTAAGCGGGGCCAATCTTCAAAGGTCCGACCTAAGCGGGGACGACCTTCGCGAGGCCAACCTAAGCGAGGCCGACCTTCGCGAGGCCAACCTGAGCGGGGTCAACCTTCGCGGGGCCAACCTTGGCGAGGTCAGCCTAAGCGAGGCCATCCTAAACGGGGCCGACCTTAGCGAGGCCAACCTTTGCTGGGCCAACCTTCGCGCGGCCAACCTAAGCGGGGCCAGCCTACGCGAGGCCAACCTAAGCAAGGCCAACCTAAGCATGGCCAACCTAAGTGAGGCCAACCTAAGCATGGCCAACCTAAGCATGGCCAACCTAAGCGGGGCCGACCTAAGCATGGCCAACCTACGCAGGGCCGACCTAAGCGGGGCCAACCTAAGCGAGGCCAACCTAAGCGGGGCCAGAGTTGACGCCGCAGTGTGCAGGATGGACTTCGGCGGTTGGTCGATCTGCGTTTACGCTGACAAAACCTCTATCGGGTGCAAAACGCACGCGAACGAGAACTGGTTATCGTGGACCCCGGAAAGCGAAGAAATCAAGACGATGCACTCCGATGCGGCTTCTTGGTGGGCGACGCACGGAGGAATGGTTAAGGCGGTGATACGGGGTGTGATGGCTAAAGCGAAAGGCGGTGAAGCGTGAGCGATTTAATAAGCTGCTTCGGTACCTTGGATTCAATGTCGATCGCGGCGTGTACCGCAACGATAAGAGGAAACACTAGGAAATGAGCGAAAAACGAAAACCTGAATTGTCTTTCGATGCCTGGTTTTGGGGCAAGAGCGGAAAGAAGAAGGTCGTTAGGATCGAGCTGTACCCTGCGAATCTATGGCCGATGGGCGAGTCCAAAGTAAGGCTTGGATTGCGAGAAACTAAATCGGACGTGTACAGGCTCAGAGTCAATGGTAAATGGTGGCAATCGCAAAAGACGTTTACGCTGTCTCAGTTTTTCGCGATCTTTCGCCGAACCTCGATCTCAATTCGCAAAAATATGCGAAGAAAACAAAACTTGAAACAGGAAGGCGGTGACGCGTGAGCACAAAAGCAAAGTTCGGGCCAGGAAGTTACAAGACTAGATGCGGTGAAGACGTTGAGATTGTCGCAGTAGTTGGCAAAGTTGCGATTGGGTATTCTAACAACAACCCGAAGGCCGCCAACACATGGAGCGCCCATACGGGGCGATTCCACTTTGGATTGAGCTACGAGAGCAAGTACGACCTCATCGACGCGAACGCGAATCAGCCGGAGAGCGAAGGTTTAAAGATTGGCCTTCGCGACTGGTTCGCGGGGCAAGCAAGCGATAGCGACGTTAAGCGATGGAAGGAGATTTATTCGCACAACGGCACTTCAATCACTGAAGAAGAGGCTAAGTACGTATACGCTGATGCCATGATTGCAGCGAGGGGAAAGCAGGAAGGCGGTGAAGCGTGAGCGAGCAGAAACAAGTCTGGATCGATGTACACTGCCCAATTCAACCAAGCGATCCACTACCGCCAGAGCGAAAGGTGGTGTTGATTTGGCTCGCAGGGTTCGCTCTTCCGTTTTGCGGATATGTTCGATATGCGGCAGGTGATGAAAAGCGCCCTTATTTTGTTGCCTATCACGGAAACTTGAATAAGGGGGCGGAGGTGATTGCTTGGTGCGATTGCCTGCCGGATCAGGGGCCGAATCGAAACGAAGCCAGCATGTACAACGCCGAGCAAAAAAAACGGAAGAGGCTATCCTGCAAGGCGAGCAGCGAAAGGCGGTGAAGCGTGAGTGAAGCAACTTGTCCGTACTGCAAGGAAGAATTCGAGCCTGACGATCACTACAAATCAGGTCCATACGAGTGCCCGGAGTGTTCGGAGGTGCTTTGGCTGGAGGTGGAGTATGATATTTCGTTCGATGCAAGCTGCATGAAAGGCGCGCACCTTTTCGTAAAAAACGAAGCCGCGAGCTTTAAGCACAACCAAACTGTGCTTATCTGCGAACGTTGTGGCGCTTGTGACTTGCCGGACACGCGAAAAGGAGGCGAGGCGTGAGCGTACCCAAACTGGAAGAGTTATTTGAGAAGTTTCGAAAGCTAAATTCTTTAGCGCAACGCGACGCGTTTGAGCAACACTTTCGTTCAATTGCGAGCGGGCAAGCGGAACCCGAACTTCGTAAAGAAAGCGCGGTATTCGCCGCTCAGTGCGTGGTCATTCTATTTGAACACACCAAGGTGATGGAAGCCGGTGAAACCTAACCGCCACACTGCTGACTAAATTTTCAAAATCGAAAGGAAATAAAACGATGCTTACAGTAGGGAATTACAAGATGAGAGACGGACGCGACGTGAAGATCGTTGCGGTGGTTGACGGATTCGCTGTTGGTTATCGCGCAGATGACGGGCCGATAGGCTCAACTACATGGGATGCCAGCAATGGACGGTATTTTAATGATGGAAGCGAAGATAGCTGGGACATCATTGACGACAAACCGCGAATCAAGCGAGAGGCTTGGTTGACAATTTACGACGAGAGAGATGACGGCATTGTTGCAGGAGGAGGCTACGCAACGAAAGAACAGGCGATGGCGAACAGGTCGGAAGCTTGCATCGCCATCGCTCGTGTGCCTATCGATTTCGTAAGAGGAGAGAACCTTACGTAACTCGGCGACGAAGAGTTTAATGTAACGCTAAAGTGTGTGAAATGACATTTTTTGAAATTTATGTTACCAGGAGAAGATTATGCGATTCAAGAAAGCGTTGATTGAGATCACTCACGATGAGGGATATGCGGATGATTTGATAATGCACATCAACCACGCCCTCAGCGGTAAAGACATGCGAGCTGAAAGAGTTGTGAAGCAAGTCGAAACAAACAGCAAGGCTGAAGGAATCCCAGATGGCTGGGAATTTGTGAGAGTTGGCAAGTGCTATCCTGGAGATGTGAGGGTTAACACCGGCGGCAAGCCTGCCGAGTGGGACTGGACTGCAAGCACAAGTGTCAACCACGTCGTCATTCGCAAGATCGAGAAGCCCAAGCAGTATCGACCGTTTTCGAATGCGGCGGAAGCTGGAGAACTCTGGAATGCGGTGCTGAAGCTTAAATATCCAACAGAAGGAGAAGAGGCTTCGAGGTTTAGAGTGGTTCGGATTACGGAAAAATCGGTTACCGTCGGTGCCAACAGTTACACTTACCCAAAGGCTTTCGAGCTTTTTGAGTGCGTCGACGGCATCCCGTTCGGCGTTGAAATAACAAAGATTCAGGCATAAGTCGTGCTGCATCCGCAATTTATTTGAACTTAACTGAAAGAGCAAAACATGGGAATGGGATACGCCGCCTGCCAGGCCGAAGCTTTTGAATACGCAACCGTTAAAACGCTTTGCCCGCAAGAAATAGCTGCGATTGAAAGTCACGCTGAATTTGAAAGCTGGGGCAAACTCGCTGAAAGCCTGTTTGACGAAACCGCGGAAAAGCAAATAAGCCTTCTTGTCGGAAACCTGCTTGCAGCCTTTAACAAAGCTACCGAAGTCGACGGTAAAGGGCTTACGTTGTCTTTCACCCACTACAGCAAAGATAACGGCGACCGTTACGATACGACTTGCTCACACGAAGGCTGCATTTTTGAAGTTCACGGCACAATGCAGCTAACACCTGCCGGAGAAAAATTCAAAGACAAAACACAAAACGTTTCGTACGTTGTGTTTATGTAATTTCTATCCTAGGGACAAAGATGAAACACGAAAAAATTATACGACGCGACGACGGAAGTCACGTCAAAATAGAAGTGCACTTGAATCTCGCTTTTTATTCCGACAACGTGGAATGGCGTTTTGCAACTTACAAGCGTGAAAAAGGCAAAAGAACTTGGCAAACAGCTGCCGATCCGTTTGCGTACGATCTACGCGGTCTCGCAGCTAAAGACAAAAAGGCTCGCGAGCTTCACTTGAAATTACAGCTGGCAACCAAAGAAGAAGTTGAGGCTGTGATGCTCGAGCTGTTGGCTAAAATCAAACCAGTAGTATCCTAGGAGCAAAAATGAATAGCTTTTTCAAAGATCTTGGAGTGCAGATTATCCTCACGGGCTGTTTTCTTGCGGTAATGGCGTTCGGCTTCGGCTTTTGGGTCAGTTTTAAAAACAACGAAAGGTGGACGGTCTATGCTGACGGCCAAACCTTTGAATCGCTCAAGCAAGTCACATTAACCTCCAACTACGTCGAATACGTTACACCTGATAACAAACGCATTATTTTTCACGGATCATTCACTGCGGTAAGCGAGTGATCGAGTTCAAAAAGACAGCAAGGGACACACATGAAAGTAAAAGGCGGGCCTGCTTCCCGTAAAAAGCAATCGCAACAGGTCCAGGTTCCGGATGTGCTCGATAGCTCTTTGGCTAACACGCAGCTGACATTGCGAACACAGAACACGCTAGAGAAACACGGTATATGCACTATTCGCGATCTGACCGCAAAAACGGTCGCGGACCTGATGAGCATTCCCAACTTGGGGCAAATCACGATTCAGACCTTGCGAGTGTTTTTAGACAGCCTACGCGTTGCGCACCGGTTGAACGAAAGCGACGAGGTTCAAATACAGACCGCTAAAAAGCGATTAGACGCACAGAAGCGGAAAACCGCCCCGGTGCAGACCAAGCAGTAAAAACGCTTCCAGCGGGCTCTCAGGGGCCCGGAAAGGTACGTCATGAGGGTCAATGACGAGGTAAAGCAGATGGTAATTCAATCCCGTAAAAAGGGACATCTGCCATCGATGTTCAGGCCGGACTACTACGTCAACGATTTAGAGTTCAAGTTTGAGCGGTGGCTATACAGCCAAGGGTTCCGCCCTGGCGACGAGCACATGCTAGGAAGAACCGTAAAGGTGCCTTTGTTATCGCCGCAGTTGGTAAATCAATACGTAAGCCATGTCAGCAACGAGGACTGGCCGCAGATCTGCGTGTTCGCCAGCCGATTAGTGAATCTTCAAAGGCTAGAGCAGAATTAACGCAGCTTTTTCGGCAATGTGCGCTTATCCATATTTTCATTATCCTAACGGATAAATGAAAACCGCGATTGCATTCATATAGGCGTTCTGCTGTGTCGTGCTGTCGTTTAAGCAACAGCCGCAGCTTCTACCATGGTCAATAAAGAACGCTACCGCCTGTAAAGCCTATTTGGGCTAAAGGCAGCTACTTAAAGATGTGTTTCTTATGCCACAAGAAAGGATATAAATAATAATAATAATCGGAACTACTCGGTTTTTTGGTTTCTATTATCCGTTAGGATAATGGAAATATGGATAAAAGTACATTGCAGGATTCGTCCTGCTAATTCCGGAGGGAGGTCAGCATTAAAGCTACTGGAAAGTTGCCCGGTTATTGCAAAACAATCAAATACCAACCGTCTAGGTCTTGTTTACCCTACCGGTTGCTTTCTTCTTGTGTGCTGCACTTGAATCGAAATCGAAAAGCTTTTCACCGCGTTCTAATGCTTCAGTACCGTTATCGATTGCAGCTTAAGTCTTACGTTGCTGCGTTGAACGGTCGTCGCAAGCATGTTCAGCGTAAAGCCGATGAACTGGGTGTAGTGCTGTCTTCGATTGACTCCACGGATTTCAACGGTGAGTTTCTTAAACTGGTGCGGCAGTGCAATTGCCCTGCTCCTGGTTGCAGCTACACACCTTCGCCGCTGTTTCACTGCGGAAACCCTAAAACTTGCCCGTTTTGTTTTGTTCGACTGCGATTAATCCCAGTTTACGAGGGTGTTATGTCGCTCGGCGAATCTGTTTTAGCTAATTCGATGCTGATCGGCTGGTCGCGTAAGTGTTCCTTCAAAGATGGCTTACCGTTCTTTTCCCGTAGAACGGGTCCGCACGGGTGGACGAAAGCCGCTTTTAGTGTGCAAGTTGCAGTGCCTTTTTACGAACGCAAACTGCTGGCGGAACCCGAGGAGGTTCGCGGTCGGATTAAAAGGTTTGAGTACCTTCCGGTGATTTTCCACGTTGGACTGCACGTGGTTCCGGCGGATGGTAATGGGCTGGATGTCTTCCGTAAAAAGCGGGAGGCGTTAAAACTAACGTCGGTGCCTTACGCTTCGTTGGTTGGTTTGAGTCCGGAAGAGCGTGAGGCCCGTTTGCTCTCCGTTATGCAACAGCTTTTTGCGTTCCGCTGGGAACCGTTTTTCACTCCGGACGCGAAGCTTGTTTTTCGGACGGTTCACGATTGTTTTAGGGAGCAGAATTTAATTCGTTTTCAAAAGAGGAAAGACTGATGTCAGAAAGAAACCGTAAAATTGCTGAGCATTTAAAAGCTCTCGCTTTGCTAATTGAAAGCGATTCCGTGTCGCAAACCTGTGCGCAATCGCTTCCAATCCCTGAAGGGTGGCGAGAGCTAAAGCCGTACGAAGTGCCCGAGGCAACCGATATGTTTGAGAGACTGGGCGGTTGGCATGCGAAAAAATATGTCGGCAGTTCCGAATACAAATGGTACGGCGTTCGCCACATTCGAAAGATCAAAACTGCCAACCCTTCGGAAACTCCGAATAGCCCGAAGTGGATTCCCAAGGTGGGCGATAAGGTGCGGGTGAACAAGCCAAGCAGGAGAGTTCACGGTAAGGTCGGTGTCGTTGTCAAGGACGATTCTCGCGAGTATGCGGTTAGGATTGACGGCGAAGATTTCACATCGTATAGCCTAGAAGCCCAATACCTTGAACTCATCGCGGCGGCACCACCCGCCGACCATATTGCCGACGCCGACAAAATGGTACCGCCAACGGGTTACCGGTTGCTCGACAAGTCGGCAAAGGTCGAACCGCGAAAAGCTGGAGATTTGTTTTGGTCTTTAACGCTCGGGGACTGGAAAATCTTGTCTGACGAGGGCGAACAGGACGCAAACCGAGACGACTGGCCAGCATGTCGAAAGATCGAAACTGCCAACCCTCCGGAAACTCCGGACAGTTCGATCCCTGATCCTGGGCCGGGCTATCGATTGTTGAGCAAAGATCCGCCGGAGCGGGTTGTTAAGGGTGATGAGTTTTTTGATGGTTGCAAGTGGCTCGGGTCTGGAGTCTGGGTGCATGAAGGCGGGCCACAAGGGTCGTTCTACTACCGCCGCAAGATCGAGGAGCCAGCCAAGGAGCAAGAAACTCAGTACCGAGAGCCGACATACGCTGACCTTGCAAACGGGCCGATTGAGGTTGAGGTATGCGATAACAAAACAAACGAATTGAACTGGGTCAAAAGAGCACTGTACGCAGTGCTCCCAAGCAAGTGCAGATTTCGTTACGTTGTCGGTTCTTCCAGAGGTGATGGATTCACGGAACACTACAAGTACGCTCGCATCGAGGTAGAGACTGCCAACTCTTCGGAAACTTCGAATAGTTCGCTGCCGTTTGCCGAACTGGTAAAGGGTTTGTCGCAAGCAATGCAGCGAGATCAGGATCTCGCATGGACTTGGCATTGCAACATAGCGACGGCATCGTGCGACGAAGGTGCTTGCCCTTCTGCGGCAAATCTTGCCGCCGCACGATTTATGCGTATTGCGTTCGGCGTCGATGTAACAACCTTTGACCAATGGAAGTCGGCTGAATGGCTGAGTTCGCAGCCGCTTGCTATACCGGATGGGTGGAGGGAGTTGGAGCCGCACGATTTCCCAAGGCGAAGCGATATGCGTGAAGTTGACGGTTCTTGGGAGTACAACAACACTGATTCGGATGCAGAGTACAAGTATTGGAAAATTCGCGTAATTCGCAAGATCGAACAGTGGCCGGGCCACGTTCAAGGTGTTTGGGTTGAGGAAGCTGAGGAGAAGCTTGCCTTTACCCAGGACGAACTAGAGGAGTTAATTGAGAAACGGATCGCAGATCGAGAGCGGATCAAGAAGGAGAAGGAAGAAGCCGATGCGAACGCTAGCCGCAAGAGCGAGCCCACCGAATGGATTCCCAAGGTGGGCGACAAGGTGCGGGTGGTTGGAGGACTTGCGAATACTGTGGGCGAGGTCGGCATTATCAAGGCATTCTGTCCAGTATTGAACGGGGAGTTTTTAGTCTTTACAAGCAATGAGCGTTGCTTTTTGGGGTGGTTCAAGAAAAATGACTTCGAACTCATCGAGGCCGCGCCACGATGATTAAGCAAAAACTAGCCGAGTTGGTCGATGAACTTTACTCCATGCCGGAATGCGGAGTTGGCGGGCCGTTGCATATTGTTTTAGATGACGGCAACATCGACGATGAAAGCATCCATTTTTGCATGCGGAAAATGCGAGAGCACGAGACGGTTGTGCGAGGGATGAACGGCAACGCAATAATCGCAATTTGCGAAGAAATAGTGAAAGCATTGCTAGAATTTACGCAAGAGAAGCGTAAGGAACTTTACGAATTGAACTGGGGAAGATCATGAAACGAATCTACATTGCAGGGCCGATGACTGGAAAGCCGGATTTGAACAGGGCGGAGTTTGATAAAGCTGAGGATTTTATCGACGAATCATCGGAATGCGATTCAATCAGTTTCAATCCGCACCAAATTGGACGCATGCTTGGATGGGATGAGCAAACGCCGATAAAAGCAATTGCTTCGACACTGCTTCCCGACTTGGCTAGCTGCGATGCCATCTACATGCTACGCGGTTGGGAACAATCGAAAGGAGCTACAGCGGAACACGCTGTAGCGAAATGGATCGGGCTAGAGATCATTTATCAGGGGGAAGCGGAATGAGTTGGGATAAACATCACGACCGAAGAATGGAAGACTTGAGAGTGCTCGGGCCAATTGCGGCAAGGGTGATTCAGGAGGACTCGAACGAACTCAAGAGTCTGCGAGAAGAAAACAAGAAACTGCGAGAAGAATGCGAGCATTTAAAATCTTTGCTGGTTTCTTCCGATGTACGAGCTTTCTCTAAGGGAGTTGCTTGCTGCGGAGTGCTTTTTGCGTCTGTTCTGTTGCTTGGTTTTTACTATCTACTGCTTACGGGAGGTTCTTTGAGATGAGTGGTTTTAAGGTCGGCGACAAGGTGCGCGTGAACTGCCCTGGAAGGGTAACTAACCGCAAAAAGTGTGTTATTACGGAAGCTGCAAACGGCGAGTACACAGTTAAGCACTTAAACCTGATATCGAAAAATCTCAAAGCGGAACACCTCGAACCTGTCGTGGCAGCACCGCAATCCGACCGCAATTCCGACGCCAACAAAAAGGTCAACTTGGAGGAAACTCCAAATAGTTCGATCCCTGATCCAGGGCCGGGGTGAGCCCGGCGAGTCGTTTCTGTTGAGTTTAGTTTTGACGCGGTCAGATTAGCAAACACGCTACTGGTCGCGATAGCGATTTCGCGTTATCGAATTAACAGGTTACGCTTTTATTTTAACACAGAGGAAAAATGGACATCACATCACCGCCGTATCCGCGAGCTAGTTGTAACACCGACAGCCTTTATTCTTTACTTATGTCGCTTGGCGACTGGGTGGAGGAGCACCGCGAATGGGCTGAAGCTAAGGCCGAGGAGGCGAACGCGCCGTTTAAGCCGTTTCTGCCGGATCTTTCTTTTTTGAAGCAGCAAAAGCTGGATCACTTTAAGACGCTACCGATTTCTTGCCTAGCCTCAAACTGTAGCGCGATGCAGGACATTCGTACTTCGTACGACGACATTGTTCGAAACAACGAAGAAGTGGAACAGTGGGAAAGCCCAAGGTGCGTTTTTATGCGACTTACGTTGCTTCGGAAGACTTCTCTATTTCTGACGGTTGCCTTTCTGGACAAAGAAAAAAGAGAAGCTCGATGCAAAGAGCTTCGTGACAGCGCAGGCGGCGAAGTGCGAGTCGTACCCATTGAATCGCTGCCGCCGGATCTGCTGGAACGGATTTTTCCGGCGAAACAGGAGGGCATATCTGACGCCCAGTTTGACAATCTTTTCAACAGCAAAGACCTTTTGGAGGGAAATGATGAGTAAGAAATACAACACCGCGTTTACCGTGGCCTTCAGTGTTGATCACGATTTTGAGGACACGGCGGATGTTCCAATTCCTCTGCTGATCGCCGGAGCTTTGCGAAGGTTAGCGGACCTTTCGGAGGAGGATCCTCGAGGGGCCGCAGAAGCGTTTGAAGCTTACGACACCTATGAAATTCAAATGGGTAAAACGATGTTTGTTACAGCCGAGGAGCAAAGTCAAAAGCCTGACACGCCGTAAACAACACAAAACTCATTTATTTTAAATCCATGAAAGGTACAGAATGCACCCTTTTAACAAGAAAAGTTTCGATTGCGTTCCTGGAATGCCTCCCGGTTTGGCGGCCAAGCTTGAGGTTTCAAATTCCATGGACCTTTTTCGGATTGCGGTGGATCACCACACGCAGTATATGGCTCTTGTCGGTGCTGCCTGGGAGGACGTGTCGCCTGTTGTTGCCTGGTTCGAGTCGCAAGGTCTCTACAAAGAAGGTGTTAGTTGGCTGTACGAAAACACACCGGATACTTATATGCGGATTTTGGCGATAAACCGTCTTTTGGCGGAGTTAGAGAAAAGTCAAAACTCTGCAAACGGCTTGCAGGCTGAAAATGCCGATAAGATTTGACTTAACTAGCGTTGGCTGCTGACATGGTTCATTTTGCAATCGACAAACTCCGGTTGTTGAACCAGGTTCGTGATTTCGTTTTTAATCGCGACTCGTTCCCGGTTGTGGTTCCGGATAGCAACAGCGCGTTTGCCGATTTCGGCCAGACCTAGTTCCAGGTCTAGCCCTCTTCGCAGGTCGTATTCAAGATCCCACATTTTACCGTTGATTTTCTTCAGGCGGAAAATAAGATCCAAAAGCTCCGCATTGTCGTTGTCGACACCTTCTCGCAGGTAGCTAATTTGCTTCGAAAGCAGCTGTTTGTCTACTTCGGTTTCGGACAATCGTTCCATCTTCAGTTCTGCGATCGTTAGTCTGTCGCAGAGTTCGTTTATTGGCATTGGGATAGTTTTGATCATGTTTAGAAAAATTTTAGCTGTTAGTGATTTGCATTTGTCGGACACTATTTGGAAACACCGGCCTATCCATGGAGACAGTTACCACAGCTGGAACTACATTGTGCAATACGCTGTGACGTCGGGCGTTGACGCTGTAATTCTAGCGGGCGACATCTTGGACAAGCAACTAAATGTTGCAAATCCGGTTGCGAAGCTGAACGCTGGGCTTCTGAAGCTGCGGGACGCCGGAGTGACCGTGCTTTACAATCAAGGACAGCATGAGTTCCAACGCGACTTGCCTTGGATGGATGTGGCCGACTTGGGTGCAAAGCATTTAAAGGGAACGTCTGACTTCTGCTTTTCGAACGGCCTTCGGATAGCTGGATTCGACTACTGCAACGAGAAAACTCTTGCGGAAAGGCTGGGTGAAATCGCAAAGGATTCTGGACAAGAGTATTTTCTTGTCTGCCACCAGGTCTGGAAAGATTTCATGGGTGACGTTGGAAAGACGCAAGGTTGCTTTGACGATCTGCCCGCAAACGTCAGATTTATGCTAACTGGCGATTTCCACCAAACGATTGTTCGCGAGGTTAGCAAAGATTTGACGGTTTTAAGCCCCGGAAGCACGCATTTGCGTAGCTTGGCGGAGCCGGCGGAAAAGCATTTCTTCGAAATAAGTGTTAAGCAGAAAGGCTTGTCGATTGAAGTCCGCGACATACCGACTCGAAGGTACTTGGAAGTCAAAACAGGTACTTTGCCGTACTTACAGATTTCTGAGCAGGTTAAAACGTTTGTCGGACAAGATTTCGGCGATCTCCCGGAGGAGCTGCGGAAACCGATTGTTCGAATTGTCCACGGCAAGGATGATTTTGACTTTGTACGGCACATCAAAGAGAGTTTTGACAACCTTGCTCATTTGTTTTTCAAGCTGAAGACGATTTCTGTTGACGTTTTAAGCGTGGACACCACTACGGACGAGAGCCATTTGACGCTTCAAGCTTGTTTGCCGTTTGAGATCGACCCGCAGGGATCGCCTGCGGCCTATGGTTTGGCGTCCGAGCTTTTGGCGGGTGCGGATCCGAACACTGTACTTGAACGTTGGTTAGAGGAGAATTTAAATGCAAATTGAGACGGTTGAGCTGAAGAACATAGGTCCCCACAGGGAGTTAACCGCAGAGTTGGCTTCTGGCATTGTCGGCATAGTCGGCGCCAACGGTGCGGGTAAGAGTTCGTTCGTGAACGCCATCTACGCCGCTTTTACGGGCGATTTCAAACGTTTCAATGCCGCAACAAAGGCTGAGGTCATTAACAATCAGGCAGCTAAGCACGAAAAGGCTTGGATTAAGATTGTTGGCAACCACGGCGGTAAGCCGTTTGAGCTGGTTCGAAGCCTGCGACCGAACGAGGTGACCTTCACATACGGCGACAGTGAGATCGAGACGGCTTCGCAGGTCAACGACGCAGTTTTCAAGCTGCTGGGCCTGACTCCAAGCGTTTTTGATCGTTACGTGTTCGTCGAGCAGTGGGAAATGTTTAGTTTTCTCGATGATACGGAAAGCGTGCGAGCTAAAGCTTTTCAGCACTTGTGTGGGGTCGAGTCGGCTACTCTGTTACATAAGGCTTGCGTGCAATTCCGGGACAGGCTCACGGCAAAACAGTCGATTGACAACAGCTTAGACCTTGAAAGCAACATTGATCAGATTCAGCGGGAAATGCTGCGACTTAAGCGTACGAAGTTTGAAGGCTTGCTGTCTAACGATGAGGCAGCTGAATTGCGACAGAAGCGGGATCTTTATCTAAAAGTTTCGCAGCTTGAGTCGCTTAAGTCGCAGGGACTTGTTGATCTCGAAGCATTGAAAAATGTTCTAGTCGACAAAGAGAAAGTTTTCGAGGCTGTGGAAACAAAGTTTAACAGAGCTGAAACCTGGTTGAAAAAGTACAAGACTTTGATTGAAGCTGCTGTGGGTACTCTACGTGACTGGCAGGCACAGAGAGCGCTTCAATCCAAGCAAGTAAATTGCCGCTCACTTATTGGTGACTGGGAGTCGAAGGTTGAAGCGACCGAGGCAGAAATAGCTTCGCACGTTGCAAAAGCTCCAAGCTTTTCAAAAGAGGAACTTGCGGGCTTGAAAGCAGAACTTCAAGGTTTAAAAACAAAAGCGAAGGAGTTAAAAACCGCCGCCAGTAACTTGGAGCAAGGCAGTCGGGCTGTGTGTTCTTCGTGCATGCAAGACATTCCTGCGTCTCATTTGGTGAAATTAAAAGCTGAAGCGGACGCTGTCGAAAGGTTGGCAGTGGAGAAAGCAAGACAGCTCATGACCTTACAGAACTATTACGACCGCGCGGAATATCTGCTTGAGTTACGAAGAGAGCAGCAAGGTCTTTTAACAAAATACCAAGCGGAGTTGCAGGGACTGTCGCAGGTTTCGCAGTCGCTAGTAACGCAAGATGCGGCAGACAGGGCAACGGCAGCCATCGAGCAGCGTAAAAAAGCGGAAGCGTCGCTTGCGGAGAGCAAACCGAAGCGCGACAGGTTGAAAGCGGAATTAGACGTGCTGAGAGGCCGCTTATCGAATGCTGAAAGTCAGCTGCAAGAGTACGAGTCTCAGCTTGCAGCTTTGACAACGCATCTCGGGGCGGCTGACGCGTCGATACAGGCGAAGCTCGAACGTCACGACGAGGCTTTACGTCAAAAGGCTGCGGTTTCTGCGGAGTACAAGACTAACGCAACTCAGTTGGGTATTTTGCAGACGACGTTGAATAAGCTGAAAACCTCGCTTGCCCGCGAAGCCAAGACCAGGTCGTTGGCCGAAGTAGTGGACAGGGTCGCTAACGCTTTTCATTGGTCTGGGCTGCCTAAGCGGGTAGCGCAGAACAATTTGATGCAGTTGGAAGCGGACATTAATGCGCAGCTCGAGCTTTTCAGTTCTCCTTTTTTGGTTGAAACAACTGACGATCTATCTTTCAAGGCGACTTTCCCAGGCAAACCCAGCGTGTCGGCAAGGCAGCTCAGTGGCGGGCAGAAAGTTATCTTGGCCATTGCTTTTCGGGCGGCTTTGGATAGGCTTTTCGGGCATAATATTGGAATGTTGTTTCTGGACGAACCTACGGCGGGATTGGACGCAGACAACGTTGCTTACTTCCATGACGCGATGCAGAGCTGGTCTGCAAACGTCGGGGCGCAGAAGCAGATTATTGTCATCACGCACGTCCAAGACATGACAAGTGCCTTTGACCAAATTGTAACGATCGATAAATGACAGATAGACAAACCGTTTGTTTGCACGCAGACTCCAACGGCGACGTTTGGAGTCTACAGGCCGGAAAAGGCATAGTTAAACCCAGGTTTGACGTGTTACACGCGTCAGACTTTTGGGTTGTAGGCCTGCCGTCGAACTATGCAATCCTGACGGAATTGTATTTCGACACTGTAAGGCGTTACAAAGCGAACGAAAAAAGTCTCTCCAGCATATATGTCGGCTCGGTTTTTCCTTGGCGTCATTTTGACTATAAGTCTAAGGATTTCCTGTATGACGTTGTCGCAGTTTCGCCTGCCAAGCGGCAAGCTTCGCATTGGCACCTTCTGGACGATGCATCCATCAGCACGTACTTACTTGCTAAAAGTCTATACGACGCATCTTACGAAATGGCGGAATTGGCCTGGCAAAACCATTGTTTAGCCCCTGTTTTTTCGAGACTAGGATGCGATGCAAATTTAGATCCTGCGATGTTTTTGGTTGCTGACATTTTGGATCCCCGTTGGTTCATGGCAGCAAACGGAAGTTTCAAGGCTTTGGAGCGGTACTTTGGGCTTCAAAAGAAGGCGCACAGACTGGCAGACGCGAAATTTTTCATGTTGTCGGACGCCGTTAAAGCGATACCTGGCAATAGTTTTTTGCACGCGGAGGCCGAGGTCAGGAATCCGAGAGACAAGCTTTTTGCGCTGCCTAAATTGTTTTTGCATTTTTTTGTGCGGCACTGGCTTTCGTGTCAAACGCGACTTTCGTTTTTCGATCCGTCTTTGTTTTTCAAAAGTCAGAAAGCGAAGAAAATGTACTCGACTATTTTTGAGCCACAGTGACAGAGTTTATCGCACGCTTACAATTTGTTTCGCCTTGCCTGGGCAATGCTAAAGAACCCGGGTCGGGAAGGTTTTTGTTTAGTAGAAATCGCGAAGGAAAGATAGTTTTCTTGCCTGCTTGGCACAGATCGAACATGGTGATGGCAGCCAATTTGATATCAGACTATCGCGAAGAAGTGCGACGTATTCTGTGGGGCATGGTGGTCGAGGTAGAGCTACGTGACAAACGCTGGCATCGAATTTACTATACGAATGCTGCAGGCAGGGAACGTTACTCTGTTCACGAGTCAATCGCTGCGGGCCAGTTGGCAGAAATAAGCCTTTCGCTTCCTGAGAACCTGCCGGTCGATGCTTTTTCGCGTTTGCTGGGAGTTGCAGGTAAGCACAAAGGCCTATCACCGTGGCAACCCGGCACGTATGGTCACTACAGGGTTGTTGACGTGTTTGCGAGACCGACTCTGTTTACGGATAGTGAATAAAAAACCACCCGAGTTGTGACCCTCGGGTGGTAATTGGCTTAGCTGTCGTCGTTGCAGCTGATTCCATTTTAGCCGAAACCCTTTTACTTACAATGGGACACAGGATGGGTAAAGAAGTTGTTTTGATAAAAAACGGGAACATTTTGCTTGTGGACCCGGGCGTTGTAGACCCGAAAATAGTGGAGATTCTGGGGCCCAAACTTAGTTTCGAGTCGTTCCGTAAGCTGGTCGGTCGTGAACTGTACGACGCAAAAAGAAACGGTTTAAAGACCTTCGCTATTGATCGGCACATTCTTTTCGAGCTTGATTTCAAAGGGAGAGTTGCAGCTCCGTTTGGTTTTTGGAAGACTGTGTCGGATACATTGAAGTCTGCAGGATATGCCGTTCGTTATCACGACAACACCCCGACTGTCGTGAATCAGCAGCACAAGGCAGCAAAAAACAAAGCGTTACGTTTCGAGATATTCATGGACAACATCGCGGATTATCAGTTGCGGGATCATCAGCCTGAGTTTTTGAACGCGATCATTAAAAACAGCTGTGGTCGTATAGACTGCGCACCTGGCTTCGGTAAATCGTTTATGATTGGAATCGTGGCTTCCGTTTTTCCGCGGGCAAGAATAGACGTCGTGTCCAAGCGGGTAGCTGTTTTGAGGGACAGAATTTATCCGGAGCTGACTTCTATGGTCGGCGATGTGGGTATCGTGGGCGGCGGAAAAAGCATTAAAGACCGCCGAGTGATGTGCTACACGGCTAACTCGTTGAAGCACAGCAAGGCGGATGCGGACATACTGATCGGTGACGAGTGTCACGAGCTTGCTGCGGATAAAGCGTCGGAAGAGCTGATACGCTATCAGGACAGTCGAAATTACGGCCTGTCGGCTAGCCATGACGTTCGTTACGACAACAAGGACTTACGGTTAGAAGGTATATTCGGTCCCATTATTTACCGTGTTCCGTACCAGACGGCGCAAGGCTCAGGGCTTGTTGTGCCCATCGAAATACGGTGGACAAACGTCAAATTAGACTACAATCCTTGTGCAGGCGTAGACACAGACGACTCGGTAAAGCGTAAACGCTTCGGTATTTGGACTAACGAGCTGCGTAACATGGCTATCGCCAATGACGCGAGATCTTACGACAAGGAAACGCAGGTTCTAATCACGGTCGACACAATTACTCACGCTTTTCACCTGAAGAAGCTGTTACCTGAATTTACACTGGTGTACGCTGACGAGGGTCTTACGCCCGAGGAGTTGCAGAACTACAAGCGGCAGAAGTTTTGTTCTGCAACGGAGCCGCTGATGGATTTCGCGAGGAAAAAAATGTTGACGCAAAAATTCGAGAAAGGCGAGCTCAAGAAAGTGATCGCGACAACGGTTTGGAATGTTGGTGTTTCTTTCAATAACTTGGCTGTGCTTGTCCGAGGTAATGGCGGCAGCAGTGCGATCGACAGCACGCAGATTCCTGGCCGAGTAAGTCGCATTGCGGAGGGTAAAACTTTCGGTATTATCCACGACTACCTTGACGGGTGGGATAAAGGCTTTGACCGCCAAACCAGAGGGCGGCTTAAGGTTTATCGCCAACACGGTTGGGTGCAGAAATTTCCTGACTCGCAGCTTGAAAGGCTCTATTCTTGATGTTTTCAAAGCCTCCAAAACCCTCAAACAGATCTAAGGCCGTTCCCGCCGCAAACGCTTCAAACGACAACCTTTCAGGGCATGTTTTGCTGTTCAAGCGGACGTATATCTTAGAGCGTCGAGTCTTAGACATGTGTCGATCAGAGGGCGACGCTCCTGTGTACAAGCCTGCGGCCAGTCTTGACGGTGGTAAACGCTACAACACGCCGGAAGAGAAAGAGAAGCAGAACAGCTGGGAATCGGCTTACCGTGCAGTTGCTGCCATCTGTAAGCCTGCCACGCCGATCGAGTACGTGCGTATATTGTTCAACTCGCTACGGTCTAGTTCGTTGGCGACTCCGACTGTGTTGCAGTTGGCTTCGGCGGCTAACGCACAAATTGTGCGAGACTACGCAAAAGACGCATTTAAACGACTTCAGTCGAGTTTTATAACGGATTCGGCTAGAGCTAAAACGGAAATACTTTTGCGGCTGGGGGGAAAATCCGGGACTAGGCAGGCTACGTTTACGGCGATATATTGCACCCTGCTGGATGCACGTTTGGGTCTATCCCCGCTTTACCGTTATTGTTTAGCGACGGATGCACTTAAAAAAGCACAGGACGAGCGTAAAGCTGGTGTGAACATGGATTTTAGAATTTCGCGTATGGAAACCTACGTGAAAGACTTGGAATTCTTGGCAGCTTTCGACTATACCGTTTTTCCGGAAATTTACAGTTCGGTTTACGGAAGTAGTTTGCCGTCTGGGTTTAAAGAATTGGCTTTGTCCTTGGTGGATTCCGCCCGGGACGTTTAAAGGAAATCGTCATGAGTGGGCAGCAAAAAGTGCTGTCAGAAGCTCATTTGAAACTCTTTTTGGCTGTCTTGTTTCGCAACGAGCAAGTATTCGAGAGTTTCAAATCAAGCCTGACAGCGAGTCATTTTGACTTTGCAGGGTATCAACTGCTCTACAAGGTTGTTTGGGATTATTTTAATGAAAATCAATGTCTTCCAGATTTGTCGCAGATCAACGCGGACATTGCCAGCTACATCGAGAATGAATACTTCTCGCTGGACGATGCCGAGTACGACGCGTTAGACGATTTTTTGTACTACGCTTTCGACCCTGGCCTGTTCAAAGAACCGGACGGACCGAAAAGCGTCAAGGCGGAAAATTTCGCTTTTAACTTTGCGACTAAGTTTTTGCTGGAGCAGCAAAAACGAGCCGCTATTTCTCAGCTAAGTGACCTCAGCGACGTTGGTCAATTGCCGGCTATTTTCCAACAGGCTACAGCTCAAACCGAGTCGTTGATGGGTTTGTCGGTTTCCGGAGGCAGAAACCTGACGCTTCCGGTTGGTTGGGATAAAAGGGCCGGTGTCTACTTAGAGTCATGCGGTGTCAGTTTCTTGGATACCTTTCTCGAGGGTGGAACTGCTCCGGGCGAAGTTTATGGCGTGCTGGCGCCATTCGGATCCTACAAGACTACTTTGGCTGTGATGCTTTGGTACGCTGCAGCCGAGCAAGCGTGTAGCAAGTACTTGAGCGGAGAGTCGAACGGTAAAAAGGGTTTGTCGGTTCTCGTGTCTTACGAGGCTCCGTTGCAGGACGAGTTGAGGGATCGTCTGCTGATGTATGCAGCGAGGATTTCCCGGACGCGTCTTCAAGCCATGGGTACGAACGGTGTTTCTATATTTGGAGTCGACCCGGAGTCGCCGCAAGATTACGAAAAGATTCTTTTTAAAGAGCAGATAGCGAATGGTGTTTTTGAGCCGGAGATGCAGCGTTATGAACGAGTTTTGCCGGTCGTTAACGAGCACACAGTTTGTCTTGATTTCACCGGTAGGCACGAGAAATTTAAGACGGCGGGTAACCGCGGCGTGTCGGAAATTGTGTCGGCCATAAAAGCGGAATTAAAGAGGTGCGGGCCGGATTATTATATCTCGACTGTAATCGTTGATTACGTTGGTCTCATGGTTCAAAGGGATGTGACGGTTGATCCCAAGGAAAAACAACGTGAGGACAAGTTGTATCAGCTCGCAGGATTGCAGCTTGTCAATCGGGTGGCTATGCCTTTCAACACGCCGGTTTGGGCATTTCACCAGCTTTCTGGTGAAGCGAATGCCGTTTTGAATCCGGCAAAAAGGATGGATCACACGCAAGCGAAAGGTTCGAAAAGCTTTGCCGAGAACCTTGCGTTTTGTTTTGTAGGTGGACGTTTAAACGACGATTACATGGGTCAACTTTGTTGCTCTAAGCATCGTCGCGCGGGCCAGCACAATCCTGTTTTGTTGAAAGTTGACGGTTCGTTCAACATGGTTACGGCCCCGGAAGGCTACACTATTGATCGGCTTGGAAAAATTGTCCGGAAAGACAGCTTAGGCGCTTCAACCATCTTGTCACCAGACGTCTTTAATGTAGTTCCAGGTATGGCTGCATCCGATGCCGATCCTTTTTCCGACTACGATGAAGAAAGTAATATGGATTATGCTTCGGAGCAAATTTCAAATTTAAGCGAAGAATAGTCGCAGAAAAGGGTAAACTCAGTGACAGACAACAAACCCTTGAACGTGTTGCTTTATAATCGAATCAAAGCGACGTTTAAGAACGTCAGAATAAGCCATCAAAACGAGAAGCAAGAAAGAAAGCTACGAATTGATTTTCTTACTAACCGCGAAATGATCGACATACGGAACTGGGGAGAGTCTTATTCCGTTTGCTGTCCTTTCTGCAATGATACTCGTTTCCGTTGCGTGATAAATCACAGATACGGGACGGTTGACGAGCATAACCGGGTTCAATCCAGACTCGTAGTTTGTTTTAACGCCGGTTGTCCGTTGGCGTTGAAAAACCCGGAATGCTATGACCGTCTTGAGCAGATGCTTACAGGGCGAAAACTTTTTGACCTTGCTAAAGCGGAGATAGCTGTCGGCAGCGCGTTGAACATTGATAATTTCAGGATGAATTGGCCCGGTGATGTCATTCGTGTCGACAAGCTTCCGGACGATCATCCGGCGACCTTGTGGCTTGCGGGAGTGCGAGGTTTCAACGTAAAGCGACTGGGAACATATTACAACGTTCACTGGTGTGACAAAAGCAAGCATGCTTTGTGCAGGGACCGAATCGTCATACCGATTTACATGAACAAGAAGATGGTAGGTTTTCAAACAAGGCCTCCGTACGATACGGACTGGAAATTGGCAAGCGTTCCAAAGTACTACACCGCAAAGGGTACGCCCAAAAGACAGATAATTTACAACCTGGGGAATATGATGAAATGCGAGACCGGAATCGTTGTAGAGGGGGTTACGAGCGTTTGGCGGGGCGGTGATCAGTTCGGTGCGATACTCGGTTCAGCTGTGACGCCGGCTCAATATGATTTGCTTGTAAAACACTTTAAAGACCATTCTGTTGTTTTGCTGCTAGACCCGGATGTTTTTCTGGAAAGCGCGAAGCGTAAGGTTTTGGACAGCTTGATGACGGTGGAAAAACGATTGAAGTCTGATTTGAAAGGCGGTTGCTGTTCGGTTTGGTTACCGGAGGGAACCGACCCGGCAGATTTTGACCCGGCTTTCCTTAGGGAATATATCGCTAATGCGGCGGCTGAGCAGGGTGTCACAGTTTCGTGGAGGAAACGCAATGGCTAGAAAAATAGAAAAGCTCGGCGGTATTGTTAGTTCTTCCGGCAAGTTAAGCGTGGCCGAACAAAGAACCAAGCTGGCACATTTGGAAAAAATATTGAAGGGGTCGGAGATTTACGGGTTAGACTCGCCAGGTCTGCCTACGTTGTATGGTGGAAGCGCCTTTCTACAGTACGCGCAGGCAAAAGGCGACGACAGCGATTCTTTCATGTATGATCTCGTAAGGGCCGCTCTCCGCGACAGTTCGTTTGTTTTGCCGGTTGAAACTGCGGCGCATCAGACGAAAGATGCTAAGTTCTTGCCGGGCCATTTGTGGGGTTCTACCGTAGAAGGGCCCAGGCGAGCCAAGATCATGATCATTAACAAAAACCCTTGGGTTTTGTCGATGAAAAACGGTCGTTGTTTCGCCGACGAAGACGGAAAAATCCTCATGGATATTTTTGCAAGTTGCAAAATGACGAACATTGGAAACATTTACGTCACGCATCTTGTGAAATTTATGCCGCCAAACGGCAAGACAACGTTTAGAGCCCAGTGGGTTAAAGACGGCGCCTATCTTCTGGCGCACGAGATAAAAATCGTGCAACCGGATTATATTTTGTGTCTGGGGACCGACGCCAGCAAAGCACTGCTGGGAGACGGTCATGGTGTTAACGACATGCTGGGCAAGGTCGTTAAATACCGTTACAACATAGCGCTGGACGCAAGGGACGCAGAATCGAGCTGGCTTGAAGCGAGTGTGATGACCGTAGTTCATCCGCGTCAAACTGCGAGGGACCAGTCGGCCATTCGCGCGTTGGAGAACGGGCTAGCCTCTTTCGTCAATTTGACGCAGGGTAAAAGCATTAGCTTCGACACTAATGTAGATCACAACGTTGTTTCTTCGTTCGACGAATTGATTTACTATTTCTCGGAAATCGACAAAGATTACGACCCGGTCGAGGAGGTTATTTCGGTTGACGCAGAGTGGAACGGACAGCATCCAATTAACGAAGGTTCGTACATGCGAACAATTCAGCTCGCATGGAAACCTGGCAAGGCTATTGGTATCATTCTGCATCTTGCAGGAGGTGCCGTTAATCCGGACATTGATGCTAAAAACAATTCCGAGGTTACGGCATTGTTTAATGCTTTTTTCAAAGGAGGCAGTGTAACAGTCACGCGGGAAGACGGTTCGGAAGCTGTTCTGAAGTTCAAACGTAAGCGTGTGGTCGGTCACTTTTTCAACGCTGACTTGGAGTGGCTTGTCGACTATGGGATAGATATTCAGGAGTGTTTTTCGTGCAAGCTCTACGACTTGGTCCTGCCGAGTTCTGACGCTGTACCTAAAGCATCAAAGCGACTCTTTAATTGCTATCTTGAAGACGGATTTAAGCCGGGAGAAACTGTTCCAGCGTGGTATCGTACGAAGTACGAGGGCGGGGCAGACACTGGCTTAATGTGCCACGCAATAGAGGAGACGGCTAACTATAAGTTGGAGCTTCTTGCGGCCAGGTATCTTAATTCCCATAGGTACGACGCGGAGTTGCAAGAGTGGAAGACGAGCTACTGTAAACAAAAAGGGCTGTCCTCCGAGTCACTTGAAGGTTACGGCGAATGTCCGGACAATGTTCTACTGCCTTACGGCATGTGGGACGCGGATGTTACGCTTCGTCTTTACTACAAGTTTAACCCGCTGCTGGATAGCGATTACGACGGTAACTGTTGCAGGGAAGCTTTCTGGGAGGCTCAAATTGCAACGCCGGCTGTGCTTGACATCCACCGCAGCGGTATGACTCTTGACAGATCGCGTGTCGATTTTTTGACGGTTCAATTTATCGACGGTCGAACCGCTTTAGAAACCAAGATACGCGAAAGCTTAAATTGGCCGGACTTCAATATTCGGTCATTAACGCAGGTCCGAGAGGTTCTTTTCGGGCACCTGCTTAACGGCAAGCGTGATCCTGAAACAGGTGGTCCCGTTCGCGTGCGACCAGCCGATGCAATTTCTTTAAACCTTATGCCGCTTTACGATACAAGTAAACCGCCAAAGCCATGGGAAGAAATTCGGCAGAAAAACGTTGAAAGTCAGCACAGTCCTTGTACTAGCAAACAAGTTTTGTCCATCTTGGTGCAGACAGTTTCCGACGCGAAAGCGAGAGAAGTGCTTGGTATGCTGCGAGATCACCGTTTTCTTGATCAAGCGCTGAAAACGGTTTTAAGGCCGCCGAACACCGACCCGTGTACGCACGAAACCTGTTATGACGAGGATGGCAACATGGAGTATGCCAAAGGTCTCGCCGCCTCTTGCTGTTCTGATGGAAAAATTAGGACGCACATATATCAAACGAAGGAGACCGGAAGGTGGTCGAGCGCTAGGCCCAATTTGACGAACATATCGAAAAAGCGGGACAAGGACTTTAAACGCATTCTGGGCAGCAAGTACAAGTACAAACTGCGAAGTATCTTGAAAGCCTCTCCGGGCCATGTGTTTGTTGAAGCGGACTATGTTGGTGCAGAGCTTTTCGGTATGGCGGTTATGTCTGGCGACACGGCTATGATCGAGCATGCGAGGCGTAACCAGTTGGAGGACACGCACCCTAATTACTATGACATTCACTCGAATGTGGCAGTTAACGCCTTCAAGCTGAAATGCCCTCCGACCAAAAAAGGACTGGAACAGATCAAAAAGGACCACCTTCGCAACGTGGCAAAGTCTGTTATCTTCGGCATAGCTTACGGTAGAGGCGCAAAGGCTATTTCGGTGGGTGCTAAGGAAGAAGGTATCGATATCTCGGTAGACGAGGCAAAGGCGGTTATTAAGACCATTTTTGCAACGTACCCGAAACTCGTACCTTTTTTCGAGGGTTGCAAGGAGCGTGCACGCGGTTACTACCTGGATAGCAATCATCAACCTGTTCCCGTGCCGCGATACCTGTGCAACTGTTTTGGGCGATTTAGGCGTTTTCCGGATAGCTTCGGCGCCAGCGATTTGGAATCCGAGTTTGAACGGCAAGCTATGAACTTCCCGATTCAAAGCATGATCGCCTCGGTGGCGAGCAGAGCCGTCGGTTACTTGATCGACTACAGGAACAAACAGATCAAGCTTGGTCATAATATGTTCAAGCTGCTTCTGCAAATCCATGACGCACTAATCTTGGAGGTTCCGTATCGCTACGTTAAACACGTGTGCGAGTATGTCATTCCTACGTACATGCGAAAAGCCGTCCCGATTTTCCCAACGCACATTAGCGGTGCGCTCGAGGGTGAGCCTACAGGTGCAGGTCCCTTTTATCTTGGTATCGAGGGGGAGGTGACTACGAACTGGGGCGAGCGTATATTTGACGCGGACGCTAAAAGACTTGGTTTGCCTGTAGGGCGTGGCGTTGTAGATGGCTGCGTTGTGCACTATAGTCAAACGCCGAAAGCGGGCGAAGAGCGATCGGTCGTAGACGTCTCGAAACCTCGTGCTAAGCGAGACATAACGCCTCCAGATCCGTATGTACCTGGGAAGTTCAAGGCATCAAAACGTAGGCGATAAATAGAATGTTGCTTTGTATCGAAGGCATTGATGGTTCGGGCAAAGGAACCATCACCGAGTTGTTAAAGGAGCACTTTGACCGGGCCGGCAAGAAAACGCAGTTGTTTTCCTTTCCGGCTTACTGCAAAAACGCTTGGAGCGAGCTCATCGGAAAGTACTTAGACGGCCAATTCGGACTTTTTCCGATAGAGGTGCAAGCCGCTTTGTTTGCGTTAGAGCGGCTTCACTCTAGGGAGGAGCTGAAGGCTGCATTAGCTTGTAATGACATTGTCTTTTGTGACAGGTATGTTCCGAGCAACTTGGCTTACGCTGCTGCTGGCGTAGAAAAGGAGAAAGAGCAGCAGATCATTAAATTGATTTTGGATTTAGAGTACGAACAAATGGGTTTACCTCGTCCCGACGGAATTGTTTTCATGGACATGCCGTTGGATTTGGCTATCAGCAACGTCGCTAAAAAGCAGGGGAGACGCTACACAAAAAACGTCCTGGATCTGCTTGAAAGACAGCGAGAGCTGTTGCATAATGTCGCTGGCTTTTACGCGCAAATGCAGCAGTGGCACCCTGATGCCAAGTTTTTGCGGGTCGATTGCACAACTGGCGAAAAGCAGGACGATTTGAGGTATTTTCCAGATTTAGTTTCAGAAGTTGTTTCATTCATTCAGAGTTTTTTGGAGTAAAAATGCAAGGACAAAACCGACTACGACCGCGTTCCAAGGCCGCCACAGCGAGAAATCTTCTTCCTCCTGATGATAACGGAGCCAATTCGCCGCGGAACAATCATTTCATCAACAAAAACGCCAAGAACGTCCGTCTTATTCAGCCTGATTGCTACAAGAAAGGCGGTCTGCTTTCAATTCGTATCTGGAACATGTTAAACCCAGAGAATCCGGTCGATCTGATGAACGGACGAACTTCGCAGTACGATACGGCGGGGTTGGAAGGTGTTTCGATTTCCGAGCCGGTGTTTGTATGCAGCTACGCAGGCGTGAACCGTAAAACTGATCGCATCATCGGCCACGATGAAAAGGATTGCAACCCGGTCAGCTACATCATTGCGAGAAGCAAGCAGCACGTCGTCGAAGGCGTCGATTTTTGGGAGGAGCCTTACGTTAAGTTTTGCAAGGTCGCCAAAGACGCGCACCAAAGTGGACGATTTTCGCAAAACCGCAAGTGGGACCCGGACTGGAACTGTCTTTTGCCCGCCACGATGAACAAGGCTATTTCTCCTTGGAAGCAGCAGTACTTCATCGTCGGATCGGTCTACAACAACGGCCCGAATTTGGATTTAATACGTGAGTATTCCAGTTACGAGAAAAACGGTAAGGTTGTTGAGAAAGAGGTCGCTCGTGACGGTGTTCCATTGGGTGATGCCGCAGAAGATCCGGTTCCGTTGATAACGGTGTCGGCAAGCGCTGGGCGTAAGCTTCTAGAGCTGATGGTCCGAACAAAAGAGAAGTTCCAAGGGGACCCGGACGTTGATCCTGCAGTGATGTACAAGTACGGCGACCCCTGCGGTAAATTTGACGCGGCCACACGCACTGTCAAAGGAGGTGTTTTCTTCCATCTTTTCAATCCGGATACGTTTGTACCGGACAAGACGGATCCTGTGCACAAGCAACTGGCAGGCAACACGACTTATGTTTTTGCGGCCAAACAGCCAGACGCCAAAAGTTCGAAACTGCAGAAGGGCGGCGAGCAGGTAACGCTTTACGAGGCTGCTGTAACCAACGGCATCAAGGGGCCAAAAGGCTTGGTGCTGCGACCTGATCTAAGCACGGAACAGGTCAACAACATCACGTCGAAACACCTTTTCTTCTGGAAGGACTCGGATCAGGATCCAGCGGATTCCTTTTTCCTGGCCGAGCCATCGATTGAAGAACGCTGTATTTGGATTGCTAACGCGTTCAAATTCGTTCCAAATTTGGTAAAACTCTGTTGGATGAGCAACCCCGAGTACCTGGCATTTGACGCGGTTAAAGCCGTTTTGAACAATCGTACGCAGGTCGTTGTTCCGGATTACAATCCCGAGCCAGAGGAGGAGGACTTGCAGCCTACTCCTGTTGCGACACCGTCTAGTCGCAGCACAAGGCAGCCTAAAACGCAACCGGTTGAAGATGTTCCTTTTGAGGACTTTGACACTGTGGCAGATGCGACTGTTTCGCAGGTTTCGGTGGAAGATCCAGCCGGATTGGACGCGGAGGACCTGATGGATTCTTTCGAAAACGAAGGTGAAATCGAAGCCGAACTTGATGACCTTGAAGTCGGCGAGGGTGGTGAGATCGTCGAACAGTTTCAGCAGGTGGAAGATTTTGAAGACGAGGTTTCCTCGGACTTTGACATGCCATCTGACGGCGAGTCGGTCGAAACCGACGAAAACGAAGTTGACCCTTTCCAAGCTAGCGTCAACAAAAGCATGGCTGCGGCCAAGGCGATCTCCCGCTCCGCGTCGCGGGGATCGAAGCCTAAGGCCTAGTTTACCAGTTTAGTTTTTTGCCTCGCGTAGCCGGTCAAGCCGGCTACGCTTTTTTGGAGCTGTTATGTCTGATTACGACGAGTTCATTGACGACCCTTTGGCCGAGCCTCCGGACGAGCCTAAACCTGAAACAAGCGAACCGTTGGGAGAGCTCGCGGCGGAACCCGGGGCAATCGCTAAGCCTGAAGAGGCGACGAGTACCCACAAGTCGCAGGCGTCAAAAAAGCCAGATAAAGCTAAAAGCGAAAAAAAGAAAGACATTAAAAACGCAGTTAACCGTAAGGTCGCGGAGTCGAAACCGCAGCCAGTCGGCAAGATTGCGATTTTTCAAGACGATCGAAACTTGACTAAGGCCGGTAAAGCGGTTATAGCCGACAAGTGGTCAGACGCAAATCGCGGAAAATCGCGAAACGGCATGATGGCCGCTTTTGCGGCTGCGGCGAAAGAAAAATTTGGTGCAACGAAGGTTTTCGGTAGCAAGCAAGATTTGGAGCAGCTTTGCGTGGGTATTCCGACTCCGTCATTGCCAATCGAGTACGTTATTGCAAACGATGTATTGCCGTTTGCCTTGATGATGCTCGCTGGAAGCTGGGGTTCGTGCAAAAGCTCATTGCTGTTTGAGTTCTTTCGTTGGGTTCATGAGTTGAATGGTCTTCCGTTTCACCTTGACACGGAGCACAAGTTCGACGGCGATTTTGCGTGCCGCATTATGCGGCAAACGGAAGGTCCGTTGCCTTTTAATTCCAACCGGTGCAATTCCACGGAGGAGTGGCAGGCCATGTTCACTCACTATGTTTCCGAGGTCAAACGATTGCTTCGAGGTACTAAAGAAGAGCCTGGTCCCGGTGCAACCATTCCTGTCGCTATCGGCTTGGATTCGCTTGCGGCAAGCTTGTCGGAGGAAATTCAAGACAAGGTGATGGAAGAAGGTTATGCGAATCGGGCACACCCGGTTGACGCGTTGAAAAATAAAAACTACCTGAATGCGATCATACCGAAGCTTGCCAATCATCCTTTCATGGTTTTCATTGTAAACCATTTGAAGACACGAAAGGACGATCGCGGTATCGAGCACGCGTACACGTTAGGTGGCGGGAACGTGAACTTCCGAGAATCTATCGAGCTCCACATGTCCGTGTGGCGAAGTAAGTTCAAAAACGCTCAGTTTGAGGGCATAGGCGTGCGTATAGCCTGTGCAAAAAATTCTTTCGGGCCAACGCATCGCGCCATCAAGACTCGTTTCTTGTGGTGGTACGACGAGGATGAGGTTACTGGCGAACTTGTTCAGCGTGTGACCTGGGACTGGGATTGGGCTATATGCGATCTTCTGCAATCAGCGGAAGGCATCAATAAAAACCGGCTGAAGAAAGCTGACCTAGAGTTGAAGGTCAAATCTGCGGCGGCGGATATTGAGTGCATGGCTAACATGCGAGCGTTAGGCATGGGTAAGGACGAGTATTTGACTTGGCAGGAAGTGGGGAGAATGATCCACGAAAACGCAGAAGTTTCGCAGCGAATCCGCGAAGCTTTGGGTATTAAAATACGACCAAAGCTTGTGGACGGAATATCGTTGCAAGACATCCAGGAAAAATACAGAAAGGCGGCTGAGTAGTGTCAGACAAACCACAGCATCCAAACAACCCATTGTTGTCAAAGTTCCAAGCTATTGACTCTAAAGAAGTTACAAAGGCATCTTGGGAGCACAGTAGAGTAATGCACATTGTGCAGGTCATGGGTTACAAAAACCTGGTCTCGGATTTAAAACGTGTCTCACAGGGAAGCTTGTTCACCTTGGGGGATTTTGTTCAGGTGTGCGATGATTTTCCTGTGTATCTTTTCGCGGAGACGTTGAAAGGTAGTCCGCCTATTCATCGGGATAACCGCTCGGTGCATCCGATATGGTTCAAATCTTTCACGTCCGTTCCTTTCGTCAAGGTTTATATTGAAAGAAGCAAGACGTTTCCGACAGATCGGCCCGTTGGCATGCTCTTTCCTAGGAGAGGTTTTCAACAGGGTATGATCATTCACGACGGCGATCCCGAGAGATTCTTGCCTCCGGGCTCAAGCTGTCACCTTTACAGGGGCGACGGCGGGACTACTATGATAGTTCAGCCCTTCACCGGCTTTTTGAACCATTTGAAAACGTTTTAGGAGTAGGTTATGACTTTGAATCTGTCGAAGAAAAGGCAGGCTGTTTTTAATTCAATGGCTGCGACCACGCAGGACATTGCGAAGAAGATCGGCGAGAAAGTTCTAGCGGCGGGAAAAGTCGGTGTTTTGCTTTATTACGACATAGGGCAGGCCATTGACCTTCTTTACAAGTCGGAAGACTTGGCTGACGCAGAAAAACGCAGTGAGATGCAAAAGTTGGCAGCTTTCCTGGGTAAGGACGGATTTAGCCTGACGCAGCTTACGGACTACCGTAACGTGGCTGTAACGTTTCCGCGGGAGTATTTGTTACAACAAGTCGCTGAACCTTTGGCCGATGGTAAATACCTGACTTTCGCGCATTTTCGCGAGCTTCAAAAGCTTTCAAATGAAAGTCGGCGAGAGTCATTGCTGGTTAAAGTACGGAAAAATTCGTTGTCGGCAAAAGAACTTTCTGTTGAAATTTCCAGCAAGAAAGAGGCGGACGTTAAGAGAAACGGCGGAAGGAAGCCGGGTATTCCGAAGTCGCCAAACGCCATGCTGCAGAAACTTATCAACAGCACGCAACAAACAGGAAACTACCTGCACGAGATGCTTGATCCGTTTTCGACGGCTGTTGCGGAAATTGAGGCGGACGCTTTCGACCCGGCTTTCGTGCAAAATCTTGACGCTGCCATTCTTAAGCTCGAGGAGACCGAGAAGGCTTTGGGTTCGGCGAGAGAAAAGCTTAAGACTGCTCGATCAAAGTCCGAGGCACACTTAAAGCCGATAGCGAAAGCGGCTAAGAAGTCTTCGTAACGTAATGTTTACGGTTTGCGTGTTGCTTTATGGCGACTACCCTGAACTGGCTAAGCGCGTGCTAGGGTCTATCTCTAGCACGCATTTAGTCGGCGAAGTTCGGCTGGGTCTTAACGCGGTTTCCGAAGCAACATTTTCTTTTGTGCGAGAATGGGCAACCGAGAAATCTTTTTCGGTTCCGGTGAAAACATATAGCCCGAGTGGCAACAAAAACGTTGGTAAGTACCCGTTGATGAGCCGCATGTTTGTTGACTTGCGTACTTCTCATGTTATGTGGTTTGACGACGATAGCTTTCTGCTTGATGCTACGCCAGGATGGTGGAAAAATGTATTTGACCGCGCTGCTTTATTCGATGTTTACGGGAGTTTGCATCGCATAAGCCAGCGCGGTAAGCAGTACTTGGCCATTCCGCAACAATCCTGGTTTGGCGGTAAACCTGTTTCTCCTCGACATGTGTACAATTTTGCGACGGGGGGCTGGTGGGTAGGAAGCGTTAGTTTTTTACGTAAGTGGGGCTACCCTTTTCCGCAGCTGCAACACAACGGAGGCGATTCCGTTCTGGGCGAGTTGGTACGGCAACAGGGTGCCAAGTTGGGTCACGCCAACACTTCAATTGCAGTTTGCTACTGCGAAGCTTGTGCCAAAGGCTTAAATCCGCTTCGATCGCGGCCTGTTGGTGGCGTTAACATCAACGTGGGCGGACGAGCTGGTAGACGCGGTATCGGGGTTTCATCTGAGAACTACGTTTTCTCGGACGGCAACCCGTTCCCGTCTTTATTGCATCATTCTTTTGACGTGGAAGTGCTGAATTATGAGATTTGATATTGAACAGATGAAACCGGAAGACGGCTTCCATTCGCAGGTCGTTAACGGTGAGCTTGTTTTAGACTTGACCTACAAAGGCGAAAAAGTTTTTAGCGAGGTTGTTTCCGACGAGGACTGTTTCGAAGACGCTGGGGACTTTGCGGCGTCCCAACTCGATCGAATGCAGTTATTGTTGCAGTCGTTCGCGGACTTTTTCAACGCAGGAGGGTCTTTATCCGAGCTTAAAGACTGCAGTCGCGCGGCGGTGCAGGCTATACTTTCACGGGGAATATGTGACAAACCGGAGTCTCCCGTTTTGGACTACGGGGACTATGTTCACGTCGACACGCTAAAGAGCGATCACGTGATGTACACTTTTTTAAACGCGGAAACGGGACGCGAAGTAGCCTGGGAACGGTTTTATTTCATTGACCTGGACGCTAAATTTTTCGATGAAGGAGAGAGCCATGTCCGACTTGCCCCCGGTACCTTCGATGTCCATCCCGACAATTCTTGCGAAGCGGGACAAACTGACGGCAGCTCTGACCTCCTTCTTGGGGAGTGAATTAAAGCAAGGCAAGTACGATGCTTTTGCCGATAAGCTATTGGAGGCGTTACCGGACGGTATGCCGGCAAGTTCAGTCCGCAACAGCATAAAAAATCTCACGGGAAAAGTTCTAACAGATTCTCTGTTGCTTGAGCTCTGCTGGAGAATAGCTGCAAACGTAGACATGTTGTGGGTCGGCAAACCGGTTATCGACTGGACATTTCAAATGAAATTTGAATGGATACCAGCTTTTATCGAGGAGATTTACGTTGTAAAGCAGGATGGAAAGCTGAAGCACCGACTTATTTTTCAGTCGTTGGCGGGTTCTATTGTTCCGCACAAGTTGGTGCAGAACTGGTCGTTCGAAAAGACCACTTACTTGGCGGTGTTTAAGGACAGTCGCGGACTTGGTTTCGGGTTCAATCGATCTAAGATCAACAAGCGAGGAGAGAACACCGCTAAGCGTCTTTTCTGGGATTACAGGCAGTGCGTAGGACTGAGGTGTTTTTTGCTACTTGACCCTGTCAAGTCTAAGGCCAGGAACGAGCCTGTTGCAACGGAAATCGGGCACAATTCGTCCACAATGGCCTACAACAAAGAACTTATAAAAAAGCGAGACAGGGGTATCACCCCTTGCTTTTATCGCCTATCGGACGATATAGAATGCCACAACTGTCCGTACGGTTCGGACAGATGCGAAATGGCAACGCACCCTAGAACCTACACCGTAGCGGTTTGCAAGCAGTGCGAAGTGCGTAGTTATCACGATTCCGGAGATAGACTGCACCCTGACGTTTGTGTAAACTGTGCGTCTTACAGGAGAAAACAATAACAATGCAAGCTAGAATGTCTAAAGGCGACGACCGGCTTTATAGTCCGGCAAGAGACGTTGCACATAATTTCAAGGAAGTCATGGAAACTGTTGCTGCCAGACTCGAGGACTCGGCGTGCTGGACGGAGCTCAGGGAAATTTTGGCGCGGGAAAAGGTCACGGACAACGACTTGGGCGAGGCCTGTGCCGCTTATTGTCGGTATCTGGTATCCTCGGCTGAAGCGCCTAAGGTTCCGATGGCCGCTGCGATCGAGCAGGCTGGGTTTTTCAAAACAAAGCCGGCGGCACAGGTTGCGGTCATGGCTATGATTGGCACCGTGTACGCCGGTATTCAACATGTTGGCGTGAGAGAAGCGACACTGGGAGGCGTTGGCCCGCTGCAAGACGCGAAGTCTCTTGTGCGAGAAGCCGAGTCGCTAACGCGTTACATGCGTTATCCTCGATGGTTTAGAAAACCTTACCGGTTTTTCGTCAGGCTAAAAACGGCTTTAGCCGCTTCTTTTTAGACAAAGGTTGTCGTGTGATAGTAAACGAATGGAGTCCTCGGTTCAAGAAACAGTATGGCGGTCGATTTCCGCAGTCTTACCTCTGTTTTGACACCGAGTTTACAGGTAACAGTCAACAAAGCGACCTTGTGATGGAGATCGGCCACGTTATTGTCGAGAATAACGTGGTCGTTGACCAGGGTAGTTTTGTGCTTAACTGGTACGCTGCTGACATAGATGCGGGGTGGTTAGATTATAAGTTAAGCAGCCTTCGAAGCGTCATTGGGGCGAGTTGGCGTTTGAATGCGTCTCTTGTCAAGGAGAAGGGGCACGACCCGCTTAGAGTCCTTCGTTTTTATCATGACTTATTTGACGCTTGGAAAAAAAGAGGTCTACCGTTCGTTGCGCAAAATGGAGTATGGGCCGACGAGAAGATGATAAGAAGTAATTTCAAGCGTTTTCTCAACAAGAATTTTGAACTGCCGTCTTCGGGTTATTTCGACACAGGAGTTCTTTTTAAGGCAAACCGCGTTTGGGAGCCGGACAGCCCTTTTAAGGCGTATAAAAACATCGTGTTCCCGGTCGCGGGCGAGTCTTTGCGGGATTATTTCATACGAATAGCTGGCGTCAGGATTTCAGGTTTGAAATGGAACATGTCTGCCATACTCGACTTTTACAAGCTTACAGAGAAACACGCTATTGACGTCGGTCAGCTGCACGGAGCGGCTTTCGATGCAATGTGCGTGCATCACATCATGCAGCATTATCGTTCTCTAGCAGTGGAAGAGACCGTCGGCGAGGCGGTAAGCGACGGGACGACTAAGCGAGATACGCCAGTGAATCCTTTTTCGGTGAAAGCGTTGGGGGAGATTGTCGAAAAGGAAATAACCAAAATTGAGATTGACTTGCAAGCTAAAAAGGTTGAAAGTTTATCGCCGCTGCCGACAATAAGCAGACCGGCTAGAAACACACCTGCCGTATCGCCTTCCCAGCGAAGAAAGCAAAGGCCAGTTTGATGTCTGAAGAGTATCAGTTTTATGTACCGCAGGACAAGCTTGCGGACTATAGGGTTAAACACGCCCCCGCGGCTTGTCCTATTCTCGGCATGACAGGTGAAAAATTTCACCCGGTAGTTGACCACGATCACGCGTCCGGCAGAATACGTGGCGTTATTTCGCTGGAGGTTAACCTCTTGATAGGCAAGGCGGAGAATTTTTATCGAAGCCGATGTGTGAACAGTTCGGTTTCGTTGCCGGATGCTTTACGGCTTATCGCGGATTACTTGGAGGCGGCACAGGGTCCGTATCACCCAGTTGGTATCCGGCAGGTTGCCAAGCGTTTCGGTCGCTTGCCGAAGAAAGAACAAATTGATACTCTTCTTTCCATGGGGGTTGCAACGAGCCAAATCGAGGCTTGTAAGAGTGCGGCTAAAAGACAAGCTCTGTGGCGTAAATCGGTAGTTGCCGGAAGGGGAGTAGGCTGATGTTGATTTTCGTAAATTGGAGTGACACGAGCCATGTTATCAAGTGGTGGGAGCAGAAACTTTCGCACGTAGATGCACTTCCTAAGGAAGACAGAGCCACTTACATGGCGGACGCTGTGGCCGCCAGCCCGGAATTTCAGGTTTTGCTCAAACAGTGTGACGAGCCTTTTAAATCGCTCGATCAGCTCCGCAGCGAAGACCCTTTTAATTATTCGCTTATGGCTGTGCGATTCACTGTACCGTCGCTGCAAAAGTCAGCCAAGTACAGCCTTTCTAACCGGATGCCTGGGTTTCCGGACGCTAAGCCGCCAGTCAGCTTAGCCTGCAAATCCTTTTTGTCGGCCACGCTCAAGGACTTTTTCTTTCAATATTTGAAACCCAAAGCTGAAAACAATTTTACGTTTGTGAGTTTTGCGAGCGAAGTAGATTTTTTTCAGTTACTTGTGAACGCGTGCGCTGTCTTGGACAGTCCCATACCGCAAGGCATAGCCGCCTTTTCCAGGTGCAATCACATACGCATGGATGAGACCGAGGCTTTGCAGCTGGTTAAAACTTACGTGCGTTTGAACTGCTCTAAGCTGCAACAGGCGGGTACGCTTGCCACGCACGAAGAGTTGGTTAAAAGCTACCAGCCGGGTGTTAGCGTGGACACGTCGAGCTTGTTGCTACTTACCGCGGCGAACATACAAGGTATTACAGAAATGGAGCCTTCAAGCTAGTCGTGAGCGACATACAACTGCACGAGGACAAACATTACGTTTTCAAGCCCTTTAGGGTTCCCAAGTACCGCGTTCAATTTCAGAATGCAAAGAGCTTGGCGGACATACCGGGCTACGTGTGGTACACACCCGCGGCGTTGTATCTTTGGGGACGGTTCACTGAAAAAAATTTGTCCGACTTGGTCGACAAATACAACCTATCTGTTTTTTGGTATCAGTTTGACAAGCCTATCTTTTCCGGTTTTTCTTTTTCGGAAGACAAGTCCTGGAATCATTTGTTGTGGGCAGTTCGAGTCGACGAGTATTCGAAGCTTGTCGACGGCATACTTGAGACAGTTCAGTTTGACTTAGATCGTTCAATTTTGTATCAGTATGCGTTGCAGCGTTTGCGAGTTTACGATCCGTTAGCCGTCGATACCGATCGCGTCGTCACGCCTAAAACGCCTGTTTTAGAGCTCAGTGCTTTCGCGGTGCTTTCCAACAAAATGCAATGCGCCTTCGACAACAAAAAACCTCTGAAGACTTTGCCGGGAATGGTATCATATCCGCCGGATAGCTTGCACGTTAAAGCCGCACAGAGACTGTTTCGGCTATCGCACAAGGACACAGACGCCGCGTTTTCGGCCTATAAGCGTGTTATGTCTGAGATGCAAGACGAGGCTTATTTTTTGGACGTTAAAAACAAGAAGGCTAACGTAAGGATTAAAAGCAAGTAAATGACAACGTTCGATCCATCGGCTAAGACTTTCCCGGTAGACAGTCTGCAGAATTTTTTGATCCCCAACCAGGTTTTGCAACTTAAGCTGTTCTGTGACGATTCACTGGAGGGGCTTGAGAAGCAGGTAAACGATTGGATTCGCAGCACGCAGGCCGTAGTAGCGGTGCCGGGTGTCATCGCGATTTCCGGGGGTTTATTGCGTATCGGGTTGTCGTATGTTCCGGCAAGCGAGGGTGCGACGCATGCCTAGCGAAAAAAAGCCGATTCCGGCTGCGATCGATGCCTTAATGCGGGTTATTGCGGCTAAAAAAACCGTGTCCGGCGAGTACGATCTGGAATATTCCGAGCATTTAAAACGTCTGCCTTCGGACGTCTCGGAATCTTTTTTTGCCATGGGTTCGAAAGAAGCGGACGAGGTCGGTTTGCCTTCGCTCAAATATTGTCTTTGCGAAAGCCCCGAGGGCGATTACCCGGCTGTTTACGCCTACAACAACCTTGCAGACCTTGTGAAAGCTGTTCACTCGCGAGTAGGAAGGGAAACTGCTGTTTCCGTTTTCTACGGCCTGCCGCTTGTGTTGACTAAGTCGACCAAGCCGGATGGGACTGCGGATTACTATTTGCGACTTCCGAACCAGACAGCCGTGAAACTGAGTAAAGGCGGGGAATTGGACGTTTACGCAGTGGCAGACTTATCCGAAGACACTAATATGGAGGTCTTAGAGCACGGCTGGATGGGTTCAGATACCTACATGCAGTCGCAGTACTTCCGGGACGGTACAACGGATCCGTTTCAGGACGCTGAGCAAAAGAAGTTTGAAGGCGGCGACGAAGACAATTTGACAACGTAAAGGAAAGCCAATGAGCAGTTACAAGCCTAGCAGCGTGTTGCCGGGAGCGACGGAAATACCTTCAAGTATCGGCGACCGGATGGACGGCAGGTCGGCAGGATTCGACCACAACAAGCCAGGTCTGGTCGTGGTGGATCCGGACGAGTCGGACTCTTTTGTCATTGACATGGGGAAAGTTTCCAGAGAGTCGTTTGAAAAAGCGGCTCGTAGCTATTCGAGCGGCTCCGATTACTTTCAACGACTGGCCGAGGACACAAATCGGTCTGAATCGGAGAAATCGGTAGCCAAGGACAATTTCCTTTTGGAGGATGTGGTCAAAGCTTCATCTTCCGCAGTGGTTTCGGATTTTAATCCGACAGATTCCCGTCCGAGCAATTCTCCCCGAGGGATTGATGCTTCAGTTATAAAAGCGGCTTTTGGTACGCTGGGCATTCCGTTTTTGGCGTCTGCTGTTCCGGCCAAGCCCGCGTTTACGGTATATTTTGAGTTTGCACAACTGGGAACGATGTCCGCAAGATATCATCAAGTAGTCGACGCGAAGGATTGCCTGGTTCTGGTCTATGACTCCCGTTTTGAGTACGGTCAGCAGTATTTGCCGCCAAACTTAGGGCCGGAGCAGCCGATTAACGTCGGAGTAGCTGAAACCGGTTTGTCGTACAACGTGGCATCACTGGGACTCAGTTGGACGCTTGGTTGTTTAGATTTCGTACTTTTGATTAAGGCGTAAACGAGATGGAAAAAAACGGTGCTATCGGCGAAAACACGCCGTGCGAAAAACCAGAGTGTTGTCGGCGGCAAACTGAAAATCTGGTACAGAAGACTTTTCAGTTTTTAACGGACAAGGAAGCCGCGGACGAGAAAGAGAGTTGCCTTATGAAAGATGCCGCTGACGTGGTTAAACAGGCAACATCGAAGTAGTTAGTTTTTAGCGAGATCTGCAATGACATACCAAGGCGCAAGCATTCCGTTTTTCAGTCGCGGGGCTGGTGCATCGCAAGGTGAACACGGTTTTGCAGATCCGTTTAATGACATTGCAACTACGCAGATGCCGACAACGATCAAGTCGGCTCTGCGGTGGTCAGAGTATGTTTGGCAGATAATGGGTACGTACCGCACCGCCATGGAGCGACTCGTATCGTATTTCTTAAGCGACATCGAAATTGGTGGCGAGGATATTGGCGATGACGAGAAAAGAAAATACAAGGACTACCTGGGACAGCAACTGAATTTGATGCAGTTCTTGTCGACGGCCATGCGAGACAGGCTTTGCTACGGTAACTTTTTCGGTAGCGTTATCGTTCCTTTTCGCAGGCACTTGAAGTGTCCTTGTAGCAGCTGTAGGGCGGGTAACATGTATCCGCTTCGAGTTGTTTATGAGAACTTTGATTTTCAGTTTGATGCGTCTTTTAACTTTGTGGCGACTTGCCCTAAAACGGGTTGGCGTGGGCCCTGGGTGGTGGTGGATAAGCCCAAGGAAGAGTCGGAGCATCTTATTTTAAAGACGTGGAACCCGCACGAGATCGAAATTCTGCACGACCCGTACACAAACGAGACGGCGTACTTGTGGCGAATTCCGGAATACTACAAGCGCATGGTCAAGGAAGGCAATCTTTATCATCTGGAACGCTCGCCCAAGGCTGTACTCGAAGCTATTCGCACGGACAAGCTTTTCCGCTTTCACCATGACGCCATTTACCACATGAAAGAGCCTACTTTGGCAGGCATTCGCTCGATGGGGTGGGGTTTACCTCGCAGCCTTATAAATTACAGACAAATATGGAATCTGCAGGTTCTTCGACGGTACAACGAAGCAATTGCACTAGATTACATCATACCTTTCCGCTTGATAACGCCTGAGGTTCGTTCGGGAAGCGGTGGTGCCGGTGGCTTTGCAATGAACGATCCGATGTCGTCTTACAACATGGGTGATTTTAGGTCGCAGATTCGCAACATGATCAATCGACGGCGACGAGACCCATCAGGGTGGAATATGCTGCCTTTTCCCGTTAAGTACCAGATACTTGGCGGCGAGGCTAGCCAATTAGCTCCCACCGAGATGATTACGCAAGCGTACGATTCGCTACTTAACGAGTCAGGTGTGCCGGTTGACTTCTATCAAGGTACACTGAGTGTCCAAGCTGCACCTGTTGGTTTGCGTTTGTTCGAAAGCCAGCACCGTGCATTGGTGACCGACGCTAACAACCTTGTTCAGTGGATTATGAACACGGTCGCACGCATAATGAGTTGGCAGAAGGCCGAATGCAAGCTTAAACCGGTCACTATTTCGGACGACATGCAAAAGCAAATGGCTGCGTTGCAGCTTATGATGGCACAGCAGTTGTCGGGTCAGTCTGGCCTGGCTGCAGTTGGTTTCGACTGGGAAACGGAGCAACGGCGTTTGGCGGACGAGGCAAGGCGACAGCAGGAAATGCAGGCTCGCATGCAGGAAGAAATGGAGCAGGCCGGTTTTGCCGCAGAAATTGCCAAGGGTATCAATCCGGCCACGCAGGGAGGACAACCAGGGGCTGCTGCTCCTGGCGGCGTAGCCGCAGGCGGTCAACAGGGTGCAAATCCAGCCGGTCCCGACGCGCAGTCGGCCATGGGTGCGGGGCAGACGCCTGTTACCGCGTACGTGCAAAGTATGAGTCCAAACGCAGCGATCACACCCAACGACTTAGAGGCGGCTGCGTCCCAGCTGGCTCAGGAGCTGTTGGGACTGCCGGAGGGTGTTAAAGACTCGGAGCTTAGAAAGCTTAAGCAGTTCAATCCGATATTGCACAGCCGTGTACGGGCCAAGATGGACGAGCAGCGGCAACAGATTAAGAATCAGGGCGGGGCCATGCTTCAGCAACAAATGGCACAAGGGCGTATGTGATGCGGATAGGCTTTGTCTGCCCAACGTACAAGGCGAAGGAGTTGCACCGTTACACGGAGAAGGCACTAGGCTCGTTTTTTCGTACGACTCCGGGCGGGCTAGCGGTTGTCGTTGATGACGGGTCGGTCGGATTCGATAATGCTTATGCTCGTCGATTAAGAGCATTGGCGCCGACGGAAAACCAAATAGTCGTAGAACGTTTTGAATCGCAGTTGGGCCTGACTAGAAGCTGGAATAAAGGGCTTTCAATTTGCATGGAGCAGCGGGCAGATTACGCGATTGCTGGAAACAACGACGTTGTTTTTACGCCTAGGTGGTATGAGGGCATGGTACAGCTGGCCGCCATTTCCTTTTCAATGGTGGGACCACTTTCAAATGCTCCCGGTATAACGGCAAAAGGTCAGCAGGAGATTTCAAAGTACATCAAACCCTACAAGTTGACGGACGACCAAGAAACCTTGGATGGATACGCGAAAAGATTGCTAGATCGCTACACAGGTAACTTTGTGGTAAGTAAGATCAACGGTTTTTTTCAGTTTGCGTCAATGGCGGCTTGGCATGCAGGCAAATACGACGAAAATCATTTCTATCGTCCGGCCAACTTTTTCAACGCAGCGGGCAAGGAAAACCCAACTCCGTTTATGACCTTAAACGAGGATGAGCTGCAGGCCCGATGGGCGAAACTAGGGATGAAGTCGGCCATAAGCTTGAGCAGCTTTATCTTCCACTACAGGGCCGTGACGCGAGGCGACAAGTACAAGAAAGGTCAGTGGTTCAGGCAAAATGACTAATGTAGTTGTTTACAGTTGCGTGACTGGTGGTTACGACAAACTTGAAAACACGTTTTCAGCTTCAAATAACGTTCCCGAAAACGGCGTAAAGTACGTTTTGTTCGCGGACAAGCAAAGCGTCACAACGGGAACCATAACCTCTGCAAAAGGCGTCGAATGGGAAATCAGACCGCTCATCTGGCAGCATCGTTTCTGCGGCAGGCGGACGGCTCGCTGGCACAAGCTTAATCCAGAGGCTTTCACGAAGCCGGGCGACATTTCTATCTGGATTGACGCCTCGCAGCGAATAAAGGTCGAGAGGTTTGCTGAACGACTGTTGGCGGAAACAGTGCAAAAAACGCCGCAGGTCGACATTTTTTCTTTCAAGCACCCGCAGCGGAACTGTATCTATCAAGAGTTGCAAGCTTGCATTGGCTACCGAAAAGACAACCCTGTTTTGATGCGAAAACAAATTGAGTTTTATCGCACAGAAGGCTACCCGGCGTCAAACGGTCTTGTGGAGACCGCTTGCGTTGTTCGGCGACACACGCCGAGTTCAGTCAGATTTGATCGTTTGTGGTGGTACATGCTGGATCACCACAGTTTGAGAGATCAACTTAGCTTTAACTACGTTGCCTGGAAGAACGAAACGGCTTTTGGTAGGATACCCGGGTGCCGCACGAATTCCCCTTTTTTTGATTTCGTTCCTCATGGTTCTTGAAAGAAAAGAATGACAAAAGTTGGCATCTATGTCGATTACAAACACAACGATACGACGCTCGCTGCTGTTATGCTCGGTAACTGGTTTATTAGAAGCGGTAGCCAGGTTCGATTTATTTCCGACGACTCGGTGGCACGCAATGTTGATGACTACTGGGACTCGAAAGTTTTGCGTGATTTTTCAGGGCGAGGTGACTGCTACTCTGGTCTATCGCACGTCTTTTGGTTTTGTCCGAACGAGTTGAGCTTAAAAGCGGCTAAGCGAGAGGAAAGCCAGAGTGACATGATTTCTCCCGTGCGTCATTTCTACGTTCCGGGTTGGTGTGCCGCGTCTGCGATGTCGGATGCTTTTTTGCTTAACGCGCACAAGACGATTTCTTTGAGCCAAGATGCCGCGATTTGGTTAAGTTCAAAGTGCCGTGATTTCGAGGTAAATACGGCTTGGTCTAATTTGTGCGCGGCAGACAAGCTTCTCGTACCGAAAAATGGCCGGGTAGAAAACGACAAAATCAAAATTTTGATATTGTTAGGTTCGGACTTCTCTGTGGCTATTGGTGACGAGTTTTTTGAAGTCGTCGAGAAGCTTCTCAGACTGTACAAGGGATTACACGTTACTTTCGCGATGGAGCGATCGCTTCCAAAGTCGCAACGGAGGCGTCTGTCCGGTTTAATTCAAGCGTTTGGATCTCGCGTGTGCCGTAAAGGTGTTGTGCCTTACAGTCGATATCACGAGATGGCGTATTCGCACGACTGGGTTTATTTGGCGTGCTCTGCTTTTCGGCACGGTGCTTTAATATCGCACTTAGAGGTGAGTGGAACGCCGCTCATCTGCCACGACGTTCCTCCGGCGAGATCATACATAGCCGGAAAGTTGTCAGGGTTACTTGTCCCCACAACAGCAGCTGACACCTTCAAACCAGCTGGCATTGTTTGTTTTGATTCGCTAATGACAACATTAGGCCAAGCGGTTGAGCTCAACGAGCTGAGTTTAAAAGGTTTGCAGCGGAACGCATACGCTGGAAGGCGTAAGCGAATCCAGGACTTTGAGCGGTTCCTTCTGAAAGAGGTGCTGGCTTAATTCTGCGGCATAAATGCCCGAGCAAACATTCGGGTCGCTTGAAATCGGCAAGGACTGTGCTAGAACTATCTCTTCAGCTTTAAGCGGAGTCGAAAATGGCGGATTACACGTTCGAAAGAAACTATTGGGGAAACTGCACAAACACTTTTGACGAAGAGCAAAAGCATTTTGTGTACGCGCGTTGCATGGGGATAGCGATCGGTCGCTATTCGTTTACTCCGATGTGTGGCCGGATACTAGATGTCGGCGGTGGTCCGGCCAGCATGTTACTCAAGGTCGAAAACTTAAAGGAAGGTTTGGTCTGGGATCCTATCGTGTATCCGAGATGGACTGTGGAACGGTACGCAGCCGCTAACATTTCGGTTCGCACTTCGCCCGGAGAGTTGCTAAACGAAACGGGCTGGGATGAGGTCTGGATGTACAATTGTTTGCAGCATACTGATGACCCCGAGAAAATCGTAAGAAATTGCCTACGGGCGGGTAGAGTTTTTCGAATTTTTGAGTGGCTGGATATTCCTCCCCACGACGGTCATCCGCAGATGTTGACAGAAAAACTGTTGAACGATTGGCTGGAAACGAAAGGAACTGTGCGGTTTCTTGACGGTACGAATGGCTGTTTGGGGCAATCCTATTCTGCTGTTTTAACCGGTTCGGTTTGATGCTTTGGTTTTTTGTTTCACTACAGCGTTTGGAGGTACCCCCACCTTGGCGGAAAATTCTACTGGTTCCTTTTTAACTTCTTCGGCTCCGGGTAAACAGTCAAGCGATTTGTTGACGATGCTTGCACAGGAGTACGGCAAACCGCTCACAGGCGAAGTTGTTACTTTTTTGGGTTTCGCACGTGGTTACTTGGAAAAAAATCGCCCGTCGGAAATCATTACGTTACCTAACAACGTTGGGCTCAAGTTGACGAACTTTGTGGAGGTCCGAGTTTTTCCGGATCAGCCGGGAATGCAAGTCGGGGACGGCTCAATGGCAAGCAATGACCCTGGCATATCTATCAACAGGCCATGATGTTGCAACTTAATCCGCCTTTACCTTTGACGACACCAAGGGGTAAAGGCTTTGCTCATTTCTTAATTGACTACTCGCAAGAACACGATCTTTTGTGGGTTGTGTTTTTGGATGACACCGGTGAAAGCTGGACGTTCAACAACCGAGAAATACGCTTGCAGTCAAACATCACCATGGGAAGGCCGAACAATTCGACCAAGGAAGGTTATGACAAAGAACCCAATTCAGATTGAAGAAAAAGTAGCTTTAATGACTGCAGCAAGGGTAAAGCCTAGATACCCTTTTTGGCCGGTCACTTTCCGGTCAGTCACGACTCCGGAAGTGGTTAACGTTATCTTTGAGGGTGCAGAGGATGCAGAAGAGTTTCAGACGAAGGCGGCCTTGGTCTTCTTAAGCGTGCAAGGCCTTTCTTTGCCCAACGCGTTCTCTCTTGAGTTTGACAAACCGGTGTCGACGCTTAGAAAAGAAAGTGCCGCTTTTGACAGTGCAATTGCAAGCTTTTCAACGCTGGGAAACACGTCAAACTTGATCTTAGAGACTTCGAATTTTTCCGTGGTATGCTACAGGCCAGTTTGTGTTTCTGCGGATCAAAGGCACGCAAACTTCTTTTTCAAGCAGGGACCGGACGCATGGCCGGTTTGACCGGGTAAATTCTTGAGCGTTTACAATTCGGAGTGGATTTAATCGGACGGCCTGCATTCGCAGGCTGTTTTTTTGTTTGTAGCGACTGGCGATACGGGCACCTTTCGCTGGTCTTTTGCGTTTTCGGTGCCAGATAGCGAGTGGCAATGGCTGATTTGTCGCTAGACCTAACGGGGTTAAATACCCCGAACTTGCTCGAGCTGAGCACATCGCACCTTAGTCTGCCGGTTGCAGAGTGGTGCAAAGGGAAGTGCTGCATGGAGAACGAACACGGTTTCTTCTTTAACGTGCTGGACGCGGAAGGCACTGATTGTCATCCGCAAGTTGCAATGATTTTGAAGGCAGCGCATAAAGCGGGTTTTCATTACGTCTGGTTTGACTCTGACGCAGCGGTTTGTGCATCTTTACCTTCTTATGACTGGTAGAAAGGTTTTACGATGGCTAGTCTCATTTTAAATCACAGTATTGACGTTTGGCTTAGCGACCCAGTTATCCGTAGCTTTGTGACGGTGACAATGCGAAATTTGCACTTTTCACCGCCGTTGGTGGATCAGGACGCTGTAAAAGCGAACGAGTCAGCGGTTGTGGTTTTGCTTCAAACGAAGGTTACAAGAGTTTTAAGCGAAACCTTTAAAGAGTATTGGCGGCTCGGCGACGACGAAAGCGAAAGAGTTGTCTGGTCGAGTTTACCGGAAGAACAGGCGTATGTGTCTGGCTTGTTTTATACCGCGTTTCCGGATGTTGATCGCTTTTGTACCGAGCTAAGGCGGTCGCAGATGGTTGGAACACACCCGTTTAAACGCATTTCGCTGCAGTCGCTGTTTGATAAAGCTTGGCAAAGGTTTGTTGTGGAGAATCGCAGACCTGGCTGCGCAGACGGCGGCTGCCGCTATCAGACGCTGCGGAAACAAGGGGTGCAAACGGAAGAATGCCGTTGCGCTGTGGGTTGGTCATTGCCCAACATACCCGAGATGCTTGAAAGCCGATCCGGTTTTGCGCAGATGGTCGAAACAGACCCTTTTTGGTTTGAAAAAGACCTGGTGTACCTTGAAAACAAGTCCGTGGTTTTGGCAGGCATACAGCAGCGTTTGCACGACAAATGGGTTAACAAGCGCGACGGCGAATGGTATTCGGACGTTGACCTGCCAAAGGTCTATCGTGATTTTGCCGCGGAATTTAACTTGAAAATACCAGAGGAGGTTGCATGTTCGTAACTATAGTTCTTTCGGATCCGGAGGGTATATCACCCAGCCTAAAGGGTGAAGGCTTTTCTTTCCCCGAGGCTAAGGAGTCTTTGCGAAAGCACGCAGCACAGAGCAGATTGCTTTTGCCTTGTGGCTGGGAGCGGAACGTTAATTCGACGTACAGCAAAACCTCCCCGACCCGCTTAAGGATTGAAGATCAGTACGTTGACTTAACGATGACCATGGAGCCGTTTGTCGTGACTGTCGAAGTCGCTTTCTAGTGGCTTAACAGCAAAACCGGTTTGTAAATTTTAAACGAAAAGGAGCATTTGATGGCAAAGTTGATTTCTTTGCAGTCGATTTTCAACAAGGCGTGGCAAAATTTTGTTGTAGACGGAAAGCCTCCGGCGTATAAAAACGGCCACTGCTATTACAATACGCCCGATGGTTGTCGTTGTGCCATAGGTCTTTCGCTTCCTCCGGACGTCCTGGCGGACGTAGAGAAAGTGGAAATGTCGTTTTCCGAGGTGGTTATGCGTCACCCGGATATTTTTGGGCCTTCCGTGCTGGCATTGTCGGAGGCTCAACAAAATATTTTTCAAGCCATGTTGCATGACGACTTGGTTTCTTTGTTTACCGACGGTTGGAAAAGCGGTGTTTCCCTTCGGGACGAGTACATCAGTACCGCAGAACGATTTGGCCTTAACGTACCGGAGAAAGCAAGTGAAAGATCTTGAGAAGTGGGACAGAGAGCTTGAACAACGGGATATCGCCAATTCGCCCTCTTGGCTTGACATTTCTGTTTTTTGCTTGAACTTTTTTACGTTCTGCGTGGTGTGTTTTATTCTTTACCGCCTTTTATGGTGATCGCATGACAGTGAAAGCGTTGACGAGTGCTATCAGCTCCAAGCTAGAGGAGCAGCAAAAACTTTTAAAACAACTTGAGATGTGGGAGGAAGTCAAATCGCAAGGAATTGACTGCGAAACGGTAAAAAGTTTTGGCTTTAAACCGGAGTACGTGACACCGGAAGAGCGGAATACTCTCCGAAGAAAACAAGCAGGTTGGATGACCTTTTCAAACGTTTTGCACCGTTATGGTGAAGAGCACTTTAACTGCGTTCGATTGAAAGACGATCAAATCGTGGCGCTTAAAACCGCAATTAAAAGACCTGAATACAGGTAGAAAGAAATTACTCATGGGTTGGATTATCGAAAGTACGGGAGTTGTTGTTGACGGTAACACGCTCAAGCGAATGGCTGCCGCAGGTACCATTGACCGGAACACAATGATACGGTCAAAGTCTAAAAACCGATCGGTGCGTGCGGGGGATATCGCGAGCCTTGTTTGGCCTGACGCGGGTACGGATGGCTTAGCAGATTTTTCGCCGATACAGAGTCCTCCGACGTATTTCAATTCGGCACCGACTGCCTTTCAGGAGGATTCTGCCGCGAACGCGACAGAATCCTCGGCATCGCCGCCAGCGTCGCCGGGTATTCTTGACTTGGCGTTTGAGGTTCCGGTCACTCCGATGCTTGCGTCGTCGATTTGGTTTTTGTGGCTGGTCGGAGGGGCGTTGGTTTGTGTTTCAGCGGTTATCTATCACCTGATGAATCTGAAGAACAACCCGGAGGGTGCTGCGTCTAGAGCGATCGGGATGCTGGTTGCGGGTTATATTCTTGCGACAATTTTGCTTCGAGTCGTTTTGGAGTGCGTGGTCGTGTTTTTTAAAATTGCAGAACACCTGCGTTCGATTGCTAGAAAATAACAAGGGGCTACGCGTGACCGTCAATATAAACAAAATGCTTGCTTTGCCGTGCAACAAGGGGTACTCCGTGTGGGGGGCGCACATGGGGCGACGAGATCAGCTGCAGGGTTCGGCGGAGCGTTTACATTTGCAGCGTGTGTCTCTTGGCTCGCAAGGTTACGACACGGGCGGGGCATACTGGGGTTGGGGCGAGCAACTTTGGTGCGCTTTTTCTCCGGACAGCACAAACAACGAAGAGCCTGTTCGGGTTTTTGTTCGTGCCGGTTCAAGGAAAGAGGCTAAGCAACGGATCCTGGGGATTTTACCCGCTGGCGATTGGTGTTTTTTTAAATGAGCGAGTTGCAGGGTAAGCCGCCTGGCGAAACGAAGGAGGTGGATTGACCGTGGTTAAAAAATCAACGTTGATTCTTCGTTCGTTAGGCTTGTCTGACAGTGACAGGCGTCTTCCCGTTCAAAAGCTGGAAGACAAGTTATTCAAAGACGGAAGCGACCGGCTTTGGGTTTTGACGTATTTGGAAGGTGCGGTGCAGCTCCAAGAGGCAGCGTCCGGCGAGCAAAAAAAAGCAACGCATCTTTCCGATTTAGTTGTTTTCTACAACGAGCACGAGTTTGATCTTTACTTAAAAAAGATAAGTGAGGACGAGCTCAGCTAGAAAGGTTGATTGTGTCTCATCCTTATCACCACGCCTTGTCTTCAGCGAAAAAGTGGGGCGGATCGCCGGAAGACTATTTGGCGATACACAGTTGGTTTGACGAAAGTAAGTCCGCATACGCGGACGTTCGCCATCGTGCCCTTCGGCATCATTCCGAGGGTATATTTGAATGCGAGCAAGAGTTCGGCGTGACTCTTACTAATTCTAACGGCAGGGTAGTTCCGGTTCGTGCTATTGGCGAACAGCACGTCAACGAGGACTGCGGATTCATACCCTCCATGAAAGATTGGCTGCAGCATATCGCCTTGCAGCCCTGGATGTCGCGTGTCGGGGTTAAGCTTTCTGTGACTTTGCAACTAGAAGGGGAAAAAGAAAATGTCGGAAGTTAAACCATTAGACAGAGCTATTTACAATCGCGCGAAAGCTGCCGGGATAACGTCGATTCTTTTGATGTTTGAAGGCGGCAGCGACGAGGGTTTTTTACAGGTGGACGCCGAGTACGCCGATGCCGAAAAATCGGACAAATCTGCAGTGGAAAACGGGCTTCACGAGTCGTTTTTAGATGATCTTTACGAGTGGGCGGAGGAAACTTATGCCTTCTCGGGTAACGGAGACGGTAGCGGGCCGTACGGTTTTGACGTCACGTACGACCTGGCAAACGGCTTAGTTTCCATTGAAACATGGGAAACAAGTGCAGTTTACGATGCTGCAGTTGTCTCGGCGCTTGCGATTAACGAAGAGGATTAAATGGCCAGAAAAGCAAAAACAATCGTACATGTCAACCAGCCCAAGATTCGCGCTAACCTTAAGAAGGGGACCAATGAACCGGTTATAACAGTCAAGCATCGCGGCACCAATGTTTATGCACACGAGGTGCACGTTGACGGTCCGTGCGTGCTCAAATATTCTCCGGACGATCCGCTCAGTTGCGGGGCTCGTGTATGGATCGAAACCACTGCTACCGTAACTGTCGTACGCTAGCGAACAGGCTGTTTCACTTTCCAAATAATTTTTCACGTGAAGGGTTAAAATAGAATGTTTAGCGAGATACAGGCCAAACTTACCGAACTGCGGACGGAGGCAAATCGGCTTTCTAGAGCACGGAACATTATTTACAACTGCCACTGCTACGACATTTTGGCGCATACGCCGAGTGGGGAAGTTAACCTTGGTTTCATTTTCAAGGACAAAAATATTCAGGCGAAAATCCAAGAGGTCCTGACCGCGGAAATCGACGAAATGCTCGGGCGTATCAACTCGATCGAGTCACGTCTCAACACTGCTCTTGCTGGCTTCAAGGTGGACGAATGACCGAAACGATTGAAGTCAAGGTAAGGGTCACGTTGCTTGAAAAAGTTGACGGCGAGGACGCTTTGGTTCGCGAAGTGGCCCAGGCGATAGTCGACGGCGTGAATCATCAGTCGATAAAAGAGGTTGAGCTTGTCGATTTCTGCACGGAAGATTTCAAGTCCCCGTTCAAGCCGCAAAAGACGCCGTCTGCGTCCTTTGAACTTGTTTAACTCTACAAGGAAAACGAATGGCCACTCGAGCTACTTATTGCTTCAAGCCGTCTGAAAACAACTCCAGACGACGAAAACATTTTGTCTATATCCACTATGACGGTTATCCGACGGGCGCGGCTGTTTACTTCTACAATGCGCTGCACCATGACGGCAAAGGCAACTTTGCTACAGTTTTCATTAAAGCAAACCATCATGCGGAGTTGACGGACAGCCACGAACAACATGGTGACACCGAATACCAGTACGACATTATGGGCGAAGGTCCGCAGGCGCAGATTATGGCCCGGCGTCTTTTTGATTCGAAAGTAGTTTTCTGCGGTTTGTTGCATGAATTTATCAATTGTAATTCAAGTGACATCCCAGACTTTAAGCCGTTCAAAGAGCTACAACGTCCCTTTTATCCGCCGCAATTCGTGACGGAAGATACGGCTAAAAAGTTACTCTCGGTGCCAATTTCCTACTTGTTTTGCCCTGCAAAAAACGACAGGCGGTCAGCCAAGTGGCAAGATTGCCTTGCAGATGCCAAAGCAATTTTGAAGGTCTTCCCGGAGCTGACGCCGAATAATTTTTCGGAGTTGACTGCATGACAGCAAAAGATTCAACGACGACTTACGAATATACCGATCGGATAGGCGAAAAGCACACGGTAGCAATGAAAGGCGAAGTAATATTGTCGTGCCCTACGCACCACATCTACATCGCACAGTTAGCAAGACGGGCGTTCCGTGTTCATTACGGGCTCCAGCATTCATTTCACGGCACGCTCGAGGCCGCAACCGTAGAATTTGGCAATTGCTTTCTGCACGCAAATGCTGCAATTACGGCTTAACTCGCATATCGCCTCACGCGTGCGGTCTCTTTCAAACAACAGTAGTACAAGGGTATTTCAACGTGGCTGATAAATATTCTGGAACGATTCGCATTGGCGGTAGCGTCACAGAGGAGGAACTCGAAAAAATTCAAGCTTTGATTGAGCGGTGCTTAGACCCCTTGTCGGATGGTGAGTTGCGTGAGAACGGAACGGGTGATTTTGTCGAATGCGAAGAAAGCGACTTCAAGAAAGTAATTGCTTTTTGCGACCGACAAAACATCGCGCTGGCCTTAGTATGGCACAAAAAGCAAGGGGCAGACAGCGTTGTGGAGTACTGGTTAGCCGGTAGTCACAAGGAGTATCTTGCTAACTGCAACGGTGATGTTGTGGTCAAGATTTCCGACTTGGAATTGAAAACCGACACCTTGGTTGCAGATTTTATCGCTGAGCTTGAGGTTCCTGTTTTCCCACCGTTCAAACTTGTCAAAGCCGACAAAAGCGAGCCGCAAGGCTTTGATACTGCTCATCTTTGCGGTGACGCGCTTGTGGCGGCTAAAGCGGTGTTGAAGGCTCTTGGGCCCAATCCGTGCGGCAGTGGCGTTAGAGCTTTTTGGACGCCGGACGAATGGATTGCTCGCAACGAGAAATTTGGCAAGGACTCCCTTCTTATTTTGTGCCACGACGGAGGCGATCTCGCCGTGATGTGTAATTGGGACTACGGACGGTACGACCTGTCTAGAAAGCTTGAGAGGGAGCTCAGAAGACACGGATACTACTACGAGCAATGCACTAGCTGGTATTCCGCGGTGTACCGTATACCGACAAGCGACTAACACGTTTTTGGAGGTTTGAACACGAGGGCAGCGGTTCGCCGGTGCCCGACTGTTCAAGTCTGACCATCAGAACTCGATGTTTTTTTAGCGTAACAGGAGACTTATAGCATGTCGGAAGACGTGAACGAGAAATTAAAAAGACTGTTGGCGGCGGTTGACGTGCTTTTGTTAAACGCCGCAGATTTGAACGAGTGTTTTGTCGACGATGACAACGACGACGAGGACGACGCCTACCCGGAAGACGAAGACGGAATACGTTGGTATCACGACTGGTTCGAGCTCAAAGAAGCTCGGGATCAGTTTAAAGACAACACTGAAGTTCAAACACAAGGGGATTAAAATGTGTGCGTGCGATCAACCAAACATCAATGGTTATTACGGCTATCGTGAGCGGCCTGCAGCCGAAGTGAAAAGCTACCCGGTGACTCCACCCGAGCTGTCGCAGGGTGACGTCTTGCTTATCGACGCTTGCGGAAGATGCGATGGAGTTTGCGATAGCCATGCGTTGCATCTGCGACTCGTCAAAAACGCTGGCCATTACTTCCTACTTGCCCGGAACCTTTATGCTACGCGTCGATGCCAAATCGCGTATCTTCCGTCCGGAATTAATGCTTTGTTGCAAATGAATTCCGATGCAACGTATTGGATTCTGAAGCTGTTGTTGAACACCGCTGCTAAGCTAGAAAGGGACGCAGAGCAAAAAGAACGTACCTTTTGGCGAGAAGCCATTGCCCAAAAGCGGGTAAAAACGCGAAAAGTTCGCAAAGAAAATCGTGTCGATGTTTGGGTTCTAAACCCGTAATCAGGGCTGCCGTTAGCTAGGTCGCTTGGCTAGGTTTTAACCGGAACGACTCAACTCATTTACATTTGAAAGGTGACAAACATGAAACAAGTACCTGTGGCAAAAAAAATGCGTAAAGCGCTTCAAGCTCTTTACGGGAAACGCGAAGACCTTGATACGATGGTCACGGACGCATTGGCGGACTTACGGCACATGTGCGACGTACATTCTATTGACTTCTACAATTGCGATCGGATCGCGTACTCTCATTACGTGGTGGAATTGAAAGACAAGGAGCAGCTAAAGCAAAAAAATGCGGTGGAGACGCATGAGCTTTCGTCCGCGGAGGCAAAGCATAAATTGCAAGAAAAAATCGAAGAACGATTGTCGTTTCATATCGAGGCGAGCGGCGAGAACCCGGGCGTGCTTCCCGCTTCTTGTTTGTACGTTAGCCCGATAAGAGTAGACGTGCCCACCTTCACCGTAGAAGAGTTTCGCGAGTTATGCGAAAACGAGTCTTTTAGTGACGAAGATGGTTGGGGTCACCCTGCCAAAGACAACAAACAAGACCGATCAATCCGCATCTTTTCATCGAGATTAGGTCGAATTCCGAGCGATGCTACACACATTGTCTGGTACGACCGCTAGCTTCGGTACCGTGCCGATATCTGCAAGATTTTTAGTGCGACCATTAATTTTTCAAGGATATTCTGACATGACAACCAGGCCAAAAATTTGTTTGTACGCTGCGTTTGAATACTGGCTCGCGTCGCCGCCCGTGAAGCGGCTTATCGAGCAAGCGTTGCAAAATGCAGGGGCTACCCCTTCGGAAATCGAGGAGGTTTACTGGGACGATTTTGCAGACTGCATTGAGAATTTCCAATGCGATATTTTTTCGTACTTGACTGACCGCGACTGGAAGGTCGAGTTCGTGCATCATCCGCAAACACACGGAATCGGGGTCGTTCACTATTGCACCCTACAAGCAGACGACACCTTTGACCCCAAGATCGCCTTTAAGGCCTTTGAAGAGGCCCTGCATGCGGCGCAAATCGTTGCTCTGCCTTTCTTCACGCAGCACGCAAAGCGACTGCTCGGAGAGCACCGAGAAGGCGAGGCGAAAATGGAAACATTGGCGGAGGAGGTGTCAAGCCTACTCAGCGAAGCTGTGGCGTTGCTTCGCGATCTTGCGAAAGACCCTCTCGTCCCTGCCGGTCCGATCACACGCAAAATCTTTGATTTCCTGGGAAAGGTGGCCAAGACATGCCGTGCAATCAAATCTGATCCGTTGTCATCGACAGCTGGTCTCGCTTGGTTTTTTGGTTCCCACTTTTTTATGGAGCAAATTATGCTACGAGCAGAGGCTTGGAGCGATTGTCAGCAATTGCGGATTGAATTCGATGCAACTTTGTGGGCGGAGCAAGCGAGCGATCAGGCATTGATTGATTTAGGCAAGTGTGGTTTTCGTGGAGACTACCCTGCCGATGATGTAGTGATGTTTATGGCCGATCATTGTAAAAAGGCAGCAAGTCTATTTGAGTTTCTTCAAATAGTGCAAACTCAACCATACAACGGCGACACCAATGGTTTTGAATGTGCGGTTGATGAAGACGACCTTCGTACGTGGCTTACGATAAATAGACCACACCTTTTGGACAAGGTGTTCTTTGGTCATGAAGAGTAAATGACACCAACAATTTGTACATAGGAGAAAACTTGTGAGTTACAATGTCCAATACATTGATGCCAACGAAGCTACTCATATTCGTATTTTTTACGGATACGAAGGTTATGAAATTGATGCCGCAAATGACCAAGGTTGTACAGAAAATGTCTGGACACACTTCAATGATGAATTGCTGAGTCTTGAAAAAGCCAAGGAAGTTATTCCCTTGTTTTGTGAAGAAATACAACGACCTGATCTTCAAGATAAAGTTGTAATAAAGGAAAACTCATGAAATTCGAAACATATTTGTTGGATGATGAAGGAAACGTGCTTGAAAATTTCGACGATGATCCGGCTTGGATAGATAGGCACTCGGTCAACTGCAGCAATTGCAGTAAACTGGTTGACGAACGTGAATGTATGCCTTTGGAAGAAGGCGGTAGCCTATGTCAAGCCTGCTTTGTCGCTTGACTAGAGCGACGGGCGCTTGGTTTTTTGGTTCCCGTTTTTTGGAGATTTTGCATTGCATAACGAATTCAGATTCATTTTCGCGGACGGTTTAGGGCGTTATCTTAAAATTGAGTGCGGACAGGCCGTCCGCGACGTAGCGACGGCTAGGGGTGTCGACTGGGCGAACGCTCGCCTCATCGAATACCGGGTATCGCAAGGGTGGATCGACGTTACCGCTATTTGGAAGGGGTCGGCCCAAGTTGACGCTGCCCACACTGTGCGGCGGGGTGCGGGCGATCCTGCGTGGGATCGCAAGCACCGGGAAAAGGTCTACGGCGTTTGGTCGAAGGTTTTTGGCGACCTCGACGCCGTACTCGGTGGCGACACTGCGGGCAGTGTCGCACAAATCTGCGCTGACGCCGTAGAGGTCGCGCTCCTAAAAGACGATCCGTCCTTTAGACTCGATACGGGCGAAGTGGTGGTCGACGCTCAGTTGATCGGGGAGTTGCAGGAGCGAATTCGCAAGAATTTGGCTGCGATCGTAGCCGCCGATTGCCCGGTTTTGCCGAGCAATCAAATCTGATCCGTTGTCATCGACAGCTGGTCTCGCTTGGTTTTTTGGTTTTTACTTTGGAAGTTATTTGCTGTGAAAATGTCTAAGCGAATGCAATTGTTGGTTCGGCGTATTCAGTATTGGTTGCGCAAACACGAGTATCAATCTGGTTACGGTGGTTTGAAGCTTTACCGCTGTTTTGGTGAAAGTTTTGCTTTGTGTCGGTCAGGTGTTGTTGATGCGTGCGGCGGCGGATGCGTGGTCGACAAATGGACGTCCTACAGTGTCCCGGAACTCAAGAGGCTTTTTGAGCTAGCCAAAAAGCAGAAAAAGATAGATGAAGAGGCTAGGCTAAAGGCTATTGCTGGATAGACGATTTGTTGTTAATAGGGTTTTTGTTTTACTTTTGGAGATTTTACTGTGACGCCTATTTGTGAGATCACGCAAACGTAAAACCGACATTTTCTAGGTAATACAAGTTAAAGGACAAAGCATGGTGAACATTGATGAAGAGACAAAGTCAAAACTAAAGGCGAAGGCGAAGGCAAAGGCAAAGAAAAAGACAGAGAGGGTTTTAACAACTAAGGCTGAAAGAGCTTTAGCGGAGAGCATTGGTTTCAGAGGCAAATATCTTTCTAAGTTGCTACAGGAAGCCGCAAAGTACTGTAAGTTTCAAGGCGGGCAATGCCTCCCCGATGCCGCCAGCTACTTGCGTGAAATAGCTAGGCAGCACGCTGTGGAGGTGAAACAGCAGTGGGGAATGTCTGTTCGACAGTACAAACTGTTGCAAAAGAAAGCAAAGTGGCTTCTCCAATCGTTTTCGACCGGTTATTCGATGGGGGAGCTGCGGCGGCTTGTTGTCGACGGAAAGGATTTCTGCATTGATGACAACCGAAAATACTATTCGAAAAGTTACCGGTACTCGGAAAAGCATGGTGAAATTACTGTTCAGCTCACGCTGCAAGACTTGAAAAAGATTAAGCGGATTGAAGGCGTCTGGACGGTTCGCCGCAAGGGGACGGCTGCAAGTTGGCTTGAGTCTCGCGGGTCACTCAGTAAACACCAGGTCACCATGGTCGACGGCCATTTGGTTGGCACATCGCACGGCAAAACCGTTGCAGAGTGTCACGGACTTGAAGCAGGAAAAGCTATTCGCAATGACGCGGGAGAGGTCAAATTTCTCAACCGATTCATTGGGTTTGCCGATCGAAAGCTCGCAGGAGCTTGCGAAGTCGGCGTACGAGCCTTTTGTGATCGACACAATTTGAACATCAATTTCGGATACCGGATCGATTTCTTATTGAGTCTTAACGACAACATTGCAGTACCTTACCTTGATCGCTTGGCGAAGAAGCTGCAGCGATAGGTAGGTTTTTCGATGTAGTTTTCACCTTGGAGCATAACATGGCCTCATGTCCAATCATCAAGTTAGATGTCAAGCCGCGACAGCAGAAGACCGGAGAAACTCGCGAGCAATACCTCAAGCGAGCTCTTAGGTTCTGTCGCACCGCGAGGGACAAGCTGTTTGCCACTGGCGAATACCGATATTGCCACGTGTCTTTCATGATTCGCGATACGTTGCTGGCCGTCGAATCGGCGTTTCCCGACTTGGGTACGTTCGGGGTCGAAGGCTTCGAAGCCGGGCGTAACTCTCGCTCGCCCGAGATATCGTATCTCAACACCGGCGACCCTTACGATAGCACCCTCCTGTACGTCAATGGCCGATACCGGATCGGCTGTTGGGGCGATTACGTCGAGCGTGGAAACTATTCCTAGTCTTTTGTTTTTGGGGTTTTTGAATGCTAAAAGTTACGGCCAGCGACATTGAATTTGTTTTAGAAAATTTTGACGATAGTTTTCGTTGCGTTGATCCGCCTAGCGAGGTTAGGGCTAGGTTGTGCAGAATAGCCCATACGGGGCATATTCGCCAAGAGTGGGGCCATAAAAGGGGGGATGTTTGGGTCGCAAGCGGTGTTTTTTCGCGTGCGATAGCCTCAAGGCGATTATCGGCAATATTACAATCTCCGATTGTTGCGATTTCTTCCAGTAGATGAGTTCACTTTGGCTAAGTTTAAACTGCAGCACTTGTTGCCAGGTTTGGTTGCGGAATTTAGATTGCTTTTGAAGTCACTTTAATTTTGGGTTTCAATTATGGGTTTCGACAGGCATGTTTACACGGTTGAACTTAGAAATTCCATCGCAGGAGTGCGAGTCATCGCGTGGAGACGCAAGAATCGCATAAGACAAGCCTTCGGGCCTCTTTTTCCTTACCATTTGGCGATGTACCTTAGCCTAATCCCAACACAAAACGGGTTTACAAACAAGTTGTACGACTTTTCGTCTGAGGACTTAGATAAACTCGAAGCTAGTCCAAATAATGGAATTTGTCGCGTCTACAGAAAAAGGGCTAGCGTTTTCGTAACCGTAGATTTATCCAAGGTATAGAACGCGAGGACGGCCCCAATTTGGGGCCGTAAGCGTCACCCGGTCGTCGGGTCTGGTTCCAAGTCCAGTTCATTTTCAGGAGAGTTTGCCATGGGTTTCGACAGGGATTTTGAGCATAGAGAATTTGAGGTGGCCTGCGAGCGCGAGGCGCATCGATTGCTTGTGGCCGAAAAGTGGGCTGGGGTGAACTCTAGCAATACCGCTAGGGAATTCGAGCGAGGGCGCGCCGATAGAGTCGCAGGCGAACCCTGCCGATCTGCAAACGGGGCCTATCTTGACGGCTGGTATTCTATTTCCAATCCAAAGCAAAAATAGGGGGTTTTATCGTGGCGAATTTCAAATTGCAGCACTTGTTGCCTGAACTGGTCGAGGACTTCCGGGTCGTGCTTAGTGCGTACTGTTTGCCCGAGGACATCTCCGAAGTTATTGCGGAGATGTCCATTCCACGAGCGTTTGAAATTTTGAACGTCGTAAGCCGCAATCGCGCTTACGACGACAGCCACCCGGCTTTTGTTTCCGGACGGTGGCGAAGAGTCCTACCTTTCGACGGTCGAAAGTATTGTTTCTATTACGTTGACAACGCGACCGACAATCACGTTCGCACCTTGTTGAAATACGTCATTAAGGAGTTGCAAACCAAAAACGAGGCACCGGTTGCGAATACGGAACGCGATTAGTTTCAGGTTTTTACCTTGAAAGGAAAAGCATGGGAAAATGCAAAAATTGTGTTTTTTGGGACGGGCAAGAGTGTGATTCGGTCAATAGAGGAGATGAGGGTTTCGGGTGGCGTCAAAACCCGCTGATATAGTTTGAAATTGAAGCAACGGCTTCAGACGATACCAACCTGCAAACCAGAATGCTGACAGGGCCGGAATTCGGTTGTGTCAGGTTCAAAGAAAAAGAAGGTAGCCATGAAAAAGAAAGCTAAAGAGACGAAGAGTGATTCCCGCCAAGTTCGTAGGAAGCGGAGAACGTTTGAGGAAAAGCAACAGTGGGTTCTCGACAGGCTTGAGAAAGCTTGGGAGTTGACTCTTAGAACTACGATTTCGGGTCACTACGCCCCGTCGATTTCACCTGGCGATGAGGAAGATGAGGACGCATGGCATCGGGAATTCGGTGGCTACAGACAGTACTATCTCATGGGCAATCACGTCTCTCCCGACTTTGCAAGGACGCTTCGTAGGATGTGGGAAAACGGAATTTTGTTGCGTTCCATAGTAGGAAACCAAGGCGCGAGAGATGGAGGTTACGCCATGAAGACCTACGGTGTGCACTACCTATCCAAAAAGCATTCCTTGGCCGCGAAGCTGTTGCGAGAGAAAACTTAGCGATTAAGCCCCCTCTCGCCGGGACAGGCTCCGGCATTTTCAAATCTCTAAGGTTGCAACAATGAAAAGCTACGTTTTGGAAATTGCAGACAGCGGCGAAGTTTGCGAAGGTAACTTCGGCAGCGAGGTCGATGCGGTTCTTTGGGCTGAAGCAGTCCTTGCGACTCGTGGGCACAACCGCGAAAAAATCGCTACCGGCGGCTGGGACGCGAAAGGTCAAAACGATGACGGCGAACAATGCTACCGTATGTTGTTTTGGGCCAACAAGAATGACGCCGAAAACGACGCAGGTGCGAATTCTATTGCCCAACTTTGCAAGGTTGGATGGTAAGCATGGCAGAAAGGCAAGCATGTTAAATGTAGGCATTACATGGCTCGTGACATTGCCGCAAGGCGGTCGCGAGTTAATTCACGCAGACACACCAGGCGAAGCTCGACGTGTCTTTAACGAAAGGTACGGCAAATTGCCTTCCACGTTACGACTTTTTTCAGGCTTCCCTCGCCTCTATGAGTTTGACCTGGTTTTCGGCGAAACAGTTTTTAGCCGTGATTTGTTTCCAGCGTTTAACTCGAACGCGTGGGTCCGTATCAAGAGTCGGCACCATTTAGATGAGTATCTTTGTACTGTTTTAGAGGCTGCCGTGTTTGTCCCTCCGTTCCGTGTAACACCGGCAAGTCCGGGACAATGGCGAATGGAAGACTGAACAATAGAAGTCCTTAGCATCAGGACTAGGGTAAGTACGATTTTTCCGTTGAGTTCGTTCCCGAGTTTTCTACGAAAGGTAGATAGTAGCATGAGTAACGCAGCACAAACTTTGTCAGTTCGTGGGTTAAAATGGGTCTCCATCCTTGACAAAAAGCATGGTGGACTGGAACTCATTCTCAAGGTCTTAGACCTTGAGAATGAGTTAGCTGAGGCCCGCGAAGCCTTACACAAGGCGAAAGATGCGGCGACCTGCGAAGAGGAAGCCGTAGAATTTCCCGACGCGATTCAAATCTCGGAGTTTGCTGGCATGGACGGGACACTGCGGAACCCGCCCAACGAAAAAATTTGGATCGAATCGCTTAGTCAGAGGACTAAGCTAGATATTCGGGCAATTCTCACAGAATTGCCTACCGAGACCGGGCTGTATAGGTTTGTGTTTGTCCACAAGAAAAACCTCAAGCTGCTGTACGTAGCGGCAAAGGTTTGGGTTGTTCCAGTGCAAGAGGGGGACTGCTCGTGATCGGATACCGGCGTATTTCAAAGAGGCATTTTTATCTAATGGGCGGATTGTCTAATCCGAACTTGTATAGAAAAGCAGAACGAGGAATTTGGTCGTACTGGGAGATTATTCGTTAGCATGAAACTACCTGAACCGTACCTGCCGCGCACCATATCGCCACGGCAAGTCCAGTGGTTCATTTCGCCCGTTCGGGCGATTGAACCAATTCACCTCTTTCGCTCGCGCCAGCAGGCGCGAGCAACAAGCTGGATAGTCTGAATCATTATTTTTTCTTTCTAGGAGCCTTTAACGATCATGCCTAACGTAGATGGCAGACAGTGGCATTCAGTCCAGGACAGTCTCCCGCCGTTGGCGGGAGACTGCGGCTACGGTGCTGAGGAATCGGAAGTCGTTTTAGTCGCATTGAGAAACGGCAGCATGTTTACCGCTAGGCTTCGCGATGGTTACGACGATGATGAACCCTCGCGATGGGTGCTTTGCGGTCGGGATGGGTACATCGCAGACGATGTGACCCACTGGCAGCGGCTTCCGGATTTGCCGGAAGCCTAAAACGGCTCGAACCAAACAATAGAAGTTCGTTCAATTGGCTACTCTTCAGCTATTATTTTCACATTGAAAAGGAAAGTTTAAGTGTCAAACCTCGGAAAAAAAGAAGAAGAAGCTATACGCGAAAAGCTTAGCAAAATGATTTTGTGCGCTGGCATCGGCAACGAAGATTCCGCCTGCTCTCTAGCCGCGATTAACTTGGCTTTGAGCGGTAGACTTACGGACGACATACCGGACTGCATGTCGGAGGCTATCGGATCGTGGATCATCAGGGTTCAAGACGAAATGCCCGCAGATATGCGGAACAGTGTGCAGTGGAAGGCGTTGCTGCCGTATGCCGCCGGAACAGGCAGGCAGTACGAAAAAGAAAGAGTGGCGTTGATGTTGGACTGGATGTGGTGCAAGGTGGTTCCCACTTTGAATCCTTACGCCGATCGAAACAATTTCCTCGCGGAGTGGGACGCTGTGAGAAGTCTAAAAAGCGTCGACGCAGTGAATCGCGCGTTATATGCTTCTAAAAAGAAAGAAGATCACGTTTTCCATGACATTTGTATTGCAATGCTCAACGCTATTCTTGCTGCGAATAACCCGTCTCTTACGGGGTATGAAGTTGCCTCAGTCGCAGCGTTTACTTGCTTGCTTGGAGTTACGTGGGAAACGTTTGAACCGTGCAAGTTACTGGAAAATTTGATTAACGTTGACCCGTCGTTTTATGCTGACGGGGAAGCCGCGTCACCTGCGACCTAAAAGCGGTTTTAAACTAGGAGTAACATTTGAACGCAATAGAGAGTCGTGAGATTTCCGCCAGCGTATGGGGCGCAAAGTTGTACGGGTCTGGTTTCTTGGTTCGTTGGTTGAAAAAAGGCGATCGTTTCACGTGGCCTTTAGATAAGAAAGACAGCCCGCAGGTGTACGTGTATAGGGGACGAGGCTGGTATAGTCGAGAAGGTGATCAGTCTTGTTTTCGTACAGGTGTGTTTTGTTGTTGCAACAAGTTGGAGGATAAATGAGGATAAATGAGCAAAAAAGACTTACCTATGTTTCAGCAGAATCGTTACTACACGCACGAGCGCAATGGCATGTTTTATGTTGTTCGTTTCTTCCGTGGTAGCAACTGTGCTTTTACCGCTGGTTTTTCAAGCGAAGATGCTCGGCGTACCTGGGTGGAAGCGAACTGCTTAGGTTTCGTTCCGGTCAAGGCCGAGCATAACAATCATAGTACTTAACACGTTGGAGGCATTCGTGACGCTTACAATAACTGAATCCCTTTTAAACCGGCTTAGCGAACGCATTCAAGAGGACTTGCTGTGTTTGCTAGACGGGTTTGGCGTACAGTCGGCAGAGCTCGACCGACTTAAAACGTTGGCTTGCCAGGTCGTTGTTGGTCGTGTAAATGAAACAAAAGCGACACAATCTGAGTTGAATGCAAGCGACAACCAGCTGCTTCAACGGTTATCGCAGTTAGAGGAGCACGTCGCAAAGCTGAAAGAAAGGCCAGTGACGGACAAAAAGAAAAGTAAGAAAAAGCGTTGTAAACGCGACGCGGGCGGTACCCCTGCCGAAAAAAGCTTGGGAGCTTACAGCGCCGAAGAGGTTCGAGAAATGCTTATTGGGCATTTCATAGGTTTGATTGATGATTTAGAGTCACAGCAAGACACGCGAAAGGCCTTGGAAGGTCTGATCTTCAGGATACTCTGCGTCTTTGACGGTGTTATTGCGGCTTTCCCTGCGTTCAACATTGTTCCTTCTCCGCACCCCCGCGATAAAGCTTACCTTGAAAGCTGTGGAGAAAAATGGTTCAAAGGGGACGACGCGATTAACGATTGCGAGCTGCGACATTTTTTCCTTGAAAGGCTTAGAGCTAGAAAGCCGAGAGAAACTTGATGCGAGAGTCAGGCAACGAAATCCTACGGATACGCAGGTGTTGGAACGCGGGTGATACATTAAGCGAAGCTTCAAAAAGGATGCGAAAGCTGGGTTTCACGGATACGAGACTGCTTATCACCGAGTGGCGCAAAATGAAAAAGCTGTTCAGATGTCGTAGTGCGCCTGCCTGGTACGTCAACGGTTGGAGGGAGCCGTCCAAAGCTCCAGTTTACGCTGAAGCGAAACTGTCAGCACTCGTTGGCCCGCCTGGCCTTTACGGTTCGGGGACTTACGGAGATTGGGCGGGCATCACTGGCCCTGGCAAGCGGTTGCGGGAAATTTTAAAGGGAGACGGAAATGCAAGTTGAAGCGGGTTACGTTGGCCGAATGTTTGCAGCAGGTGAAACTGTTCTTACGCTCTCAGGACGCAAGACCTCGCCGTTTCCGAAAACTACACCGCGTACGCGGAATAAAGCCGACAAGTGGTTGCTGCAGAACGCTTACGACGAAGCCGTTGCACGCGGCGACGATTTTAACGCGGTTGTTTTCAAGCGTGATTTGGAATGCAAAAACGTTCCGCAGGCTAGCAAGGATTCGGCGGAAATGTATCTTTTTGAGTGGCAGACTGCGGTTAAACGGTCAATACTCAAAACCATGGGTTAGCTTTAACGCGAGTGGGCGAGATTCGAAGCGCTAAAAAGGACCTGGGGCTTTAGCCTCGATCTGTGAACAAGCTTTCCGCGACTGCCCGGGCTTAAGTCGCGGAAAGCTTTTATTTTCAATGTTGTAGTTTTGAAGGAAATAACGATGTCAAATGAAATGCAGGGCAAAAGCGAAACGAGCGAAACCAAGGATGAACGCCAGGGACCGGCGTCGCCTGGCGACGGTTACCGCTTCCTTGGGCCTAAGGAACTTGTTGTCGAAGGTGACGAGTTTTGGAATGCCGTGTGCGGGTGGGAAGCTTCAGGAAGCTATATCTTTGAGGAAAGGACACAATCGACTAATTGCAAGTACCGACGTCGAAACGAGTTCAGCGCAGGTGAGTTCGTGAGGATTGTAAAGCCTTTAGACGGTTCGCACGGATGGCAAGATTGGATGGACGAACTTGACGGTGAGGTGGTTAAGATCACGCATTCTTCCCAGGACGGATTAGATGACGGTGAATCGCATTGGTATCGGCTGGAAGGTTGCTCCCTTCTGGACTTTCGCGGCGACTGGTTAGCCCCTGCTTCCACCTATGAGGCTAAGAAGGTTAAGGAAGCCAAGGAAGCCGAGAAAGCGGAGGAAGCCAAGAAGGCCGAAGAAGCCAAGAAGGCCGAAGAAGCCAAGAAGGCCGAAGAAGCCCACCAATGCCCTGCAGAGCCGGGAGACGGTTATCGCTTCCTTGACCCTGAGGAGCTTATCGTCAAAAACGACGAGTTTTGGGATACACATTTCGGTTGGTGTGATGTCTACCTCAAGCACCTTGACGGCGGAAAGCAATGCCGCGAGTTCCGATACCGTCGCCGAAAAAAGTTTGAGAACGCAGGCAAGGCGACTGAAGGCGAGGCTACTTCCCCGTCGCTATCGCTTGCAACAGACACGGTCGAACGTGCGATAACGCCACTGCTTGCGGTAAGCATTTACGCACCATTTACGGTGAAAGACCTCGCTGGCTTCGTAATGGCCGCGAAAAAAGAAAACGGCAAGCACGTCACCCTCCGGTTGGAGGGTGACTGGCTTCATATCGGTCAAGATTAGATGGTAATTGCGGAA